GCGTTGCCTTATTGACTTGTCCACCAACAAATGCCTAGGCATTTGTTGGTGTATTCTGTCAATAAGGCGTTGCCTTATTGACTTGTCCACCAACTATCCTGTAAGTACTGTGGCATCACGCCACCTTGGGTCGAAGCAAGCTCTGTCGAAGGCCCCTCGTTCATCAACATAGTGATCTCCGAATAGCTCAGTGCGTAATTAAAATAATACAGTCTGCTACACATACCCTTCATGACCCCAAAGATATCAAAGGAATCCTCGTCCTCTAAGGAAGGAATTGTCTTAGGCAGCGTAATACGATCCTGACGGAATGCCATGATATCCTGGTAGTTCTGATAAGGCAGAGATCCGTCGAATCCCAATCTCTTCTTTAAGTTCCCGTTGATGTAGATCTCCATGTGTGTCGATCGGCACACGAGGGCCACGTGAACCCATTTCCCGATCGGGAAATTGTCCACCTCCGCGTACTTATTCCAAGTCTTATAGGTGTTCATGTAGACACGGAGCGTATTCGTATCGGAACGCATATAAACGCCGGGACCGAGCAGAGGATATTGCTGGGGACTGCCCTTAGAAAAAATATGATTGAGTCCCTTTTCTTGACGGAAAGCGGATGGATGGACCATCAGGAAAAAGCTGTAGGAGAATTCGGGGCCCGAACGCTCGTTATCGGACAAATAGATCGAGGCTGAGTTGGGCGAATTAGGATTCTGGTTGATCGTGTAGGACTTTTCCTCCGTAGAATACGTGATCGGAAGGAGTTCTGTGCGATTCATTTTCAGCCGATTGAAAAAGTTGTAGCTGGCTTCCAGTCCCGCCAACAGCAAATATATGACAAACGGAACGAGCAGGCCAATCATTACCTGGGACCAGGGCCCTGTTTGATTAACAATGCTGCTATTTCTTGGGACTGCCGTATTTGAGCGAAAGAGTTCCATACCTACAGTTAATTGCTAAAAATAATATCGCGATACAGCTATGACGATATTAGTGTTATTCAATCAAATTACTCAAAAAGAGACCTTGTTTTATTCTTCATATCGGTCCATGCCTTCGAATTGGGCTCAAAGAATCCCTTCAAGTAGTCCCAGAAATCCACGGGCTCCGCTGGTCCGAGCATATAGTTCGTGTAGACCGCATCGGGAGCCAAAGCACCCCCATACATCCTCACATTCTGGATGAAGCCGCCGAATCCGCCGTATCCCAACAGGGTAGCCGAGTACCCTCCACCATCCACCCTGTAATTGGCAGGTAGAACGCAGCTTCTGGCCAACTTTCCGTCCATATACACATCCACTGTGCGTCCATTCACGGCCACGACAATGTTGATCCAACGCTGTAAATCCACTTCGGGAAGATCGCATATATTGCCGTTCTCACCAAGGCTCGCCCCCGTAGACAGCTCCTCAAAGAATTTCTTACGATTTGACGCCGACAGATCATCGCCCTGGCTCGCAGCTGTGCCTAATTGCTTTGTATGAAATCGCACATGGAGCTTGGGCTGATAGCCGCCCAAATAGATGCGAAGGGTGTCAAAGGACGACCCTCCAATGCTCAGAATGTGCTTGGGGCGGCCATTGTGGTACGACCAGTTCTGTACGTAGATCCATGTAGACACACTGAATTCACCTCCATCGTATATGGGAGGCATGGCAGTGCTCTGAACAGTGATCTGTCCCGATTCCGTAACGTTTGCCTCAACCATTTTTCCAAGCAGCACAGAGTCTGAGATGCCTTGAGGGCCAAACAGATACTGGTACAGGTAATATAGGCCTATTAAACCAAATATAATGATAATTCCCTGAATGAAAACACGGGCAGACTCATGAGACGAGTTCGAATTCATAGTCCTCTAAATCTATGCCAGGATAATTAATTATAGAGCGAATCCCATGCTTTCATCCTATTTGGCGGAGGACTGGTGACAGGATTACATCCCATACCGGGAATACAGGCCACTTGGAGATTTTTGATGCTATCTGCTAAGACATTTGGCAAAGGGAAGGACATTTTATCAGGAGGTGCCCCGTTCGTGTCTGCCATTGAATTTCTTAGAGCCACAATTTCACTGGGACTCATACGCTTGTCATTCACGATAACATTCACTGCGGATCCAAGAAGTTCCTTGGAACCGATCATCAAGGGATTGGACACGGGACTTGGATATTTGTCCAGGCGATGAGAGGCCACGATGCGATCATTATACATCACATCAAATCTGCGACCGTCCCTCAGAATGGACAGAAACACCCATTTTTGAAGGGGAAAATTGGGTAATGGAATGACCTCCTGTCGCTCCGTGGTCGATACCCTTAACTGTGTGACAGCCGGGCTGATTTCGAAGATAAGGCTTCCCTTAATTCCCAGCAATTGAATCATTTTCTCTCCTTGTGTCCTGTCCCCCAGACGTACATTGAAAAACCCGGATAAGGTCGATCCACCCGCAGACAGCAGTTTTTTTCGTGTATTTTCCGAATCCAGTGCCTGGTAAGGTACATCAAGTGGCACAGGCTTATTTACAAGGTAATCTACGCCCTTTCCTGATGTAATAATACTCATAGAAAGAGAATAGGTCATCATAAGAATAATTATTAAAAGCAGAACCAGTAAAAACATGGGCATCCCTATCCGTCCTTTCTAAAATTAATTAGCTGTCTTATTGGTTATAGATTTATCGGCTGATTTATCGACAGATTTATCTGTAGGTATAATGTTATTTATAGAAGACTTAATATCATCTACCAGATTACTGTCACATACAGTGACACTTGGGATCAGATTGATATCCGTAGATTTGGCAGTTTCTAAGGCCGGCTTGGAATAACGAATTTCTGACGGGCTAAGCACACGATTCCAGAGTTGAAGATTATTCACACGAGCCAGATCCGTCATGGTTCCTTGGGGTGGTATAAAATCACCCGTACTTTGCCTGGGACTCGCATCCAATGTCCTTGTTTTAATCAGTCGTCCATTAATGTATGCCTCCATGGCCATATCCATGATCACTACGCCGAGACGGAAAGGTGTTTGAACTGGGACATTGGGAATTACGATGGGCTCTTCATTGTTGTGACTGTTCATGAGGATGATTACAAGATCCGTAGTGTCTGGCTTGAGGGCCACTGTGATATTGGTTAAATTTAGAACATCCTGGGATTTACCACTGGTCCCTGGATCCAAAGTCGATCCACGCATAAAAATGGGTCGATTTCTGTCACTGAACGTCAGGGGATTCAGGATCGTAATGTCCAGCGTAAAGGTCCAATTGGTCACCTGGCCGGCCAGACGAGTCTGAATATCCTTGATGGGACTGGCGACTACACCAGGTTTCCAGAACAATTCACTGTCATTGAGTCCTGGAACGGGAATAAATCCGGGCCCGCCTGGGCTCAATTGAAAGATGGGCCTCACAAAGTAATGAACAAGCAACAAGATCATGAGAAGAATCACCGATACACTCAGCAAATATCCGACGATTGCTTTCCATCCTATCGAGGAACTAGTAGTATAGCCACTGCTACCTCCAAAAGGGTTAAAGCGACCAAGAGACCCTAGAAATCCCGTGGAAGCATAGGGATTTGTTGTTGCGGTTGTTGCTGTTGCTGTGCCAAACGGATTAAACCCAGTAAAGCTTCCAAAAAACCCTGTACTAGGTGCCGTATATTGTGTCGAAGTTCTACCTGGTCCTAGACCATAATCACGTGTAGATCGTCCGAACATTCCTCTAAACTAAACGACTAATTAAATTACACAATTCTTCGATATTAATTGTAATATTTAAGGCTGGGGGCCCTGATGATTCAGATGCTAAAATATAGTGAGGATTTTCTAGAATCCATGACAAATGCCAATAGCACATATTGGCAATATCTACAGGAAAAATTTCAATGACTGGAGTTTTTTTTGTTCCAAATATCATATTTGATAGCCCAGCACCGTGTGCTCCAATAATTAATTTGGCTTTTTGAAATAGCTGTACAGTCTTGTCAAAGGGCAATGAATCAAATATCACAAATTGTTCTTTTGGAAATCGAATGTTTAATTCATCATATACTTTATCAAAATTCGAAATACTTCGCAAACGTTCTTTACGATAAATAAAAACAATCGTATCTTTTACTGTGTTATTTAAGCGAATATATTTACGAATCACGTCAATATCACTTGGTGTAGGATTTCCTGAGCGAGTTTCAGTCATAAGAATAGCATTTTTAATCATGTATTGCGGAGTCCCATTATATGGAATAATAGGGTTTGTGATGCCAATATATGTTAATATACTTTTAATAAATGTTTCATTATAAAAAATAATAATCGGAATTTTAGAATTGTATTCAAATATTCTAATAATTTTAGGCAACATTTCATTTACGAAATGATAAAACCCATATCCCCATTTTTGAACTAAGATCGCAGCAAAAGGTATATTAAACGTAGTATTCTTTTGCTCCTCTTCACTCAATGGATGTATTATTGGATCAACGCCATACAATTTGATATTCTTTGTAAATGAAATAGCAATTTTATTTGCCGAATAGACTGTAAGATCTTCATTTTTATATGTTCGTTTAAATGTGTTCATGAATTGGTCACACAGATCCGATGAACCATATATATTTGTTAGATCATTACGTGAAATGTCATATTTATTATGTAGTACTATTTCCGTCATTTATTAAATCATGTTCAGTTTATTTAGGCCCCAGACTCCCCCGCCAATAAGACCTATCCCTAGAAATCCCACACAGAATCCCCTAATAAAACTCTGAAGATCGACTTCCTTCATGTCATCCTTGGTCCACACAGGTGATCTGTCTCTCTTGCCGAGTTTATTGTAGTATGCGAGCACATCTTGTTCCGTGAGGGTCGGTTTTTTCAGAGTGACGTTTACTGCGTTATGGACCATGACGGTCCAGCGAAATAGATCTTGGCGTCGATCTAGAAAGGGACTGATAGGGTTAGTTTTGAGATGCTGGGCATAGTGTTCTTTACAGACGCCGCAAGGGATCATGAATTGGAGGGACTCGAAAAATTCTTTTGCTGCCCTCTTTTCCGTATAGGTAGGTTCTTTCGAATAGCCAAGGGCCGCAATATGGATTGTATGCCAGAAAAAAGGGCCCCAAACGGTCGGGCTGAACTGCATTGTCTCTGTTGATATACGTGTTAAAAATATTGAAAGAAACGCTAGGCATTTTGAATGGGTTTTCAAAAGGAGAGGCTAAAGATTCATTCTCTAACAACAGCAAGGAAATGGCCTATCGCCGTGCGTTAGAAATACGGAAAATATGCTGTTCGAACTGTGGCGTAGAGGGTCACATGTTCAGGGACTGTGACAAGCCGATCACAAGTTATGGGATTATAGCTCTAAAAAGGGATCTGTCAGGATCAGATCCCTTTTGTTCCGATTCCCCAGTCATATTGGGATATGATATAATGGGAGCACCACAAGTCCTGTTAATTTGTCGTAGGGATTCGTTGTCCTTTATTGAATTTGTTAGGGGAAAATATTCTGTGACGGAAAGGGATTACCTGTACGTCCTGCTACAGAACATGACTAAAAGAGAACATGAGAAGATTCGGCATATGACATTTGATGAGTTGTGGCGATCTGTCTGGGGCTCCGCCGCAGATACGCATAAAAACGATTATGAGATATCGGAGCGGAAATATGCGGCAATTGCCGAGGGAAACATATCAAAATTGCTAGATGCCTATCCGACGGTATGGTTAGAACCCGAGTGGGGCTTTCCGAAAGGGCGGCGGAACAGTGGGGAAACGGAAATCCAGGCGGCCGTTCGGGAATTTGAGGAGGAGACGAACATAAATCGGTCGCATTTATACACGATTCAAAATATTCGGCCGTTTGTGGAAACCTTCTATGGAAGCAATAATGTTCAGTACTGTCACAAGTATTTTGTATCAATGTGTGATAATGTTACTTTGACAGTTATTCAGGACAATCCCCATATGAATCGGGAAATAGGATCTATTGGATGGTTTACAATTGATCAAGCAATAGAAAAGATACGTCCGGACAGCAAAGAAAAGCGGGAACTATTGTTAATTGTAAAGGAGCTTATGAGAACTTTATGCCCTGTTATTATTTAGTACCGATGAATAGAGGATGTCGGATAGCGACGAAGAGCAATTAGCCCCTGATTCTTCTTTAGAGTCGTCTGGATCTGAAGCAACATCGGGAACCACGGAAGCATCAGGAGCTACCGAGGAGACAGAAGCAACCACATCAGGAGCAACTGAAGAATCCGAGGAAGCCACATCAGGGCCAACTGAAGAATCCAAGGAAGCCACATCAGGAGCAACTGAAGAATCCGATGAAGCATCCGAATCATTAGCACCATCAGAATCTGCTGAAGAATCTGAAACGGCCGATGTTGAAGAGGAAGAGGAGGCAGAGGAGGCAGAGGAGGAAGAAGAGGAAGAAGAGGAGGAAGAAGAAGCGGAGGAGGAGGAAGAAGAGGAGGAGGAAGAGGAAGAAGAAGCGGAGGCAGAGGAAGAAGAGGAAGAAGCGGAGGAGGAGGAAGAAGAGGAGGAAGAAGAGGAAGCAGAGGAGGAAGAATCATTGAATACTACCGATTACACAGGGTTAGACGAAGATGAGCTACTAGAACTTTGGGACACGGAAACTGACTTTGAAAGTCGTGACGCTCTCATGAAGGCCCTTCAAAACAAGAAGCTCTTCCCCTCAGGCTTCTATCCGTCTTCTTTTATAAACAAATGGGAGCAATCCACGGGAGCCTATCCAGATTACCAGGATCCCGAGTTTTTACAGAAGCTCTTGGCCAAGCGTGAATTCGCCGAATCCCTTCAGAAAACATGGAAACCCCTGACAAATACCTGTACCGAACAAAACCGTTTCGAAGTGACACCTGTCCAACGCTTTGCGGCCAATCTCATGAGCCCTCGCAGTCCCTACATGTCGGCCCTCCTGTATCACGGTGTCGGTGTGGGAAAGACCTGTGCAGCCGTTCAAATCACCGAGGCCTGGCTAAGTAGTTTCCCTCAAGACACAGTGTTCCTAATCGCCCCCAAGACCATCCAAGACGGCTTCCGTGCTGAAATGTTCGACAAGGACAAGGTGGTGATACCTGAAGACGAATCCGAAGCCAATACTCTGGTCGGCTGTACTGGTTCCACCTATATGGAACTAACAGGCACTCTATTCGAAAAGAATCGTGAACGCATTGAACGCAAAGTCCATCAGGCAATCAGGCGACGTTACAAGATTTTCGGATATCTCTCCTTCAGCAACTATGTCAAAGGATTACTCGCAGGAATCCCCGAGGACATGGACGAAGAGGAACGCGAAATCGAGGAAATGAACATCCTGAGAAAAGTCTTTAGCGGCAAGCTCATGGTGATCGACGAAGCCCATAACCTCAATGACACACCTGTTCGTCTCGTTACGGGAACGGAAACCGACGAAATCTCCGATAACCCTGGAGGCAGGGTCGAAAAGGATGACATGGCGAGTGGTAAACGCCTCACGCCTTTGTTGCGAAAAGTCCTCGATGCGGCCCAAGGCATGAAACTCGTGCTAATGACGGCCACGCCCATGTACAACAATTATAGGGAAATTATCACAGTGTTGAATCTGCTACTAAGAAATGACAAGAAGGCATTGCTGTCCGAGCGAGATATCTTTCTGCCCTCGGGTCTTCTCACGGAGCAAGGCGAGGAGCTGCTCGGCCAAGTGGCCAGTCGCTATGTAAGTTTCATGCGTGGTGAAAATCCAATTACCTTTCCGATAAGGCTGAAGCCCAAGGGTGTTCCCAGACTTGGCGAATACCCGTCCCAGAATCCCAAGGGCTTCGACGTGCCCGAAGAGGAAACGGTCTACAAGGACAGGTTGCCCCTAGTCCCGATTTTGCTGGGGGGCGATTCCTTGGCTGCTTCCGAAGCCTTCATGGACCAGTTGCCAGAGACGGACACGGGAATCAGTCCCTCTGAGATATTTAAATTGGTCCAGGCCGGCAATTTTGTGGCCCCCGCCACGGAGGCGACTAAGGCACCTACCTATGACAATTTTCGAAGTCGAATGGATCTCGATGGGTTGAATCAAATCATGGAGATGGAAGGGACGGGGACAGATCTCCGATTTAGGTCGAAGACAGCCATTGGGGCGTCATGGCTGAGGGCTGATCGAATCGGGACCTATGCTCCCAAGTTTGTGTTTCTGCTCAAGAAACTGGCGTCCTGTGACGGCTGTGCGTTCGTCTATACTCAGTTTGTGACGGCGGGGGCCTTGCCGCTCGCTCTGACTCTGGAGGCCAATGGATATACGCTGTTCGGCAGACCATCGGGCTTTCTGAGCGACGGGATCCAGGATGGGCTTGGTCGTCAGTGTGCTCTCTGTCCTTTGCGTGAAGCCAATCACAAGGGCGAGGTAGGTCACGCATTCGCACCAGCGTATTATGGACTTTTAACTGGTAGAGATACACTTACACCCAACAATGACAAGACCATCAGGGCCCAACGCTTGCCTGAAAATGCCAACGGAATACGCATGAAGGTGATCATCGGATCTGAGGTGGCGTCTGAAGGCGTGAACTTGAAGTATATCCGAGAAACACACGTCCTGGACAGCTGGTATCACTTGAACAAGACCGAACAGGTGATCGGTCGTGCGATTCGTACCTGCTCCCATGCGTTGTTACCAGAACTCAAACGAAACACAACGGTCTACCTGTATTGTGCGGTCTATCCCGACGACGAACGAGAAACAGCCGATCTCTACAGTTACCGCATGGCGTACAGGAAGGCCGTTCAGGTCGGCAGAGTGAGTCGTGTTCTCAAAACCCATGCGATCGACTGTAATCTGAATCACGATGCGATCGTGATCAAGGATCAGGCCCCTGTTACACAGATCGATTCACAACGTCGTGAACGAACTGATGTGAATATCAATGACCAGCCCTATACAGCCATATGTGACTGGATTGAGGACTGCGACTACAAGTGTAAGCCAGAGATCAAGGTGAGCATTGAGGGATCCGATGATACGACGTACAGTGAGTATTCTGCGAAGTGGCGTCTGTCAGAGCTCAAGGAGCGATTCCGCCGCCTCTTTGCTGCCCAGCCCTATTACCCCTACGAGTATCTGTGGTCCCAGATGTTCGACGATGTGCCTGTGATTGCGAGGGCGGAACTATTTTCAAACATTGTCGACAATCAGTTCTTCGAAGTCGAGTACAAGGGCAAGAAAGGCTATATTAAGTACTGTAATACATATTACGTCTTCCAGCCAAAGATCTACACGGATGTCCACATTCCGTTAGCGATAAGAGCAGCCAGGCTTCCTATTCGTCGTGATGAGTATAATCCCCAGTCGGTTGGCTTGGAGGAAGCAGAGGCCGATATTCCCGAAATGACTCGCTCAGATTTGTTTGATGCCGAGGAGACTTGGACGGCTCTGAAGTCCTGGTGCCGAGAACTGGCTACAAAGGCCACCTTCACGGATATCCCCGTGGCAGTTTTAAACAGAATCAAGTCCATGGTGAAGGGCGAAAAGGAAGCGAAGGACAAATATACACAGGTCTTGGATGGAATTCAATGGATTCACGAGGGGTTTTTTCATTCGATGAAGACTCCGTCATCATCCTTAATGGGAACCTTCCAGAAGATTCTGCTCCAATTCTTCTGGGACAACTGGTTCACCTTGGAGGAGCAGAAAGAGCTTGCGTTCTCAGATGAAACGGCGAACCAGATGATTGCGGACGAGACCTATACTAAGTTGGGATCTACCACAATTCGGCGGTTTTTTAGCCCCGATGACGGGGAACTTGTGTTTTTGTGCGGCAAAGATACACCTTGTTCTAAGGCCGCATTAGACTATATGATGAAGGACGCAGAGGATAAGGCGAAATATTCGATTACCAGGTCTAAAACAGGCGAGCAGTATGGGTTTTTGAGCACGGATTCGAAACACAGGATTGTGTTTAAGACGAACAAGATGCCAAAGGCTGGTGCTGAGTTAGATCGTGGGGCCATTTGTGCCATTGGAAGCAACATGGTCGATAAGAAGAATTTTGTTAAGCGACTGGGCGATATTCTAAAGATGATGGGATCGATCGACCTGGACTTGGATGACCGCATTTTCATGGGAACCAGGCCCATTCGGGGGGCTACGCGTCTCTGTCTGGTGACGGAATTTGCCTTGAGGTTCATGGATGCGATCCGACTCAATGGGCAACGATGGTTCTATCGGCCCGTGGCGGCTTTTCTGACGGGTCATACGCCGGCAGGGAAAAAGAAGGTAACAAAGAAGGTGTTGCCGAAGGCTGAGGTTGCTGCTAGTAAATCAATAACAGCGGCAACAGAAACAAGCACCGTCAAAAAATTGGTTCGAAAGAAAGTGGCTAGTAGCAGTTCTGGTGCTGATGTTTCTAGCTCTGTTACTAGTTTACCTGTAACATCAACAGCAACAACCGCAAGTGCGAAGCTTGTCCGAAAGAAAAAGATAGGCACGATCGTCACAAATAATGAATAAATTTGATCACTATAGCCTAAACAAATCGCCCTATACTACTAGGAATGGAATCAACGGCTTATTTTGAAAAAAAGATCAGCCTCTCGCCGACAACAATCTTTAATAAAGTTGGTCGTGATAATAATTTGGATGCCCTCCTTCTTCAACAATTGAAGGAAAAACTAGAGAACAAATGTTCGGAACACGGATTTGTGCTTCCCGGTACTCTTGAGCTCATCTCGCGATCGATGGGCTATTTTGAGGCAGGACGATTTACAGGTGACGCTGTGTTCTATGTCAAGGCAGAAGGAAAGGTGATCAATCCTGCCGACGGGTTTCGTGTAATTGGTGAGGTCACTCGTAAAAATAACATGGGTTTGAATGTGAGTTACAAGAACAATTCGCTTCGCATTCAGGTGCCCCGTGATCTTCATCTGGGCGATGATTCGGATCAGTTTAGTGCGATACAACCTGGGGATTTCATCGAAGTCGAACTCAAGAAGTCTTTGTTCCAGATTAATGATCCCTATATTCTGACGAACGGTCGCTTTATTCGAAAGGTATCAGGTGATGCTGTTGTTGCTCAGGTGGTACAAGAAGGAAAGGAGGAAGAGTCCGAGGAAGAGAAGGAGTCTGAGGATGAAGAGTCCCAAGAGGAAGAGTCCCAAGAGGAAGAGGAAGAATTCGAGGGATCTGCTGAAACAGAGGAGTTAACTGGAGAGTTTTCTGGAGAAACAAACGCATCGATTGTTCCAGAAGATGAGGATCTGTCAGCATCTGGTTCAGCCGTTGCCACAGAAACAGAGACGGAAAGCACAGCAGTCCCTGAAGCATCGATTCCAGGCTTTGAAGATGTCGTAACAACGGCTAGATTAAACAGAAAAAATCGTAAGAATCTAGGTACAGTTGGCCTAAGTAGTAATCAATCATAAATTATTGCTTACACTTAACGCGATTAAACGCACACCCTTTCCGTCCCTACGGAATTAGAGACAATGAGCTACGAAAGGCGAAAGACCTATTTTGAAAACCTCAAGATTTTAGTCAAATCAGAATACGAAGAGGTCTTTCGTATTCTCAAAAAACACAAAGTGGAGTACACCGAAAACAGCAATGGTATATTTTTTGACGTTTCCCTCCTCTCAGAAACTGCCTTTGAGCAATTGGAAGAATACATGAAGTTCTGTCTTTCTAATCGCAGGGCAGAAGAAAATCGAAGTAAGGAGTTGGCTACCCTCAGTGCCGAGACGAACAAGTTCCTTTTGGAGGGCTATTCGTCTAATTAGACAGTAAACAACTGTAATCACAGTAAACTGAGATTTAGAACCTAAATACTGGCCCCGTTTATACAGTAAGTATGGCCCGACCTAATTATCAAAACGTCAGTATAGCACAGCTCCTTGAATGGAGTGAAGCGAATCCTCATCGTACCCATTCTCTGGAGCCGATCAAGATTCAGCCCCCCGCGACCACTACCGATGCCGGCACCCCCTTGACCAAACTCGGACTCCCCACGTATTCCGCGATTCCTGTGTCAGGAATTCTCGGTGTGATTGCGTGGATCCGTGATCCCATGTTTGGTCTAGCGAACACCACCGTCCGTTCGACGCTTATTAGAGACTTGGCCACCAAGCTACAAATAGAATCCGATACGCTCGCGGGGTCTTCCTTTGCGAGAAAACGCCGACGTATTTTCGATGCGATCGGATCCGCTCTTCATGGAACTCCCATTGAAGATAACACATGGAAGGATCTGATCTGTGCTCTTGCCCATTTAACGGAGGTCCAAATGATCTTTGTCCGCGATGCGAAAAATCTTGAAGAGAACTCCGAAGACAAGCCAGAGGAACTTCTCGGGGCCAGTAAAGGCGGGATTTTCTTCTCCTCGAGCCCCGAGATATGGACCTCTGAGAAGCAGACCTGGATTGCCGACTGGCATGGGCGATGGATTGCCGTTCCCGAGGATACGGAAACCCGGTCTACGACGAGCAGAATCTTGTCCTTTTTACAGAGCATTGAAGACAATGGCTGGATCGTGGACTGGCCTATTGTAGATGCGACCAAGGAGGCCATCGTGGAAGAGCTTCGATTCAGTCTGACATGGCAGAGCACTCATTCCAAGCTCAAGAAGGATGTCTTGGCATCCAGGCTAGGACGAGAACGGGTGATTAAAGCATTAGCAGCTTTTTAGTATGCGTCTAAAGTAGAGTATGGCCCGCAAGACTGTCAGATCATTAAAAACCTGTATCCAGGAAATGGAAGCAAGAAAACAGGAAAAGCTTGCGAAAGGCGAAGATACGACCCAGGAAGATATTCAGATAAATAAGTGTACGAATACACTAAATCACACAAGAAAACAAAGAAAAGGCTATAAGAAACGCGTAAAGAATCAAAGCAGAAGTCAAAGCAGGTATCAAAATCAACAAATACATCAAAATCGCCAAAATCAGCTAAATCAACAAACGCAGCCAGTCAATCAAATTGTACAACCTGTCGTTAAAAAGCCCGAACTTGTGCTAGATAAAACCGGCACAGTATCCCTATCACCTGTCCGTCATAACCATCGTAAACCAAAAAGTCGCCATAACACAAGCCGTGCCAGTTTTAAACGAGAATTATAAATATCCTAGTAGCTCTTATTCGTTTTTTAATAACAACGAATAAGCGATAAAAATGAATCAAAGTTGCCTAAGGTATTTTTACTATACTAACTAGAATTCATGGAGCTCTTTCCAAATGAGATAAAAAAGATCGATCGTCTGATCGAGGACTGGCTCACGCACCCCGAGCAGGAACTGGAATCCACCTTTGGCCACAAGGGCAAGGTGGACGCCACGACCTTCCTGGAGATCGCCAAGCGTCTTCAGTCCAAGGGCTTTGTTCCTATTCCTCAGGACGATCGTCTCAGCATCTTTCTCGTCAATTCGCCAGGGATCAAACAGGAAAACAACATCCGTCTATCCATTCAGGGTCTCGGCGTTCTTCAAAGCTACTGCCGGTCTGACGAGATCAAAGATCTGCCCTTTACGGCACTCATAAAGGACAGCACTTCAGCAGAAGCCAATCTGGATCTGGAAGAATACGATATGCGTATTAAAACCCGCCGTGAAATCCCCTTAAAGCCCGAAGATCCCTCTGTTCGTCAAATGTTGTATGACTGGAACAGCAAGAAGAAGGGCTTTCGTCTCATTAAGCGTTGGTCCTTTGAGGCTCCAGGAATTCGCATTGATATGTCCATGGTGTCGTCGAGTCCCACGGACAGTCGTGGTCAGTTCACAGGGCAGAAGAAGTTCTTGGAAAAAGGCACCAATCTCTTCAATCAGGCTCCTGTCTATGAGGTAGAGGTGGAGCTTCTTCGTGATGAACACACCAAGACGTTGGAGTCTGCTCGTAAGCACTTTATTCGGGGAATTGGCGAAGTCCTCCGAGGAATCCAGAAGAACACACTCCTTATTCGCAAGGCCACACGTGAAGCTGTCCTAGCTGACTATGCTAAGCTCAACGGATCCAGGAAGTTCCGAGGACCTACCCCTGTGACCCTCGAAATTGATAACATGAGGGCGGAACCAGTGGCTGGCAGCGTCAACATTCGTACAGGGTACAATGTAACAGACAAGGCTGATGGTCTTCGTTGCCTCGGGTTCTGTGACGAAAAGGGAGAGCTGTTCCTTCTTGACATGGGTCTCAGTGTTTATAGGACGGGTCAGGCCTGTATGGCTTGTGCGAACTCGCTTGTGGACGGAGAGTGGGTGACAACGGATCGCTACGATTCCGCGATCAACTACTTCCTCATCTTCGATATCATCAAGTTTGGTGGCAAAGATATTGCGAAGCTGCCGTTCGCGGATCCAGAGGACATGGATAACAAGGAGACACGCTGGAACAAGATGACGGAATGGTCCACTACATGGACGGAGGGGAAGAAGGATGTGGCTCGCGGCATCACAGATGCTACAAGGCTCCAGGTGCTCAGGAAGGAGTTCGAGTTTGGCTCGGCGACCGATCCCCTGTCGATTTTCAGGGCCTGTGCCGCGACACTTCTCAGGGCAAAGACCCACCTGATCTATCACACGGACGGACTCATTCTGACGCCGAATGTGCTAGATTTGCCGAATACAAATACCTTCTATGAACAGTTCAAGTGGAAGCCGGCCATCGACAACACGATTGACTTTCTCGTCAAGTTCGAGAAGGATCCCGTCAATCCCTTGGCCGATAAGATCACTGCGGAAGTGGATCCTGTCACGGGCGAGGTGAGCCGCTACAAGACCATGCGTCTCTACGTGGGGAGCAAGAAAGATCCCGCCTTCGACGATCCCAGGGCCACGGTGCTCAATGAACTGCCCCTGCCCTCGAAGAACAAGACAGGCGGCATTTATCAGCCTGTCCTCTTCTATCCTACCGATTTCCCCGATACCATGGCGAACATGGCCTATGTGCCCGTGGAGCTCGATCCTGACTCTGGCCTAGAAGTGGCCTATACGGACGGTACAAACGAGCCTATTCGTCACAATACTATCGTGGAATGTCGTTATAATCCTATGCGTGCCGCTGGATGGCGATGGATTCCTGCCAGAATCCGTCATGATAAGACGGAACGATATCTGAAGGGGCTCAAGACCCGTGATATTTCAAGGACCTTGAATGCTCAGGCCGTGGCCGACTCCGTCTGGAACTCAATCCATGATCCCGTCACACCCAGTATGATTAGCACGGGGTCAGAATTTCCAAACAAGGAGGAACTCGCCGTTCTACAGGGATCCGAGACCCATCAGCGATACTATCAGCGTGAAGCGTCTGAGGATGATCTCATGGTCATTCGCGGACTCCGCTCCTTCCACAATCACTATGTGAAGGAGCTGCTGCTGTACAAGCCAACACTTCTTGGAAAGGACGGAAAGGGTGGTAAGAAGCTGTTGGATACATCCTGTGGGCGAGCGGGTGACATCAAGCTCTGGATCGAGAATAAACCTGCCTTTGTGCTTGGTGTAGATCTGGATGGGGAAGGCATTCGGGATCCTGCGAACGGTGCTTACCGACGTCTGGTCAACTGGCAGATGAAGCTCGGCAAGGACAAGGTCCCACCCATGCTGTTCGTCGCTGCGAATTCGTCGCAGCCCCTTGTGGACGGGGAGGCAGGGACAACACGAGACGAGAAGAATCTGTTGCGATCCGTCTTTGGCAGATCAGAGGTGGACGGACAGGTGCCACCTCTTCTCCAGGATAAGCTGGGGGGTATGCTGCGTTCAGGGGCCGATGTGGCCGTCAGCATGTTCACCTTCCACTATATGTGTAAGGACAAGGCGACCTTTGATGGGTTTCTCCAGAATTTGGCGGATACCGTGAGAGTCGGGGGCTACTTTGCGGGGTGCTGTACGGACGGGGATTCGGTCTTCAGCATGCTTCAGGACACGAAGCTTGGGGGTATTCGGTCGGGCATGGCGGACAAGACGGAGATCTGGTCGATTCGCAAGGAATATGATACGGAAGAGCTCTTGGCGGATGAGACATCGTTGGGGCACGCGATTGATGTCAAGTTCATCAGTTTAGGGGCTGACTATAAGAGGGAGTATCTGGTGAGCTTTGACTATCTGGTGAAGTCCATGAAGGTGATCGGATTTGAGTTGCTGACCGAGGAGGATCTGAAGGCATTGCCAGGAGGCCTGAGGCACAGCACGAACCTCTTCAAGAACACCTATGCGTCCATTCCTGATGCCGGCAAGAAATATCCGATGGATGCCGCTGTCAAGGAATTCTCATTCCTGAGCCGCTGGTTCCTCTTTAAGAGAGTAGGGGAAGTTGCTACTGTCGAAGAAGAGGAAGAGGAGGAAGAGGAAGTTACATCAGAAGCAACATCTGAAGACAAGTCCCTCAAGCCTCACAAGGAGGATGCTCCATTAATGGGGCAGGTTGCCGCCGAGGCAAAGGAAGAGGCAGAAGAAGAGGAAGAAGAAGAGTCCATCGACCTATTCACTCTGCCTGGTCCTGAACGCAAATTTGAGCCCGCCGAGATCTTCATGTTCGGCCCCGAAGTGGCACTCAAGGATCCCTTCAAGATCGGCGACGACAGATCGACACGATGGCTAGCACCCTATTGGTCTTTCCGTGTAATCGATCCCGAGGAAGAGGGTGTCTTCTATCCTACCTTGGAGCATTACTGGGAGGCCATGCGTCTCAAGCATGGGGCCAAGAAGGCATCTTTAGCCAAGACCCTCTTATCAACCGAGGGATCCATTCACCAGCAATTTCTGCCCCAGTACGTCAAGAAGGGATCCGAGTCCGAGAAGGCGTACAAGGAGCGAGTTATGGACGTATTGGTCGAAGAGCTGGAGGCCGTGAAGAAGGCAGTCAGTCCTGCGAACCTGTTATCCAAGTACGGGATTTCCTTCAACGAGGCGGACTGGAATGCCATCAAAATGGATTACATAAAACAAGGACTTGAGCAGCGTTGGACCCGTGATAAGAAGTTCCGTGAGATCGTGGATAAGGCCAAGACGGCAGGCAAGTATCTGCTGTACTATCTGAAGCAGAAGAAGCTCGGTGGCGGGGTCGCGAATGATCTGGCGGGCCGAAGGAAACCTGAGACAGGACAGATCGAAGGCGAGAATCTGATCGGCAAAACCATCATGGAAATTGCTGGGTTCCGAATTGATTAAGGGGTTAAGAGCCTGGTTACCTATTTTTTTAGAATGGATAAACCAGACAGTATTGTAGCAGCTGTTGTCCAGAAATTCCTTCAGCGATCCGAGCTAGGTCAGAAGAAATATGGAACGACGTTGGACAGGGAGGACTTAAAGCCGCTTGATTGGATTCAACATGCTCAGGAGGAGCTCATGGACCCATTTTTCTTCCTTTGGAAGAAAAATGTATAGCTCCTCAGGAGCCTTGCTCCTGAGGAGCGACGGAATCCTGTATCTTGAAAAGCTCAAGCAGACATTTCAGCCTAAGTAAATGATAGTTAGACTACGTAATATGCCTTATGAACCATGGCAGATCCTCAGTAAGAGGAATTTCCATGAACGAGATCAGTATATTACGTTTGATGAACCCACTCATACGTACACAGTAAAGGGGACGTATAAGGGATATATTTCTGTCACGAAAATCATTCATGCGTTTTTTCCCGAATTTGATGCGGCAAAGGTCATCAAGCAGATGCGAGCCAAACCGGATTTTGACAAGGGGGAATACTCCGGCATGACGGACAGACAAATCATGGCGAAGTGGAAAGAGGGATCACAAGCGGGGACAAATCTCCATTTGGCGATTGAACAGTTTTTGAATGAGGCCCCACAGCTCATTAATCCTGAAATTCTGAAAACAGTGGAATGGACGTATTTTATGCGGTTCTGGGATAAATACAAGGACCAGATAACGCCTTATAGGTTAGAGTGGGAAGTCTGGGTGGAAGAGTTAAAGCTGGCAGGATCTATCGATGGGGTCTTTAAGAAGACCGATGGGACGTTTGCGATTTATGATTGGAAGCGATCAAAGGATATCAAGATGGAAAATCGATACCAGTCGGGATTTGGACCGATAGCTCATTTACCAGATACGAATTATTGGCACTACACAATCCAGCTGAATATTTATCGCTGGATTCTGGAACGGTATTATGGATTGGTGATATCAGAAATGTTTTTAGTGATTCTTCATCCGAACTTCAAGTCGTTTCGACGAATCGAAGTGAATAGGCTGGATGAGGAGACTGATGAGATCATGGAACTGAGACGGAAAAGTGTTGAAGGGGGGTCTTCTGTCGGGCCTGTGATAGAGGAAGAGGGGTGTCAGATTCGGTTACGGTGATCTAGTATGAACAAGTTCCTCTAGTTCCTTCATGACTCGCTCCAAAACACTTTTGTCCTTTGGGACATTGACTGTTCCAATAACACCCCCCCCGCATACGCCTATTCTTCCTTGTATTACGCACAGCCTTCTTGCGACGCACGGTATTATTCTTACGACGGATTGCCATTATATTTATAGATTCGAATTTAATCAACGCTGCCGCTAATCAAATGCCTTCAAATAATTTTCAGATCCGACGCTGTTTCCAGAGTTGGCTCTTGATCTTTGAACAGTTGCTGGTTTCGATGCTGGTTTGGACACAGGCTTAGTCGCAGGTGCTTCCTCTTCGTCATTTGGTAGGGCCAGCAGTTCTTCATCTTCCTCCTCTGGTGGAAGGATAGGTGCTTTGACGGATAGGGTGGCTGGTTTGACAGATATCGGGATTGTAGACGGCTTAACCGATGGAAGTAATGATTTTGGCGGTGGGATAAGACTTAGAGAAGGTTTGACAGATTGTTTCACATTAGGTGGTTTAGATGAGGGGGCAGCTGGTTCTACAGTGACTACCGTACTCTGTGGCTTGACGGAAAGGGATTGGGCTAACGCAGATTCGAGGGTCGGAGCTGATTTAGGAGTGGAGGCCTTGATTGACACTTCAGGTGGGGGAGGTAAGCTCAGAGATGCCTTGATGGATGCTTCAGGAGTTAAGCTCAAAGATGCTGCTTTACTGGTAACTGGTTCACTAATTGTTTTTACTGATTTACTGGGAGTAGCAGAGGATAATGGTGTTACAGAAGGGGTCACAGATTGCTTCAAACTTGCTAAAGGTTCTAATCCAATTGGTTTATAGGTAGAGGAGACAGATGCTACCTTGGCCACAGATGGTAGCAATTCTAGACTAGCCTTCTCTGATGCCTCCTGAATTGTCGATAACGCCTTTGGCTTCTTTCGAACCAGTTTCGCAGATGCTGGAACTGTTGAGGATACCGATGGAGGAGGGGCAACTGATGCTTTCAAGGATGGAGCTGCTGACTCTTCAGATTCCTTCGTTTCAACAAACAGATCTCCCACCTTGGACAGTGGAACAGCAGATTCTGGTTTAGTAGTTCCAACTAGGGTTGAAACTGAAGCAGTTGTTTCAAGTTCACTAGGAACAGTAGTTCCAACTAGGGTTGGAACAGTAGAAGCCTTTGTAACTGACACCAAGGAAGCTGGTGCCACTTTCTTGCGAACCAGTTTGACTGTCTTGACAGTATCCCATTTATTCAACAGAGTCGCCGGCATTCGTTCCACTGACACATAGGGACTGCCAGGCTTTTCTGTCAGCAAACCAAATCCATCTGCTAAATATACAATTACAATGGCTCTGTCCTGATTTTCCTTGGCCCTTACAAAAGATATAGATCCAGTGGCAGGATCCACGATGCCAACCGATGTTCCCGCCAGATCCACATAGGCCTCAAGAGCTGCCCTAGGAATAGCGACCGTTCCAGGTTCGATATCTAAGTCTGTCAAAGGAACACTGAGCACCTTGGCTAACGACGCGTCGTCTTTCGCTGTCCATAGCTTGTAGGGATTGGGACCTAACAGAGCCGCCAGATCGGCGGGCAGACTAGGCCCCTTTACAGGTTCTTCTGGCCCTGTCTCCGATGCCATTTCCTCATAAAACTTCGGCACATCTTTCGGCATCCAGTCCATTCGCAATAGATTGATCCAGGTCGTTGAGTTCTCAGGAATAATATACTGATCGCCTGTTCTTATAGGTCCTGTAATGGCCCTGAGTTTCTTCACGCCAAGACTCCTCAACTCTTTTCGTCTCTGAGGAAAGCGAATCAGTTCGTCCATCAAGCGATAACTGAACAGATTGGGCGTCGACACGACCCGATCGACCTTTTTGTCAGTACCAATAGTCACCATCGCATCCACATGGAGTCCGCATCGTCCCTCTGCTTTCTTCCAAGCACACGATCCTGTACAGGACGCCTCATCCAGAACCCGACAGTCCTTTCTCAAAAAGGTCTCAGGCAGTTCCCACGGTTCCGCATCAGGGACCAGCCAACGTCGTAGCAAAGACCCAAAGACAATCTCCAGACGCTTCCTCTTTTCGTAGTCTGGTAACCCGCCTTGGAACAGAATCTCTTGAAGCAAGGTGCGGCCCGTGGCCGCCTTAGGCCCCGCAATCCAGTTGCTGAACATGTACCTGTATTGCTGATACAGTTCCTCCATCTTGGCTGTCGTGGACTCCATGCGAATATCGGCCTCAGAACCACAGGGCTTCGATAGCTCCGTGTTGATCGTCCATTCCATGCGATCCACCTCGATCACAGGATAGCCCAGGCCAGCGATATCCGTTCCCTTGGACGGTGCCGCCGCTCTGATGAACAGGTCATTGGCGAGCTGTATCGCACACACCTTTTTGTCCGCCCTTCGAACCACAACATTCTTCACCTGATATCCCTCGTACAGGCTGAAAATGTCCTCCAAATTCGCCTTGTAATAGGCGATCAAGAGGTCCACGGGGGCGGGGGTAAAGTTCTCCATGTCCAGATAGACATTGTATTTGTTGTCCATGCGAGGAATCCAGCCGTCGTCAACAATCGGAATGGCGACTAGAGCCGAGTCCCTCGTCAGTTTCCCCGCCTTCAAAGGATACAGGACGCACACGGCATGATTGTACGCATCGCGTACTAAACCCGCAGCCTGTCGCTTGATCTTCAGGACCGCCTGTGACAAGGGGACCATTGCCAAGGAATCGACGCCTCTCTGTGGCGTATAGACCGTCCTATAATTACTGACACACTGGGTCGTGAATTCGTTGATGCGTTGCGTCACGATAGGCGGCCAGGACGCTTCGTTCTCCCGCTTCCAGCGAATCTCATACTCATGAACTGCGACCTTTGCTCCCTTCTTGGGCTCATTGTGTGTATGGACCATGAGCTCGTAGTAGCCCCTCCCATCTCGCCATACAAACGCGAAATCTGTGTTCTCATGACGATCCGCCGAATAGCCATAGGGCATACATCGCACCTTTACGTTTTCGGAAGCAACCTCTTCCTTTCCTGAAGGAGGATCCCATTCTAGAACAATTAGCTGGAGGCCATTTCGGGTCAGAATCCCAGGCTCCGCTAAAAAGGACGAAAAGTGTCTGATTTCTTTCTTCTGGGTCTTATCGTTCAGGAACTCGATAAATCGGTTGTACGAATTGTGGATGCGTCGAATGGCGTAGATATTGTCGTCGATCGGCATGTTCAGGTGGTCGGCGGCCCAGCTCTTCAGATACGTGGTCACGACCGGCGAGTCCATGTTGTCCATGAAGTTGCCCTGGTCCTTAATGTAAATCTCCACGGGATCGGTGGGATTATAGAACTCATTGACGAGGTTGCCGAAGTTGGCCGCCACGAACATCGGGACGGTGACCTTTTCCTCGATCCGCTTCCTCACTTCCTCGATGGAATGCTGGAGCAGGAGGGGAGCGAGGACACCTAACAGGGCCTCTGTAGGCTGGGTGCCTGAGCCGCCCTCCACACGTTCCAAGCGACCTATTTCCGTCCCTATTCGCAGAAACCCATCTGAGGCAGCACGCACCTGTCGCCTGATCGCCTCCTTGATAATGATGTTTTCACTATTCTGATTGAAATACTTGTCAAAGGGGGCAGGGAGAATTGCGATCTTCCCAGGTTCGTCAATGGGATGTTTATCGGCAAGCAGTACATAGGTGTCTCTGTGGGCAATCTGTTCAAAGTAGACACTGTAGGGGATCGCGGCGTGCTGACTGGCCTTCATGGTGCGACTGACAGCGGCTGAAACCACGGTTCCAGCAACAGATGCCGCTTCTTCATCCTCGAGCTCGCCTTCTAGCTCTTCTTCTTCGTCCTCTAGCTCTTCATCCTCTTCCAGCTCTCCCTCCTCTGCTGCCAACAGAGCCTTTGATTTCTTGGCTGAGACAGCTCTGGCTTCCGTCTTGAATCGGTGATATTCCTTATCCGTGATGGACAGGATCTTAGGGGGCACAAAACAACAGGGCAAGGCATATCTGTTGCCCAGATCGTCCTTTTCAGGATGCGTCGAGGATCTGAGGAAGCCGATGTGTAAATGGGCCTCTGTGCCACTGGGCTTGAGTTTGCGGCGGACCACGGTATATCCTAGGATAGGCTTCTTCTGTTTTTCGCCGATGAGTTTTCCACCACAGAAGGGACAGGAATCGGGCGGCTTTGGCCCTGTTTTCCCTGAACTGGGTCGCCACTTGGTGCCGGCAAAATCGGATTCCAGGATCATAATATAATCATAGAGGCAGAAGAGGGCGGGACAGAAATAGTGGTTCTGAGACAGAGGATCTGATCCATATCGCGTAATACTGACGTTGTAGGCACGAGGGGGGGGATCGTATTCCTCGTCATCGGGACCGAGCGGGTAGATACTGAAGAAGACTTTTCCTGATTCAACTTCGGGCTCGTACTCTTCGATCATGCGATCCATCTGATCCTTCCGCAAACCGACAGGGTGTCTGCCGGCCTGGGCCGCACACATGCGTCCATAGTTGTCAGAGCCAGGAGGATCTGCCACGTAGCCGAACAGACTGTTGTCGAGCTCCTGGAGCTTCTGGAGGAACCAGCCAGAGGGATTGATCAGACGCTCTTCATCTGCGTCAGCTACAAGTTTACTTGTAGCAGAAGCTACAGCTTTTGCTGTTGGTTTGGCTACTGGTTTGGCGATAGATTTAGTCGATGGTTTCACAGCTGCTGAAGACGCAGACGCAATAGCTATCGAAGCAGCAGGGAGGGTCGCAGGCGTATAGGATTTTCCATCGCCCGTGGTTATGCTCGGTGCCTCGCCTTCCTCCTCTTCCTCTTCATCCTCCAACAGATCTTCCATGGCCGCATTTGCTACAGAAGAAGCTATAATCCTACTGGCTGGCATTGCTGTTGCTGTTGCTGTTGCTACAGAAGAAGCTGTAGCTAAAGCAGTAGCAGCAACCGATCCTCGAGAGAACGCCGTCGGTTTCTTGGTCTCCCCCGCTTCTTCTGCCAACGCAGATGTCTCCAAGGCAGACTCCTGTTTCTGAAACGTTGCCGCAGCGACATCCGAGACAGTAAATAATCCCTCTTCGTCCGAGAAGAGCATTCCTAAGAGCGAGTAAATCAATTGGAACGACGAATAGGAATCAATGCGAAATACCTCGAACTTGTAGTTCGGTGGTTGTCTATAGACATAGATATCTGTGCCCGCATTGTACGATTCAATGAATTCCCCCGTTTCAGGAACGGCCAGGGTCACAGGATCGCGTTCCTTGAGCCACTGAATGAACTTCTGTTCCGCCTCCCTCGGATTCAGATCAAATTCTTCCTGAAGGTTCTGTAGCAACTTTGGATCAACACCTGCTCCTTCCACTGATTTTGCCGTGGCATACTGGGAGATATAGGCGAAGATGCGGTCCTGGGTGGCATAGGAGGACACGGCCTTAAAGCGAAGAGCCAGGATCGGCGGCTGGACAAAGGCCGCCTTCTCAGGCACGCCAATCTCCTGGAAAAAGGACGAAAAGAACTTGAGTCGCTGTCTGAGTTTCGTTCTTGTGATCGCGGGAGCAGAGGCTTCCTTAATCAACTGGAACTGGAGGGCGACCTCCTTCAGCTGGAAATCGGCCGGCCTATAGGGAAACACATCGAGAACCTCCTTTAAAATGGGCCCAAAATTCCTGAAATCCGTGTAAGGATCCAGGCGTTTAACGTTCTTCGGGGGCTGAAGGAGCAGATTGGCCGTGCCGTCCGCATTGATCCCAATGGTCCCATAAATAGGGGGAATCGTCCCCACAGCATCCCTATGAACGTATTTGACCGTGAGATAGTCCTGGCCTATGATGGGTGCCGTCTCCTTGGACCATTGCGTAATCACCTCAGGATTGTCCTGGGCGGGAATGGGGATCACGCCTTTCACCAGGACCTTCGTGATCGGACTGGCTCCTGTCGGTAAAAGACGGGTAAAGGGTCGTCTATCCGTGACAGGAACCCTGTAGAAAAGAGATTCGCACCCGTCAAATTGGCCCTTGAGCTTCTGGAGCTGAAGCTTGAGCTGATAGACACCCGTGACATTGATCGGAGGCAGAGGCTCTCCGCTTTCCAGATATTCGTTGATTGTCTGGAGTCGCTTTAGCCTCGTCTCCAAATGACTGTACATGGTTTTCCCAAAAGCAATATCTGATTCACTGGCAGTATACGGCCCTTTCAGGGGAATCAGAGGAAAATAGGCCGCAAAGTGGCTGTTCCAGTCCCCCTCTGACAACGGTGTGACCCCTTGCCATCCACTGAGCATCGTGTGTAGGGGAAACACAAACAGCTCTGGAATCTCCAGCAACGGAAAGACGTCCTCGAGAATGGTGCGTCCCCTCGGCATCGAGGAAAGAGGAGGAAAGGCCCCTGACCTCGTGGTGAACTCGGGTATGTTTTTGCCGACGGAGACCAGGGGCGACGGCAACTGAATCGCCTGATTGGGATTGGCAGATCCGGGTGCGACCCAGTTATAATCCAGGGGTAAATAATTGGATCCCTTTGGAATTCCGACGAACAGGAATTTGGGCAAGTATCTGGCGGCCTTGTCCTGATTTTTAAGTTTGCGTGAAATGAGCTGCTTGAGCGTATCCAGCGTATCGAATGAATAGACCGATCCAATGGTTATCGGATCAAATTTCGTTCCACCCATCCAGATCTGACATGAGACCGGAGCTGGCCTGCGTAAGCCTTCTAAAGGCCTAGGCCGAAGTAATTGACTAATGTCTTCTAGACCTGACGACATCCCTATCCGTCCTTTATAAAATGAATTCTATACCTGTCCTCATTCGCTAAAATTGATATTGGTTGTAAGCAAAGCTATAAATAACATGAATAAAATACATATTTGGATCGATCCAGAACAAGTAAAACATATGGGTGGATCAACACATCCTGAACATCCACAGCGTATAGAAGCAATTCGTAAGAGAATGGTCTCTTGGAACAAGGACTTGTATGAGCTTCATGAGGTGACGGAAAGTGTAAGTGAGAAAGGGGCTCAATGGCTAGGTGTGGATCGGCCTGTCCCTTGGTCTATGCTAGAAGATGGGGATACTTACGTGACACCCTACACGTCTACCCTGTTACGTCGTGGATCAGATATGATTGAGGAGGCCGTTGGTCTTTTAGCAGATGGGCTGATTCGCTGTGCGTTCGTCTGTATTCGGCCGCCAGGGCATCACATGGGTACCAAAGGCCCTTCTGGCTTCTGTCACCAGAATAATGCCTGGCTGGCCGCCAAGGAGTTTTATAGGCGGCGATTAAGGCATTGTGCGATCTTTGACTTTGATGCTCATCATGGGGACGGTACAGAGGACTGTGTTAGACGAGGTATGTTAAGGGGGATCAAGTTCTGTAGTACGCACGCATTCGGGAAGGGAATCTATCCTGGAACAGGGGACAGAACAGGAAACTCGGATACCATTCTGAATATACCGTTGGCCAAAGGAACCAAGGCAAAGGAATTCGAAGCAATATTCGAATCGGAAGTGATTCCCTTTCTGTCAGATTCGGAAGTGATAATCGTCAGTGCGGGTTTCGATGGACATGAGGAGGACCCGATGGGTCTTCTTCAGTTCCAGGATTCGACGTATCGGAAAATTGGATCTGTGTTGCGAGGGCTAGGAAAGCCCATGCTGTATCTGTTGGAAGGGGGCTATGAGCCTACTGTACTGGCAAGATGCGTAGAGATGATACTGTTCTAATGCTTGCGAGACTGCCCACCTTTTCGTCCCTTCATTGTTTTCTTTGACTTCTTTGACTTCATTGTCTTCTTTGATTTCTTCGACTTCTTTGACTTACGCACAGATCGTCTCTTGCCTCCACGAATGATCAATGGCGTACAAGCAGATCCTACGCCACCATTAAACGTGGTTTCAGGCTTAGTACCAGCACATGTCGGAACCGATGCTGAATAAGGTGCTTGTGTAGATCTAAAAATGGGATCGACTGACAGTGACATACCTACTTATCCCTTATGTTTTTATTGAAAAATGCTTAGCAGTTTTTCATAATTTTTTAATTGAACCTATTTGGAAATTACCCGTATCCTTCCCAGGGTCATACCTAGGCGAGTCCGTAATGCTCACTCCACAGTAGGTCACAGGATGGGCATTGAAGTCCGTATGCTGATAAATATTATTAGCCTCTGCCTCCTTCAAGATCCAGCCAAAATTGTTCCAGAAATCCGGTCCATGACCAACCGACTCCGTACACACATGGCTCAGTTCATGGAGGGCGACGAAGGTCATAACATTCTCATTCACCAGAGACTCATCCCCCCCTTGACGCTGCCTCAAACACAGGTGAATCTCTTCGCCCTTATTGACCGAATAGGACGTATGTGACGCATCGGGAGTGGACTCAATAAATCGCTTCGGATCGTCCCTGTAATTCTTCCCAATCATTTTTACCTGGGCCTTATCTGGATATTTACGCTCCAGAATCCCGCATAGATTGGACATTTTGAGACGCACAGTGGCCATCATATTCGCCGCTGCCTGTTTATCAGGCATATCTCTCACCCTATATGTTTTACCATCCACCGTAGATGTCACGGGGACTAAGGGATAATTGGACGAAAAGATGCCTGTGACCCAGGACGCCGTGCTCTTTAGCAGATCTCCCATACTAATTATGGGAAGTATAACTATTTTTAATGAATTTTACCATTAAAAATAATTTGACATTGATTATTCTGTTTAAGCACATCCAACTTCCAAGGGTCTCCTGTTGACGTCGCTCTGGATGGTGGACTGGTTGAAGATACTGACGCTGACCTGGGGATTGGGGGGCTCGGATCGGAGCTGAAGGTTGGCATTGCGGAGTGTCTGGCCGACAGTGTTGACACCAATCAAGGCACCAGCAGACAAGAAGTTCTTGCCCTTGAGGGAGCCGACGCCCATGGGGTTCTGCTGGGCATAGATGCTGTCCTGGTCCGCTGGGAGCAACTGGACAGGGGTGAGCTGGTCACGAGGGTAGCAGCCAGCGGGTGCTGACGCACTGCCAAACTCGGCCGGACCCTCCATAGCGGCAAGGTCAGCAAAGCCCTCCTTCTTGGCGTGAAGAGATGCCTTGGAAGCAGGGCCAGCCTGAATGGTGACACCGCAGGTACCATCTGCCTGCCTTGACTGGCCAGCAGGGCACTTATCCTCACTAGGATCCAGTCTATAGCCATCACCAGTTGTCTTAACTTGAGCCGGCTTACCAGCAACATTGCTATTGCTCTTCGTCTGACCAGCACTGCTCTGAGCAGAACCGGATGCCGCCGAGCGGTTATCCGTCATCTTTCCGTTCAGCTTGGCACCCATGCCGGTACCGTCAAAGCCCTCCATTCGACCCAACAAACCAAAGAGTGTAGGATCATACTGTAAAAGGATGTAAACACCCAAAATTCCGATAACGGCGACCAGAAGTACGTTCTTCGTGTTGTCACCCGTGGCCATCTGTTCTATAAATGAGTTGGACAGAAATATTATTCAGAATCGCTATTCTCAGAATCGGAATCCTCTTCGGAATCCGAGGGTTCCGTTCCGTACTTTTGGACGTATTCTGCGTAAGCCCGCTCAGCCTTCAAATGGGCCAGTTTAGCCCGTAGGTTGGCCTCCTGTACACGACGTTTATCCATGTGGTGTCGGGGATCGACGACGTCCAGAACCTCTGCGTTTTCGTCGGTTGGCAGATCGCTGAAATCGGCGACTTCCAGATCGCCAGATTCCTCTTCTACCGGAATATCAATGAGAAGCTCTTGTTGCGACATCTTCCAGTGAACAGAAAAGGTATTCCGTAGGATGGTGATCTCGGTGGGGACGAACAGGTAATGGTTTGCGTCAGCGTCTGAGGTTAGGTCAGCTAATGCTGTCCCAGATCCGGAGTCTATTACAACATGTCGGACGAGCTTCAGAAGTGCCGGTACACTATGTTGCTTTGCGAAGTAGGGCCTGGAGAACCGGACGAACTCTTCTAGCAACAGAGGCAGTGTGGCAGACTCCGTAAGGGCCCTGTGAAGAAGGGTAAGGGGATTGGCAGATCCGTCTTGCTGAGCTGTCACGGACTCTTCGGTTGCGAGTTTGAAAGAGTACTGTGTATCCACGGCACCTGAAGGACTGTGGATCTTTGATGCTACTGGTTTCTGAAAGGTAAAGGCCATTTGTTCTTAGCAGGATTTGTTTTACATTAAAACAAACGAGTTACTTATATCTCGTTTGTTTTAACTGGTAATGGCAGAGCCCATGGAGTCAGAGAAGTCCGCTCTTCAAAAGGATAAGTTCACCAAGATGATCCGTTCCTGGATTGACCAGTTTGCCCATGTACTACAAAGTACGGATACGAAAGAGTTCATTCAGGTCCTAGTGATAGATCCATTCTTAAAGAACATCATGGGGCAGATTTTCCCCTATATTCTCATTGGGTTCTGTCTGTTCGCTGCCGTATTTATCTTTGTTATTTTGACCTTCGTGATCATCCTCTTTCGACCATCTGCTGCGACTGTAGCAACAGCAACAACAGCAGCCACAGTCGCAGCAGTCGCAGCAACAGCTCCAGCAAATGTCTCCTGTCCGTTCTGTCACATCACGAGTGCCGCCGTAAACGCGATTCCAAAATAAGAGTTTTTGGTATATGCCTATCAGAAGAGTATGGCCGACCCCGGAGCCTTAGGGAATGATGTCCGCAACTGGCTGCACTACGACGGTCTGGCGACGACCTTTTTTAGACAGTCCACGCGAGCTCGCCAGCTCCGTGATGAATATGAGGGGAAGATCATCGATCAATTAAAGCAAAGTCGCATGGAAAATGCCGTTATCCAGATCACAAACGGCAGAATTACTGTCGTGGAAGAACGAGTTCCTCATAGCTTGACCTTACGCAGCATCGAGCATCTGCTCCACGGCTACTATGCTAGAAAGGGCGTTCAAGCCAAGGACGAGGCCGCCGATATCATGAACTATATTCGCAGCCACAGAGGAGCCGAGACCGTCAAGAAACTTAAAAAGAACACGGTGGCTCCTGTCCCCCCTGTTCCTCCTCCTCTACAAGGAGGAAGCATCTAAGGACTCATAGTGTATCTTACAGTATATCAGGCGAATATAGTAACACATAGCTATTCATGGCGTTAAATCACAACTTTCTACACTTTATAAAGACCAAACATGAACTCTTCTCAGGAACACCCATTCCTATCCATGTATGGGCGTCAAGTCTCGTAGAGGATGGGATCCTCCCCATTCTCAAAGACAAAGGATTCACCCTGTCCGTCCCACCTGAAACGCTAACCAACTGCCTCTTGAACTACATGTTTTTAATGAACGAAGCAAAGTTTCATGGTAAGATCACTAAATACAGGTGTAAGCATGAACTCACAATAAGATTTTTAATGGATCAGTTTGAGTATTTTCACCAGTTGGAAATGGGTCCTGATGTCTGGAATCACCTTAAACACAAATTCCAGATCTGCTATCTAGCGGATCAGGAGGATTACGCCTACAGACTCTGGCTAGAACTTCCTCATATTGTATTTTCACATCTAAAACTGGAAGGTTCAGAGGCGAATAGACGATTAGAAAATATGTTACGTGTTTACGACGAAGACGAAGAGGATGACAGTGAAAGTGACTCTACTGAGACCACGACCCTTCCTTGAAGGGCAGGACACCTATAGATCCCTGTTCGTTCTTGAACCTGAGTTCCTTCTTTTTCTGAGCAATGACCTCGGGCGTCAAGGGAGGCCTGGGACCCCTCATCATATTCTGAACATCATGTTCCGATTCTGATGGTTTATCTCCATAGCATGTCACACCGAAGCGGAGCTCTGGGTTGTCCATGAACCCCCCGTTAATTCCAACAGTACCGCAGGACAGACGCTCATCATCGGAGCTGCTGCTCTGGAGTCTATCGAAGGTGCTCTTCTGGGTTGGGTAGACCGCCGCCTGACCCTTGATCCACCCGTAATTACACCAGTCGGCACCCGAGTCCCAGGCTTTCTTCACCTGATCGTAAGTGGCGAGTTCAGCTCCCAGTGCCTTACATAAGGGCTCGGCATCCGAATAGACATACTTGTTTTCACTGACATTGAACACCTGCTTCTTGCGTTTGGGCAGCATGGTATCAATGACGGATGTGTATTCTGGAGCAATCTCAGTGTCCTCCTTACCCACAACGGTTCCATCATCCTCTGCCTTTTCGTCCTTCTTGATCTCCTTATCCTTCTTTTCGTCTTTTTTCGGAGCAGGAGGATTGAAAAAGTCGCTAATCGCATTAGATATTGTCTCCAGACTAATCGCAATCTGCTCCCTGTAAGCATAGGTGATGCCGATCAGAGCTACCATGAGCGAAATACCGATTAGGATAGGGACGGACAGGAAGGATGGAAGAACTGACTCCATACCAGAGTTCGCATGAACCGGAATCGTTTCAATGCTGTTCTGTATCTTTTCTCCCAGATTTGCGTTCAAGGGTGCCCCCAGATTCCTCATGGAATTGCCGAGGTTGGCGGCGACCTTGGATGCCGTATTGTTGACTGTCTTGGCCGCCCCGTTAAGGCCATTTGATGTGACATTTACAGCGGCCCCCAGAGAATTGCCAATTGTGTTGACAGTATTGGTGGCAACATTTCCAATGCTCTTTAAAGTATTATTGGCGGCGTTAGTGATCGTATTGAGTGTATTATTGGCGGCATTACCAATGGTATTCAATGCGGAGTTGGCGGCCTTAGCATTGTTACTCTTGATGTTATTAGCCCTTGCCATATTTGGAGATTTGGGAGCCGTATTCATTTTCCTCTAGTGTTGTGTGATAAAATGAGCAGCGATCATTGGGATAAAATTGAGTATTATTTGACACTTTGAGTACCAAATAATAACTATGAAACCTACTAAGATAAAAATAGCAAAAGCAGTCGTCCTTATTGCTGGAATTAGCCTAATTGCTGTCGGGGCCGCTCTCGGAATGGGACCGATGATTATCGGGGGGCTTGTTCTCTTCATTGGAGCCGGTATTGTCCATATCTTTACATCAATTCATAGATCTGCTTAAAAGCCGTCTTCCACTGTGCGATTCCCTCCACGCATGTTGATATAGTTACTCTGTTGGTGGGTAGCACAGACACAGCCCGTATCCGTAGCGAAGCCAGAGGGGCAGCAGTCGGGGCTGGCGATGTTGTCTCGGAAGATGAAGAGACTATCGGGACCGGGGACAAATTCAGGCCCCATCATTTTTGTCGCAAAGGCGGGATAACGCCAAGATCCCTCGTCAGACTGGACCGTCAAGTCGTCAAACGCACCGATCTTCTGGTAATTCTTGCCGACGCCCGCCCCGTTGTCCAGATAATAGGACGCAAAGCCCTCCTTCCTAGACGAATAGACCATGACCAGATTGGCGACGAGGAGCAATAGAAGCCCTGTTATTAAAAATGCCGTCTTCATTCGGTGATTCTGTAATAGGATACGAAGATTTATTTGCCGCCGGACTAAAAATAGATAACCTGGATGCCACGTAGGGATAGGTTTCATGAATTCTGTTCGCACCCACTTCTGTAAAATCCCTGAACAGGCCGCCCTTATAGACCTGGAACACGCCCGACTCCGTAATCAGATGGAGTCCCTCCAGCAGATCTGTCCCTGCCTTAACCGTAGAGCACCGGATCCATTTGTACCCCTCTTTTTTAATACAACTGGCAGTCCAGAGCCCTGATGAAGCCCCTTCAAGGTGTCCCTTTACGAGGCCCAGAACACGCGTAACTCCTTGTTCTGACTCAATCAAATCCCCTATACGAACCTGGTCCAGACGAACAGGTTGCTTGTTACGGATGACCTGCTGATCGGGGCTCATCAAAGAGAAGGTGCCGGCCGACTTGGTCTCCTCTAGATGTAGGGCCTTAGCCACTAGACTGTCCCAGCCCATCTGACCGGTCTCATCCTCTTCGTCGATCTCTTCCCAGTCCCTGAACTGTTGTAGGATTCCCTTGTTGTTTGGAATGGGGATCTGGCGACTGCTGGTATTGAGACAATAGAGTCTGTCGGAGAACTGGTGTAGAGGTTTCGCTCTCGGATCGGAACTGACAGATCGCCATGACCCCTGTTCGTCTTTCACAAGGTGTGTACCTGACACACGGATTCCATCAATGCTGTACAATGGCGTCGTAGATCCGTCAAATTCAAAGAGACCTTCGACTGTTGTGTTCTGGGCTAAGCAGTCTCCCAACTTAATCTCTGAAATGGGCTTGGTATCACCAGAGGCCATCATAATCGGTGTATCGGGAGGAAAGCACGCGAAGCCATCTTTCATATCATTGGCGGCCGCCGCCGCAGACCCAACGAGTGTTGCCGTTATAACAGTGAGCACAGAGACGATAAGGGGAATAAAAGGGAAAAGAATGAAAAAGAGAATAATAATAATGGCCAGCATGATTCCGCAGATAATCAGAATCACATTGATCACTGTGTCAATGAAGTTCTGTATACCCTGGACAGTCGTCAGACCAACGTAGACAAAGGACAGCAGAGACGCATTGACGCGTTGAAATGCGGCCCTCAAATGTTGGGTCACAATACCCACCTGATATGTCACGGCCTCAAATCGCTTTAAAAATGGTTCCATGAAGGACAGAAAGGCCTTGTAGAGATTTGCCAGCAGCTCCCGAATCCCATTGAGCCCCGAACTCATCATATCGGACATGGACAACTGGCTGCCAAACACGGCATAGACTGGTGCCATTGCGACCTCGAGTGCCTTCTGGGCAAGTGTTTTCATACAGAAGCTGAAATTGTCGATCGCAAACGTCGCGTCATCTCGCGGATCTGACTGCGGCCTCAAATAGTAGGCGGCGAACATTATAAATGGGTTACATCGCTGAATATCCCAGTTTTCCATGATAGTTTTACGTTCCACCGTGGCCACAGTATATCCAATCCACATGAACATACCGAGTGTTAGAACCATGATCGGCCATAACTTCATCCCTGTTTTAGGATTGGTTATATGTTTGCTGTTGAAGCTCAGCGGTATAGAGGGCCTCGGCGTCCGGGGAACACAGCTCCATGTAGTCGCGAACCCTGATTCCACCCGCTAATTCTATTTGTGAGTTGGGGGTGACTATAAACCCTAGAAAGACTGTATGACACTGTTCAATAGGTGCTAGAGCACAGGCTCTTATCCACTGATCATCAGTCCATACAAGTGTCGCGGGTCCAATACAGACAGTTCTATCATTGATGGTGACCCTACAGAGTTCATGGATCTGTTTATGAATAATGCCAGTTACACGGGATCCCGTGGCTAACTGGTCTCCTGTAACGATGTGTTTGGCAGGTCGGAAGGATCCATTCGCCAGTTGGATCAGGGTATCTGGATGAAGGGAAGGGCTGTTCTCAAAAGACTTTGAAGCAGTCGGATCAGGACGAACAGGTGTGTTGATGCGATCGTGGATGAGCTGAAGGGTCGCCTTGTCTGCGGCAGAGGTCTCATCGTAGTCGCGGAAAACGTAGCCTTGAATGGGGATCTGGTGATCTGACGTGTTTAGACAGATTAAACTGTGGCGATCATAGGGGCCTGTTGGAATAGCATCAGGATGATCTTTGGCCATAATCCAATGGTTTTCATGAAGAAGGTAGTGATTCGTGCTGACATGAATAAATCCAATGGAGGTCGGAAGTTTCACCATGGTCTGGCCTTTGGCCGAAAAGTGAAACTTGGCGGTGACAGTGGCATGGGTCGGAAATAGAATATCACCGATCCGAATATCCTGAATTGGAAGAACTAGTTCCGTATTATCTCTGATAATATGAAGCTCGGTTTCAGGAACAAAACAGAACGTATCTATGAAGCCAAATAGGGTCGTGTCGCCGAAATTACTGACTGCTGTGATACCCGAGAGACTCATGTAAATCGCACTGAACATGACGGCATACATGCGGCCGATCATCGTTTTAATGCGAATTGCGGAAAGGCGGAGCTGGAAGAAGAAGTTATAAATACGATCAGTGAACTCCTGGAAAATGACGTTGATACCGCCGCCCATCGTCGCAGCACTTGTGCGTAGGCTGTCCATCGATTGGAGGAGGGACTGTAGGACTTCGGAAAAGCCATATAGGACTGTCGTAAAGGGACTGGTGACTTCGCCGGTATAGCTTCCAAATAGGTTATTCATACACCAGCTGAAGTTCTCACCAGTATCATGACCGTAGAGGCTCGCAAAAGGCATGACCGTCGGCATACAGCGATATTTGTCCCAGTTCTTCCCTATTTCATCGATGCTGCCTTTTGCCGACATTACACCGATAATAATGACGAACAGGAGTGTAATGGCTCCCTGGACAGCGATGGCATTTAGCTTGTCCCATAAATAAGGGCTGTCGCTTGTATCGATTGGTACTGTTGGTGTTGCTATTGTTGGCGTTGTTTCTGATAGTAACGGCGTAGCATATTCGCTGCTCATTCCCTAACGTTAACTACCATTAAATTATTACTACATGATCACATAGAGTAATAATTATGTATGCCATTTACTTCGGAACATATGCTTGGACATATACCATATCTTTGCTAAATTTCAGATAGGCATCTGGATGCGAGTTCTTTGCGAGGGCAGCGGCCGATCGCAGAATCCCATAGACGGTTCGAGGCCCTCCCTCAATTTCCTTCATGGCCCGTTTCAATGCGGCCTTGCGTTTGGAGTCAGGAAGGGGGAACGAATAGCCATACTTCACCAGGCGGCCTCGCATGAGTCCCCCATTATTCTTGCGGGTATACTTGGGTTTTACGCAGGTGGCAGGAATATAGGCTGAATTCTTCTTGTGTTTCACCGTGTAGACTTTCTGACCACGCTGTACCGTATGGCCACTGTTTTTAGAAAATTTACGTACATGCCCTTCTCGAAAGATCGTTCCTGGCGGACAGTCTTGTTGTCCCTGTGGCATCCTCTACTTATAGGAATTACAAAAATTCGGTATTCTGTAAGAAAGGAAAAACACTGAACATATCGTCTATGAAGTGTTTATAGGCAGCGACTAACTGCTTGTTTTTTATCGCATTATTATTCACTGTCTCAATTGTGTGATTATAGAGATCCGTTGCGGATTCACGACAGGAAGGGGGCAACTCACTAAGAAAGGACTGAAAGGATTGGGCTGAGCTTCTGTTCTGGAACACGGGAACAAGGATGGCCCTGAATTTTCCGAGCAAATTCAAATATGGATTCAGCATTCGGATGTTCTGAGTATTCTGTGTATTGGATAGTACAGTCTGTGAATAGAGCTTGTGTTTGAAGTCCATAAGCAACTGGCAAAACTTGTTATCGGGATCCTTACATCCTTGCTCTTCGTCAAACACGTCCTCTTCTTGTTCTTGTTGTTCTTGTTGTTCTTGTTGTTCTTGTTGTTCTTCTTCCTCTGATACATCGTCCTCTAGTTTATCCATATTCGTATCTTCTTTTTCTGGTTCCATCCTCTAGTATTATAGGATACATTAAGTCAATTATTTAGACACAAAAAGGCCATAGAGGATCAAGAGACATCCTAGGACCGTAAGACTCTGTCCAATTCGTTTCTCAGCTGTAAATGCCTCCTTGATAATCTCACTAGGTTGCTTGGAAGGCCCCACATTCGGATCGAACTTCGTGTTTTCTTTGGCAGTGATCTGCGTCATTGTCAGTGATGCCTGTAAATTCTGTAGTCTTGAACAATTAGGATCTGATGGATTCTTACAAATAGTCGGCTCTCGTGTATAGGGTCTTAGTTCCATCCTCTACTACCATCTGTGAATTTAGAGACTATACAATAATCTAATGTATACCAGAATGTCCATCAATCCTGTCAAAGTCGATAAACAGTCCACGGAAGAGGCCATACGGGAGGCCGCCATGAAACCCGCTGAGTTCAGTCCCGTCGAACGAGCCACCTATCTTCGTCAGATGATTGGGGAGCTGGTGCCTCTCGTGGCTCAGGGGAAGACATCCGATGAATTGAAGGAATCTCATGGAGACTTTGCTAGAGGGTATCCCGAGCTATTCAAGAAGATCGTCGGAAAGGAGGATCTCACCCCTCTTCGGACAATGTTGGGGGCCTTGGATAAAATGGCCGAAGGAAAGCTCACGCAGCACACAGCATCTGTTATGGTAGGTCAGAAACTCGTAGACACTTATGTAAAGCCTCAATTAGCCGGTGTCGCTCCGAATAAACAGGGACGCTAAAGGTTTTACACCAGTGATAACTGATCACTTCGTGATCTGCTAGCAACCGTTTGATTTCGGCAGTTTTTTTAGCTGCGTCTTCCTCTTCAATTAGTGAAAACACTTGCTCAAGATACGAGGTTTGTTTTTTCACAGAGGAGTGAATAGTTTTAAGGACATAGGGATTAACTATCACGGGATTAGTGGATGATGTTACAGAGGATGAAGTAGCATTAGTATCAGCTGTTGCTTCTGATTTTGTTGCTTCTGAAAGGCAAACACTTCGACTCCATTTACGCAGCATTTCCAAGGTCTCGGCAGTAGGCGGACAGAATTTGTTCCCCACAAAATAAATCTCAGGATTACAGGGGCGACTTGTAGCAGGTTTATAAAGTGTCCATTTAACAAAATGATGGGACAAAATCTGTATTAGTTCCTGTGTTTTCGCATGATAAATATCAAAAAATTTCAGGACGAAGACACCTCCTGTCTGAAGCACTTCAAATCCCATTCGCACAGACACGACTAATAGGGGAAAAATGGTCCGTTCTTGGGAATCATAATCCAAGGAGAAGTCAAATCCACCGTCGCCTGTAAATAAATTCACCTTTTTGCTACACTCCTCAATAAACGCATTCTGATTCGCATAGTTCAGAATATCGCCCGTGTCATCGAGCCCATAGACAATCTTAATATTACGATTCTTCTTGAGAAACGTCGTCGCCCTCTTCCATCCTGGCACGTTCGCCTGTTTTGGCCTCAGAGTTATGGCCGTGGACGAACAGTGCTCCAGTCTGTGCTTCGAGCATTGATCCAAAAAGGCTTCCACGAAGCCACCTGGACCTTCACAGACATGGGCCGATCGGACTTGATTTGATTTATTTTTGAGAAACGGTTCAAAAAATTCCGCAATCGAAAAAATCTCGATCATCTTAAAATAGGATCGTGAGAGCGGATGTAAAAGGCAAACCGATTCTGGAAAATTCGTGTATTTTTTTTGCGTATAAATAAGTTCGTAGGGATTTACGATTTTCTTGTAATACTCCCAATCACTGGTACCCGCATCAGACTCGTATTTATTAATACGTTTCCTCAGATGATGAAGGCCCTCTTCTTCCTTATTCATTGTGTAGGTCCATGATTCACTCACATCATGGTGAATGGGTCCCATTGATCGTGGAACCCATTCTACACAGGTCCAGGGTGGTTTTTCGATTACTATAGCCATACTGTATAAAGTAACGGACCCTTTAGATTAATAGAATTTTTATAAAAAATAGTATTAATTTGTTAATATCTAATTATGCCGCAACTAACTCATATAACTCAACATCGGGTTCCTCGAGCCCCTTCACTTCACCAGGCAGCGTCATGTTCATCATCTGGAACTGGCTCCTTCCACAAGGATCATTGGCATCCTCCTCCAACATGTCCGTCAAATCCCCGTCCTCCTCGGCCTCTTCGTCAGGCTCTTCCTCCAGATTCTTGGTCAAATGCTCCAGCATCTGGTCATCCAAGAGGATCTGACTGAACGCCGTGCCGCCTCTGAAGGGCTGACCCGTCATGATGTTCGCCGAGACACCTGTGACAGAATCCACTTCACCGAACAGAGCCGCATTCAAGACGATCTTCGAGGTCTCCTCAAAGGACATCTTGGCCAAGGGACCAATGTCGTTCTTGTTGATACCATAGCGATCGATGGACATGAGACGGCCCGTGCGAGTAATGAAGTCGCAAAGGATTCCTAGGTGGCGACTGTTCACGCCCACAGATCCAAAGATTGGCTGAAGCTCATTCATCAGGATCGTACGAACAGCCTCCAAGCCAAGAATCTCTACGATATCATAGATGTTCGTCGTGTACAGACGGTTCGCATCTACCGCAGGATGATTCATGACCTTGATGTAATTGGAGCCATCCGTGTCCAGAATGTACTGCTCCAGTTCCTGATACTTGCGTTCAGGGCCCTCTCCTACCAGCTCGGCCTTCTGTGTGTCCTTGCGGAACGTCACCCCTTTGATACCAGGCATGCCACGGATCACGCAATTATTGAGGAGCTTGTTCTGGAACAGCTTGAGGGAAGTAAATTGGTCAATCGATTCCTCCGATTGGATGCGGATTCGCATGATGAGCTTTTCGGCGTTGTAGTCGCTGTAGATAATCTGAGTGGTAGGATACATCTTGCGAACCACGAAGACCACGTCGGCCATGGTAATGTTCTTGTTGTACATCTCCTCCCTATTGAGCTCCAGGCGTACGAGCCACTTCGAATTCGTAGCAGCGGCAACATCGGGCTGCCCCTGCTCCAAGAATCGGTAAAAGGCGAGCAGCTCCCTGTCCTCCTCGATCACAGTTTCCTCATTCGTAGGATCCCAGTAAATTCCGATCTTATTGGTGATATTTCGGAGAAGCGTCAGCTCCAGGTCTTGGACGAGCTGTCTGGCCTTCTCCTTGGACTTGCGGAACTCGGGCTTCATGTAGATCGTCAGGGACGTTGCCTTGGGATTCTTGGTGACCTTCAGAATCTCTCTAAGACGAGGAATACCCTGGGTCACGTTCGACTTACTGGCTACACCTGCCATGTGGAAAGTATTCAAGGTGAGCTGGGTCGAAGGCTCTCCAATACTCTGGGCGGCAATAATTCCAACCTGTTCGCCTGGCTGGACCCAGGACTTCATGTGACCGATGACAATCAGCTCACACAGAGTGTCAAACGCATTCTTCGTGAAGCGATCCTTCACAATGAGCTTTGAGGGACTCAAGTTGTAGCGAAGGAGAGCAGACCAGATCGGGACATGCTTGGTCTTCGTGCGTTCAATGATGGTATTGATCATCTTGTACACATAGGTTGGCTGGAGATCCGTGAAGGAATCTGGCTTCAAGCCAAACCTGACTTTCATGTTCAAGATGAGACGGCTCAGATTCACGGGGGCATTGACAGCTCCCGAATCCATAATGGATCCGCGAAAGACGTCTTCGACAAGCATGCGTTGATCAGCGATCACTTCCTGGACGAACAGGTTGGCTTGGTTGAGTGTCTCGGGATCGAGGGTGGTTCCTTGTGGGAGTACCTTGGACCAGTCGACCGTCTTCAGACCGAAGGTGTTCTCGATGTCCCCGTGGCTCATTTTTTCCAGGGGAAGACTCTGGCCCTCCAGCTTGGTCGCCATGATCCCGTCCTCGCCATAATAGAACTGGACCACGTTCATGTTGGAATCGCGGACTGTCCCGTCATGCTGGACCACGATATCCTCGAGTGCCTTGATGAGCTGACGCTGAATGTAGCCCGTGTCGGCCGTCTTCACTGCTGTATCAATCAGACCCTCACGACCCGTCATGGCGTGGAAGAAGAACTCTTGGGGCGTGAGGCCCCTAATGAACGATGACTCCACGAAGCCACGGGCCTCGGCTCCGTCATCGTACTTCTTGTAATGGGGCAGCGTCCTGTCCGTCAATCCATACTGGATTCGCTTGCCCTCAATGGCCTGCTGGCCCACACAGGCCACCATCTGAGCAATATTCAGCTGGTCACCCTTGGAGCCCGACTTTACCATCGCTACTAGACGATTCTCGGCGGACAGGGAGGCAAGACCGTTCTTACCCGCATCCGCACGGACCTTCTCCAGAATGGCGAAGGCCTGGTCCTCGAATTCCTGCTGATTCGTCTTGCCCGTGTTGTTCTCAAAGAGATCCGTGTGAATCTGGAGCTGGATGGCAGTGATGTCCTTCTTACACTTCTGGATGGACTCGTCGAAATCCTTCTTCGTCTTCTCATCGGCAATCAAATCGCTAATGCCCACACTGAAGCCGTTGAGAACCAGGAAGTCCTCCACCACTCGCTGAAGGGAATCGAGGAACATGGAGGTCTCCTTGGGACCATAGTCATTGTAGGTCACATGGACAATACCCTTGCCTGGCTTCATGTAGACATCGCCATCAATGGAACCTTGTGTGATGTTGCCCTGAACGATCTTGACGAAGTTCTGGGAGGTCTCGCCCTCCTTGGAATCGTAGGACTTGTTGCCCATAGTGATGTTCAGGGGGGGAAGTAGCTTGCTCAGAACCTGCTGGCCAGTATAGTATCCGTCCTTGTCAGGGGCAGGCAGAATCCCGTCGAATCGCTTGTTACGCATCATGAGGTTCATGAATTCACGACGGGTAAAGCGGACGCCTGGTCTGGTTAGGCGAAAGGATCCCACAAGGGAATCCTGGAACACACCGATCAGCGGCTTGGCGTGCCTGGGTGTGATTATATTGTGAGGGATCGCCGCGATCTCCTCGAGCTCCATAGCTGCTTCGTAGCTCTGGGGCACGTGCATATTCATCTCTGGTGTTAATACAATTTACGGGGTAAATGTACTAAGCAGCCCTCCAACTTTCGAAGGAGGCCGGACTATATCTTGTGCCATCTCAGGGTGATTAAACCTTCATTGATGACCCGTTCCCATTTAGTCTCTGGACCTTTTCCATACCCTATCATAACGGGTTTAGGAACTTGGCTGCGGATTACCGATTTCATCTATCAATTGTTGCCTGGCAACAATTGAAGACTCATTACCAGAATTTTTACTATACCCTTGATATTTCTCCAAGGCCAGTTCTAGTTTTCACATAGAACCTTAGTATCTGATATTTTACGGACTTCCCGAACAATTTGAGGACGTTGCAAATGTTTTACTGATTTCTCTCAAGAACTCTTTCGCCCGTTCTGTAAGACTTTCTAAAGTTTCATACTTTCCCACAAAGGACGCCTTCTTATCATCTACTTTCACAATGGCAGCCAAATGACCATCAATGTGTTTCGAGGATATGTACTGATCAAGATTAGTTAAATCTATGACCACATCACGAAACCGCTCTAATTTTTGTTTACTATGCTGAACTTGAGCTCGCTTCATTAGGGAATCACGCACACTTTCCGTCTTAAGTGCTTCTTTAATTCCTTTTGAAATCAATTCCCGAGTGGCCTCTGTTCTACATACACATCCACCTCTGGGACGAGCAGGGTTTGTAATAAGAGTATCCACATTTTTAGCATCAGCCTTAACTATTGTTTTGCCACCCTTTGTAAGATTATAACCATTTGGATAGAATGTATTTAATTCCTCAATATAATGCTGTTCCCACCTATCCATATCCTCAAGAGGACATGTCTTTAACAACACTACACTAAATACATCCTTGCTATATAAGCGAATCGCATTATTCAAATACCTACACTGCTTCTTCTTGGTATTACAAATTGCTTCACTTATATGATCTCGAAATCTCCCTTCGAATCCAAACGGCTTATATTTTCCCCTGTTCTTACGATGACTCATAGCCTGGCCCACATAGTATTTATTCGTAGCGGTATTTATGATTTTATAGATATGCCCCACGACGCCGGAGATATCCTCAAGTACACTGTTCATCTCTATCAGAACATGCGAGTTGAAACTTTAAATTCAGTATTTCATTCACTAGGTAGTTATATGGACTCGTCACACTCTATGCGAAGTGGAAAAGCCGTGAAGTTTACACTGTTAATCCCATTAAGTACTTTCACAACTTAATAAGCAGCTACCTGTTGGCGACAAGATTTATCACCATCAAAATCAGCATTATACGGCCTCGTGACTAACACATTCAGCCGAAACGTCTTGTAAGGCAGCACCTTGACCCTGTGTGCCATCATCGACATCTTGTGAAGCGTCGGCTGTCTGTTAAACAGCACAATGTCTCCGTCCAAAAGATGGCGATTCACAATGTCCCCATTGTACAGAACCACCTCCTTGGCATTCACATGCTTCAAGGACATCATGCGGCCATCCGCCCTCACAATGGTCTTCGCCCCTGGCCAGACATCCGCACCGTTCTGAATGAGCTTGTACAGCTTGTCCTTGTTGTACTTCGTCACTCGCTCAGGGAATGTGAGATTGGTGGCAATCTCAATTGGCACACCCAACTCATCAATCGATACATTTGGATCAGGAGTGATCACCGATCGAGCCGAAAACTCAACACGCTTCCCCTGAATGTTGTAGCGGATACGCCCCTCCTTGGATCCCACTCGCTGCTGAATAGACTTCAAGGGTCTCCCCGATCGCTGGGCTGATGGGGCCACCCCAGGAATCTGATTGTCAATCAAGGTCGCCACGTGATACTGAACCACATCGGTCATTTCCGCGATCACATGGGGCGTCGAATTGTTCTCGATCTTCGCCTGAAGCGTCTTGTCGTTCTTAATAATCTCAAAGAGCTTGTGCGTCAGATCATCCTCCGACCTGGTGTTGTTATCCTGAACGACCGAGGGCCTCACCTGGGGAGGAGGAATAGGCAGCACAGTACAGATCATCCAATCAGGGCGGCACCAAAATCGGCTCAAGCCCATGAAATCCACATCTTCGTCCGAAATGCGTCGAAACAGGCGATGAACGTACTCTACTTCCAGGCGTTGATCCCTGCGAGGTGTCGAAGGAGGATTTCCATTGTACACCGCGACGATTGTAGCAATCCCCTTGCGTTCGAACTTGTCCGGCTGAACAGCGGCACACCCATCCTCGATCTCATGACCGCACAATCCTATGCTGGAACACAAAGATACCACTTCACGCCATCGACTCTCGCCTCGCTTCGCTAGAATCTGCGAATGAAGCTTCTTATCAATCTTGAGCTTGGCACACTTGATACAGACGCACTTTAACACATTCATGATATACGGCAAGAACTGGATGAAATACACCGGTCTCGTCAGCCTATAATGCCCAAAGTGACCCGGACACCCGTGATTCGTTTGACCACAGGAACGACACACCTTTCCATTTTCTAGGACACCCATTCGGGGATCGAATAAGCCACCGATTTTTGGCTCGTTCCCTTCATAGGTCGCCTGACTCGTAACTTCTACAGCAGAACGTTCCTCAATCTCCTTCTGCGATAAGATACTGAATTGAACACCAATGATGGACTCCAAGTCCGAAGTGGGAGAATGAAAACCAGTCGGCATCTGTTGATTCAATATATTTAAGTCTCTAAATGGCCATTTTCGTATTCGCAAGCTATCAATTTTAAGACTTAATATCGTTTAGGCCGTTTCAACCTAAACTAATTTTACATCCTTACATCAATGACCGATACGGAAGATTATGTGGAAGATAATCCGCAACTTTCGGTTACCTATATATGGAAAGGATGTCGCATAATCACAGATATTATAACAGAAAAGGGCACGCGAATAGAGATGGTGGATAGACCAGTTTGGGGTCTGAGCTGTTTCATGGACAAGGTTGTTCAAAGTTGCGAATTGGACGAACATAGATATCATGGGTCGTTTGTGATTAGTGGTGCCCGTCTTATTCCGAAAGGCGTTGTCAGTCCAAAGATTTGTATCTTTGGGGGAGGGGAAGGAGCCTTGGCCAGGGACATATTCCACTATCTGCCGACGACAGAATCGATTCACATGATCGAGTGGGACAAAGGAGTCGTCGATCTGTTTCAGCAGAGATTTCAGCAGTGGGCTAGAGGAGCCTGGGAGGATCCGAGGTTGACCATCCAATACGAGGATGCGTTCTCTGTCTGTAAAGAGGAGAGGACGAACAGGTATGATATGGTACTCGTGGATCTGTTCGATATTGAGGAGGCCGATCTGACAAAATGGAAGGACTTTATTCGATCGGCGAGTCGGTGGACCAGGGGGTCCTTTGCCATGTATATCGGGACGCAGGCCCCCTCTGTGAAAACGAATGGAGGGATTTCTAGAAAGTTGCGTCGAACACTGAAAGACTGTGGATTTATGACAAAATTCAAGTCTTTCTATATACCATCATTTCATGGCTACGCGGTATTTCTTCTGGGCAAACGGTTAGTCTGACAGGGAATAGAATTGCTCGGTTGCTTTTGTTTCTGTCTTTTCTGTCTTTTCTGATTTATACAGTTTGATAATCGTTGTCTTTTCTGGCAGCTTCAGCTCTGTTGTTCGGATTTCTGGTTGGCTATCTATCTGACCAAACAGGCCCTCCCTTTGGCCTGTAAACAGGCCCTTATCTTGCCTCTCCCGCTCAGCGAGCATTCGACTCATTGCCGACTTCATTTCCTTCGCCGCCTCAGGATTGGTCGGTCGATACGAACTGGACCCATGTCCATCAAAGCGTCGCATGCCGCATGGATTACAGCTCATTTATTAATAAAAAGAAAAATTGATGGATATAACTTACACATTATTATAGCAACTTAGACACCCATATCATAATTATCCATAATGGAAGGCTCTCTGGTAACCAAGGATTATCAGCACTTCCAAGTTGTCAGTGACACAGGTCAGCTCCTGTATGAATTCGAAGGTGCCAAGAAGGCTGGCAGAGCTTTACCAGGTGATGCCGTAAGTGTGAGCCCCGATATGACCGTCACGTTGTTAGCCAGAGCTCCCCCTTTGCCAATTGCGGGCTATCTAGAACTCAACAGTAAGACCACGTACGGAATCACGGACAGAGGTCTGACCCTGTATCTCTTTGTACCCCTCGACACAGCCTATCCGTCCTTCTACGTGGCATCCTCTGAAAAAGACAGATCGCAGAAAAAGGTAGCCCTGATCAAGTTTCTCAGTTGGGATGCCAAACAGACTCTTCCACGAGGAGCCTTGGACAGAATCCTTGGATCCGCCGGCGATCTAGAAGCCGAAGAGGATGCCCTTTTGTGGACCGCATGTCCCTTTAAGTCCCTGAAAGAGGGCCTCGCTGTCCTAGAGGATGACTGTCCGAAGAGAACGGCTGTCAAAGGGTTCACGTTCAATATCGACCCTGAGGGGTGTCGAGACATTGACGACTGTGTAACCCTGGAACAGATTGACGAACAGGAATGGTGGATCACCATTACGATCAGTGACGTGGCTAGCTGCGTGGAAGAAATGGGGGCGGTCGATGTCATGGCATCTACCATGGGACAGACGTTGTACAGGGACGGAGTGGCCATTCGGCCCATGTTGCCCCCGTTCTTCTCCGAGGAGAACTGTTCCTTGTTGGCAGGTTCCGAACGTCGCGGTGTCTCCCTGTCCTTATGTTGGCACCTAGCCGATGGAATTACCCATTTAGAATGGTCAGAGTCGATCCTTCGCAACAATGTGACCTACACCTATGAGTCTGTTCCCGAGGAGCATGGAACCGTGTTACGAGGTGTTACTTCTTGCCTGGCCTCCCAAGACATAACAGATCCCCATGAATGGATCGAGGTTCTCATGAAATTCTACAATACGGAGGCGGCGAGCATGCTCAAAAAAGCGGGCGTTGGGATTTTGAGGCGACACTCGGAACCCGACCGAGCTCGTCTCGACAAATACAAAAGCTGGGATCCAGCCTTGGCTACCTTAGCATCCTCGGCGGCGGAATACTGCCTCGCTGAAGAGGAAAACACGAGGCACTGGGGTCTAGAATCAGACGCGTATTGTCATGTGACCAGTCCCATTCGCCGCTATGCTGATCTCATGAATCAGCGAATTCTGAAACAGCTCATTCGAGGAAATACACAGGGCCTCTTCGTGTCCGTCATGTGTTCGGATTTGAACCGCAGAGCCAAGGTCGCCAAGGGGTATGAACGAGACAGGATCTTTCTGAACTGTTTGCTGAAAGACGAAAAGCGTGTGTTTGAGGGCCGAGTGTTGGATGTTGATACGGAGGGAGCCTCTGTTCGTCTGCGTATCTGGGCTCCTCAGTGGCAACGAACGGTTCGATGTCGCTATAAGCTTGTTAGTGAAGAGAATGGTAACTTTATAATATCTTCGGCCGATGAATCTATGAAACGACTGATTATTGAGGGCATGCCAGTTCGGTTCAAGTGTGCGATCAATGTGGTGGAGCGACGATGGAAGGATCGGCTGGTCGTAAATCTTCTGGACTAGTTTGATCCCGAATATTTATTGAAAAATAAAAAGAAATAATCTAAAGGCGAATATCCTCCTTTATATATGATATATTTGATAATTACAACATGTATTAATAATAAATTTGGATTTCGTCATTCTGCTATGCGAGAAGTGATGTATCGAGAGGCTATTAATCTTACTCTTAAATATCTACCAAAAGATATTAAACCAATTATTGTGGAAAATAATGGAAAGCGAAAAACATATTTAGACGAATTTGGTATTCCCATTCTTTATACTGAAAATAACAAGAATCATTATTGGCACAAAGGGTGTAATGAGCTAGAAGATATAAAAGCGGTTCTTCAGGCATTCAATATTCAGGACGAAGATATGGTCATTAAAATCACGGGTCGTTACAATCCTATTTCGGACGCTTTTTTTCGTCTGGTCCAAACGGAAGAATCAAACTACGATGGATTTGTAAAATTCTTTAATGTGTGTACGAAAGAATTTATGACAAATGATTGTGTTCTTGGACTATTTGCTCTTAAGGCAAAACATCTTAAAAAATATGAAATGACGGACACAGTACGTAGTCCAGAAGTCCAGTTTGCTACATTTTGTAGAGAACTGAATGTAAAAGAGGTGAAGCAACTCGATATTCGTTGTATTTTTGCTGATACATTGGAAGTATTGGTGTGTTAGAGTCGTAAATAGAGTGAATCTGGGACTACCAGATCCCGAATAACCTGGCTCTTCAACGTTCCAATCATTTCGATTTGGTCCGTGTGCTCACAAAACGTCGCAAGACAGAGCCATTCATCCAACAGATTCCCCAATTTGAGGAGACCTCGTGCGAAGTTCCCCTCAAATGTCCCATAGTCTGTACAAATCGTCGCCAAGGGCAGATCAGGTTCTGTGAGCCATCTGTAGATCGGCTCGACCCACTGAAGCGACAGATTCCACAGCTTATCCGATTTGGCCGAGCCAATTTTATATTCCAGATCCCCCAGTCTGTCGGCATTTACACCGACCTGTTCCATGATTGTCTTGATCTCTGATGGGACATTGATATCCTTGATGGTCATGAAATAGTCCTTATCATAATCCTCGAGGAAGACGGACAGGAGTGCGGCAAGGCCTGGACCGTCCAAGGTATGGGCTGCCTTGCTCAGAAAGAGCTCCGTCATGAGGAAGGGCTGGCCCTCATTGATCTCTGTCGCCAGGATGCCCTTGAGGGTCAGATCGGCCTTCGTCAAGGCGGACGGGGGCGACTCTGATTCCTTTAAGTAGTCAGCGGCTCTCAAGAAGGCCACGGTGGGGCCGATGTCGTCAGCGTGGGCCTTCAGAGATGCGTCATAGGCTTGAAGGCTGGCCAGCTCTCCCTCCAGTTTTTTGAGGGACTCGTAGTTAAGGAGGGAATAGGACAGAGGCGTCGACCAATGTAAGGCAAGCCATTTGTCCAGTTCCTGCTTTGCCTTTTTCTGTTTGTTGCCCCCGAGGGTTTTTAGAGTGGCTTCCATGCCAATTTTCTGTTCGCACAGATCGATCTGGTGAGTGGAAAGGGAGGATTTGAGGGGGTCTAGACGGGCTTTGAGGGCCTGAATATCTTTGGCGTTCCCTTCAATTGCCGCGAGTCTCTGTTGATACCAGTAACTCTGTTCCATAAGTTCGAGCCAGGTCGAATTCCCTGAATGGAGCGTCTTGAGCAGGAAGTCGTAGTGGAAGGTCATCTGACTAATAATAGGCGTTCCCGAGCCCTTCATGATCTGTTGGAGCTCGTAGGCTGAGACCGGTTCACGATCCGGCAGATACAGAACCAGACCCTCTGCGTCCTTGCCTCGGCGGCCCGCTCGCCCCGCCATCTGCGTATACTCGTCAGTCCTCAGAAGTCGCATGCCCTTCGCGTGATCGTCGTACTTTTTGAGACCCGTGAAGACCACAGTTTTCGTCGGCATATTAAGTCCTACCGCGAAGGTTTCGGTCGCAAAGAGGACCTTCACCAGACCCTTGCTAAACAGGATCTCCACGATCTCCTTGAGCAGAGGGAGCATTCCCGAGTGATGGAAGGCGATGCCTTTGACCAGAAGATCTCTGAGAGCATGGTATTGCGGAAGAGTTGCGAGGGACTTATAGCGATGAAGATGGGCGTCAATGATATGTCCGACATTTGCCGATGAGGAACTATCAATCAATGTATGAGTGATCTGGTGAGCGAAATCCTCGCACCCCTTGCGACTGAGGACGAAGAAGAGGGCAGGGAGCTGATTGCGGTCCCTTAGAAGGGCCACAGTATGATTGAGCTGATGGACAAAGGTTTTCGGTCTATGGTGTTGCTTAGCAACACCATACCCTTCCACCGGGCCTTTTTCTCCCGTGACAAGTTTATTATGAACCTTGTCTTTGAAGGCCGCATGACCTTCATGAATGGCCTTGATCGTGGCCAAATAGTCCCTGTACGTCTTGTCCTGGAAGACCTCCTTGGTCGGCGTCAGAACTGTAAGGAACTCGTCCGTGATAGGATGGAGGACTCCATGGGTCAGGGGCACAATGCGATACTGAGTCTGGATCAGATGGACCGGTACCTTCTTTAAGTCCCCCAGCCATCGGGCGAACAGATCGGGTTGTTCAAGTGTCGCTGACAGAAGGAGGAGTTGGACGGTCGGCGGGGCCAGGATCATGGTCTCCTCCCAGACCTTGCCTCTGTCAGGGTCCTTGATGTAATGGCACTCATCAAAGACGATGGAGCCCAGGTTGTCGATGGATAAGGACGCTGTCAGACCGAGGGTCTGTGTAGCTGTCCCTTTTTTGAAGAGGAGGTTGCGGAGAATTTCAGTGGTCATAACGATGATCTGGGCATCGGGCTTGAACTTGATGTCACCGGTCATGATGCCGACAGATGCGTGAGGATACTGTTCTGTCAGATCATGGAATTTCTGGTTGGACAGAGACTTGATGGGCGTCGTGTAGAAGACTGTTTTGCCGAGTTCAAGAGTTCGGTGAATCAGATACTCGGCGGCCAATGTTTTGCCAGATCCAGTTTTGGCGGCGATCAAGCAATTATGTCCCTGAAACATCGCCGAGACGGCGTGTTTTTGGAAGGGATCAAGGGGAAAGGAGAACGGAACGGAGGACGGATAGGTGCTCGGTTCTGTTGTCAGGTCCGGTTGAACGAGATAGGAAGACATTATTAATTTTTGGATAGAGGTTGTTTAGGTATTCAGTTACGGGTCTTTGTCGATGACTTCAATTTTATCCCATATTAGGGTTTTGTTTTAATATTTATTGGACTAAACCTTCTTGTTTTCTAAAAGTGGTGTGTATTACTAATTATTAAGTACTTAAATAATTTTTTTTATTGATTAATATAAATGGAGCCATTTCATCTTTTTATAGCATCATGTTATGAGGCAAAAGATATTCAAATACCAAGGATAATTGATAATATTTCTGCTGTAAATATTCCCAGTAATTATGTACATATTATAGTTGGTGGGTGTCCCAAATATGAAACTGAATATAAAAATGGTATTGAAATTATATCAGTAACATATAGGTGTTTTGAATTTACACCTCTTATTTATATAATTAAAAATCCCGACATTATCATGTTTGAATTTGCTTTCTTTGCTCATGACACAGTTACATTTGGCAAAAATTTTTATAATACAATTCAATCAGATATTCATAAAATGAAGATGGGAAATTTTAAAACTATGAAAATTGAAAATCGCGAGATGTCTATGAATATTGGAATATATTCGAAGGAAATAATTCTAAAAAATAAAAATCCACTACTAGAATTAGAATTGAATACAAATGATAAAGATGAACTAATGAAAATGAAACATAAATTAGTTAACTATGAAGATTTTATTCTAAGTCAAGGTAATATGAATACAGGTGATGCCTCACATAATATAAAATGTAAATTAGTAGGCAAAGAGGGCACTGTATCAAACGGCTCAATACGACATTATCAAAGGATTGATCTTATTAAATATCAAAGTAATAATAGTACTATTCAAAGTATAGATATTTGTATTATTCCAAATTTATTTTAGCCAAACTTTATTACTTAATCCAATAAAATCAACATACGTTTCTGTTAATTTAAATCCCTTATTTGATAAAAACTGTTCAACAATGTTGTAATCTATAAATTCTCCATTAATGGGATGATTCTTTCCACAATCTTCTTCATATATAATACAAGAACAATTATCGAAGAAAGTGTTATTTTCTTCGATAAACTGTAAAAGAAATCCTTCACAATCTGCCAATAGGCAATTAAATTTAATATTATATAATGTTTCTATATCTGTGAGAGTCATTGTGTTTATTTTCTCACAAGTTAATTTTGGCTGTGGTTCAGTGTATGTTTTTGTTTCCCATCCACAACCATTTCTACATGAATATAATTCTTTATTTGATATAGCTCCATTAAATATATTGAACGTACAATTATTATTCTGCCTGTTTGTTAATAAGCAATTTTTAATACTACTATCTGGATCAACACTAACTTGCTGTTGAGCAGCATTATCTAATATATGATCTATATAAACACTAACAGTTCCGTACCTAGCTCCTAACTCCAATACACGCATATTTGAAGAAATATATTTTTTGGCAAGATATCGTGAGCCTTCTTCAACATTTCTAGAGAATGTATTTAGTTCTTGTCCGTTTTCGTCAATAAATTTACAAGCAGCGTAATATTCTTCCATTATAATTAACTTGTAGAATTTTAAAGAATATTTTTTACGCATATATAAAAAAATCGACCAAGGGCATTTTAATATTTAAGTTCTGACGGTGTATTAAAACTTGATACACAATAATGTGTTTGATAGTATGTTACATTCTCCATGTATTTTATAACATCTAAAAAAACACACTCATCATCATATGGCGTTTGTATTATTTTTTCAACAGCGTTAATAAGAGATTTTTTATCACATAGAAAGATACATTGATCATGTAATCCATTTGTTACAGGTATATTTTTTCTATATTCAATATGTGTAACTTTACCACTCTCAATATTAAGATATGCGTATGGATCTTCTTCATAATTTACAGGAATTAAAAAATCTGAATTATATTGTTTATTATACATTTCTTCAAAAATTTTATTGTTTGATAATATTATATCACCCCACATTATAAATACCTTTTTTGTCAATCTAATTGATTTTAATAACTGATACACAGTTTCTCCATTACCTTTAGGATATGTTTTAGTATTATCAACAGAATTAAAATACAAAAATGAAATGTTCGTATAATCTGTTATCGATCTTTCAAAATCCTTAAATTCTTTTTCATAATATGTATTTCCACATATGTATATATTATTAGCATATGGCATAATTTCATCAATTATTTTTTTTAAAACTGGCACATTATTGATTTTGATTAAACATTTTGGATATGAAATATTCATACGATTATTAATACCTCCAACAATTATACACATATCATATTTTTCATTTAATTTAACTGTTTGTAAGAATAAATTAGTTGATATAATATTATCAACCTGTAAGTATCCAATCTTATCACTTGTGCTATTATATTCTATATCATTATAATCTGTTATGTAAGTATATTGATCATTTAGATATGAGTTATTTATAAATATATTACGTTTTTTAACTCCTTGTTTAATAATTTCAATTGTTGTTTTACCAGTTTGTATTGCTATATAATGTAAATTATGAAATGATATATTTAAAAGGTCACATAATTCTGATCTATTAACGACAGGTTTAATTGATATTGATACATTTTTTCTATTTTCGATATTATATTTATCAATAATTTCTAATGATGTAAGTTTATCATAAATATATCTAATATCACCCTCATTAAATAACCAATCATTATTTAAATTTGTAGATGTATTATTGTAATTCTTAATTGTACCAATATTAGAATATATAAATGTATCTTTTATAGGTAAAATATTTGAACTACAATTATTTGTGACAATAGTTACATTATTCATATTTTCAACTAATTGTATATTTTCATTAGAAATATTAGTTAGGTCCTTATCAAATATAGTATAATCATAATCCAATATATAATTTTTATTAAAATATTGTTTGAAATAATTTGTAAATATATATTTCCATAATAAAAATCCATTGTGTTTTTTATTTTCAATAAGTTGAGGAATATTAATATATGAGTAGATTGAAGAAGTTGGAAATAATTGTTGGTTCATACCATCTGATATAATAATTTTTATATTTTTTAATGGTATATATTCATTTATTTTATTTAATAATTCATTACCTGTATAATTAATGATATCGTTATCATAATCGCAATTTAATATAAGAAATTTTTGTGCTTTAGAATTTGTTATCGCTTCTTTAAACAATAAAGTTTTGTATGTCGGTATAAGACTGCTAAATTGTGTTCCACAAGAGAATAAAATTATATCGGATTTACTTAGTAATTCTTCTGTTTTTTTATTTAAAGTAGGATATTCATTATCAAAATATACATCAACTATTTTATCATCTTTATTATTAAAACAAACAATAGCATTTTCATCCATCAAGTGGCATTTTTTTTCAGTTATCCCACGTAAATTTAGATTTGTAAGCGAATTAAGATAAATTGTGTTTTTAAGACCCAAAATATTCTTAATAATATTACACACATATTCCATATCTGAATTATATTTATGGAGTAATGAGCAATATATAATATTCATAAAACTAAAATCTTCATATATAATTTCCTTTGATTCATTAAGTGAAAAGAAATATTCTATATTTTCTAGTAAGAAAATTTTTATGGTATTAATTATATCTTTTTGAAGTAAAGATATACAATAGTTATATGGTTCAAATGAAGTAAACCGATTATTTAATATTGTATATATAGTATTTTTTCCGTAACGTATCTCATATTCTAAAACTTGATTTTTTCTGAAATCAGAAATACCTAATGTATTAGGAAATAGCTTACGTAAAACACCGGTGGATTTACCATCATCATATCCATTAATGAGTAGATTTAAATTAATATGATTGTTAATACTATACAAACCTTTCTGTATTTGTTCACTACCTGAACCACCTGTTAATAATGTTATTATCATATTAACTTATATTATGTATATAAATAAAAGAATATTTAAACTCTCATTTATATAGGAATTATAAATTACATGAATCCATGGTTTGTGTATCTGCTGTCCACAGAGGAGGGTCAGACCTATGTGGGGGCCACCGTGGATCCTGATCGGAGGTTGCGGCAGCACAATGGACTCATTGTTGGTGGAGCGAGGGCCACTGCGGCCCGAGTCGGTCAGGGACTTACATGGAAACGTATGTGTTATGTGAGTGGATTTCCCGACAATCATGCGGCCCTTCAGTTCGAATGGCGATGGAAGAGCCTCAGTCGAAAAAAGGACTTACAGGGGTTGGATCCAGTTTCGAGGCGTATGGAGGCCTTACAACAGTTGCTAGCCCTGGACAGGCCGACGAGCCGAGCCGAACCCTATTCGTCTTATGAGGGGGGGGGCCCTGTGGTTCATTGGGAATTATAGGATTAAATATCTATATAAAAAAATTGTTTGATACTAAAATAGTATGAAACTCATCAAAATCATTTAATTTCATATTATGGCACGAAATTATTTTGTTTATATCTATATTATTTTGATGACATGGTATTCCCTTGTAATTACAATGTATGAATAAATTATGATTAGTTTTAAAAAGTTTTACATCCGTGTATTTTTGTAGGTAATAACCAATTGCCACATCGCATGCTGGACCTAGATTATTTTGTTGGGTTTTACAAAGACTTGTCCATTGTTCAACCATTGTATCAAGAAAAGGATAAATCATTTCTAAACTTTTTTGTGTGATAATAAATCCTGGCCCACCTGAATGAAAGTAATAGGGTGTATTGTCAATATTTCGATAATCTCCATGTCCGCCAATATATAAATTTTCTTTTGGATTATATTGTTTTATGAATAACAGTAGTTTTGGTATATTTATAAACGTATCTGTACCGCACATTAAAACAAAATCAGTAGTGTAGTGATCATAAATATATTTAAGTCCAAGATTCTGTTTATAGGACGCAGATAAGTAATCATTTTGAACGGTGGGTAAATATATATAATTAGTGCCACTAAAATCATTATGAAGCTCTTCTCCAAGAAAAAATAAAATTTTAATTGAACTATCATAGTTGGCCCAAGTTTCATTTATTTTTTTAATTTGATCGCGATATTTATCGATTGTAACACAGCCATATACGCCTATTATTAATTTACTCATATACATATGAGTAAATTAATACCTTTAAACTGATAATCTAAGTGTTTCTATTGTAATGATGATACGATATGTAATCTAACGGCTTAGATGTATCTAACGTATTCACGTTCATCCATTTTAAAGGGCGTAGCTCGATTTTATCAGAATGATACTGAATCATAAAATTAAAATATAGTTCATATTCTGAAGCACCTGAATGTGTATAATATTTTTTGTCCACTTTTTCCAAAAAAATAATCCAAAATGGTTTATTGTCATGTAAAGACTCGATCATATTCATTAATTCTTTGACATAGTCTCTTTGAAATATCATATGATGGCATATTCCACTTTTATCAGGATATTGTTTGCGTAAAGATGGAAGCAATTGCTTAATATGTTCAAAATATGGATTCCAATATTCATATCCATAATTATATTGGCATTTATTATTGTTAATAAATGATACGGGTCTTAAAAAAAATGTATCGCTGTCGATAACTAGATAGGTTGAAAGTATATCGGGAATAACAAACCCAGCATATAGTTTTAATAGTTGCTGTAAATACCAGCCATTATGACTTTGTTTACCATGGAATTTAGCAACATCATTGATTGAAAATGGAAATATGGTTTCCTCTATTGTTATACATCCGTCTATGGACAAAGATGGGTCATAACTAATTAGATAAATATTTCGATAACCGACAATATTTTTTTTTGTGAAAATAATTTGTTCTTTAATTACATTTATATCATTTGGGCCAATTGGAATTACAATATCAAACATGTAGTTATTAGCATATAAGTAGTAGTCTTTATATTGATTTTAAATAAATGAAGTTAACTGTTTACTGTGGATATGAAGATTAAAAATTGGAATGGTTTCGTTACCCACTATTAAAAATGGCTGTTTTATCCCATTTTCATTTCTACGCCAAATAAATTCGTATTTATCATATTTAATAATACACGTTTCATTTACAAACCCACGTGTGTCCCCTGGTTTATTTCTGGGATCTACGCCTCCTAGATACTGCCCCATGGCGGCGGCATCAAAAATACACTGAAAATGTTCATAATGTTTTGTCACAAATGTATGTTCTGGTGTGTCATTATTTGTGATAAATATAGGCAATGGTTCGATAAGGCCCGTTGTTTTTTGTATGAATGAAAAATTTTCCATGTCATTTTTTCCATTGTCATAATGATCTAGTATTGTTTTAAATACAGTATGATTCGGTATATACATAATACTTGCTATATTTCGATCAAATGTGTCAAATGGAACATACATTTTATCAGATTTACACTTATCGAGTAAGAGAGAGCAGTCCTGATACACCAGAACATCGTTTTCGAAATGGATTACATGTTCAATATTATAGGTTTTCATGAACGCATATAAATAAAAAAATCGAGAGGATGCTAATAACCAAAATCCTCCTCGAAATACTTTATTTAGTTTACTCCGATTATTGTAATCATAGGAATCATGTAAATCTTCAACAGCGATTAACTTAATTTTTGAACCAAACTGTGACAGCCTTTCAAAAAATTGTTTATTTGTTAACACATAAATATTCGTATGGCCAAGACGAACATGTTGTTCAATATTTGTTATAATATATTCTTGAAAATTGCCGATAGATACAAGGACTATATTCATAAAGTATGTTATTTCATTTTATTTAGACTGTCGATCAGCCTAAATAAATTTGTCAGTTCTTACTATATACTATGGGGTTTCAGATATTTGTCAAGACACTCACTGGGAAAACTATTACACTTGACGTAGAACCATCCGATAATATCGAGGCAGTCAAGGGAAAAATTCAGGATAAGGAAGGGATTAAGTGGTAGTCCCGAAAAGCATTCTGCCAAGAGAATAAAGGCTCTTCTTTTGGATAAACAGTTGAGGTCCTTCAGAATATTTTGATAAAAATGAATATTATCCGGTATCAGTAGTTTTTATATATGTCTATAAATAAGGAAAAATATATACAGTGGTTTTGTGGTTTTTATGAAGGAGAAGGGTCTATATCTAATTATAAATCTAATAATAATAGATTAAGATTATCTATATCACAAAATGATATAGTACCTTTAGAATTAGCACAAAAAATCTGGGGTGGTACTATACATAAACGCGAACGTACTTCTCCAGCATCAAATAAACAATGTTGTGGTTATGAATGGAGAATTTCTCATAACACAGCATTAGTATTTATCAATGATATAAAACCATTTATGATTATTCCCTATAAAATAAATCAAATTGCCACTGCTTTAGCAAACGCCGAAGCAGGTCTTGATAGAAGATTTAAATGTAAAGACTGTGATGCCGATTATGCGTCTCCTGCTGGAAGAAGACGTCATTGGTTATCAATTCATTCAAACCCAGATGCTAGTATTTCTGAAACTACAGAAATGCGAGACAATCAAATTGCGGGAAACCCCTTAGAGCACACTCTACCAAAGATATAGCTGAAAAGTATATCTGGACAGGTTAATAGCCTCGTGTATGGTAAAAACGAGTGTGATTGGGCAATCCGCAGCCAAGCTTCTAAATCCAATTGGAAATGAAGAAGGTTCAGAGACTAGATGGTTGTCGGTTTCATATTATTTATGAGGCTTAAGGTATAGTCCGCCCTGATAAGAAATTATTGGGAGATCTGGCGACCACCAGATCAGCAACGTCTGATTTTCGCTGGCAAGCAGCTCGAAGATGGCCGCACGCTCAGCGACTACAATATCGCCAAGGAGTCCACACTTCACCTGGTGCTCCGACTGAGAGGATAGACTGTCTAAATTTGATTCCTATTTGTAGCTATTGTAATAGATACGAATATGAATAAACAGAATCCACTAATTGTCTTAAAGGAACCGATTAAGGTGTCGTCCAAAAATGTCCGAGACGGTATTATTGCGAAGTTGGAAAGCATGTTGCCTGACGCACCTTTTACAAAGCCATTTGTTGCTCATTTGAAGCTCATGGGAAAGAACAAGTTGGACAAATACAATGAAATGGAATTTGTATTAGAAGAGTTCGGGGCAACTGTGAAGGTCAGTACAACCTTGATGGGTGGCGAACAGATGGTCTATACCTTTCCCAAGAACCCTGGATTGCCGCCTGATGAACTAATGCGTACAAAATTTCTGGGACTGTTTTGACTGTTTTGACTGTTTTGACTGTTTTGACTGTTTTAAGGAGACCCCGTCATATCAATTAAATCTTGACGCACCTGTCGGCGGTATGAACGCATGTCTGCTACGTCCTCTTCCGTAGGAACATGATCGGCAGCCAGCTGCATGAGTGCCCCTGAATTATCAAATCGCTCAATGGTACCCTTCACAAGTTTCGCAACAGCAATAACCAAAATAAGAAGGGTGATCAGGCAAACTAGTTTGATCAATGGACTCATTTGTTCTATTTTAGAGCGGGTTTATTCTCCTGTAAAATTCGTTTAATTCGGACATTTCGTTCCTGTTCTTGTTTTATTTCGATTTGACGAATTACGCTTTGCGTAGGCCAAGGACTAGGTGTCGGAGTGCGGATAACGGAGCACCAGTCGGGTCCAGCAGGCCATGCCTGCTGGACCCCATACGTTGTACAAGGCTGTGCCTTGTACAACGGGTCTGGTCCAGCAGGCCATGCCTGCTTCTCTGTATGTCCTTTTTCGCACATTCCTACACTACTATCATGACGCATTAAATTCAATTTTATGGACCACGTATTTCATATCGAACATTCGGTTCGACCATATAAACATGTGTACAATTATCGCTTTTTTTGAATTCTAAGGATCCATCTAGATGAATCATTAGAAGTTTGCCCAGCTCTGTCACAGTTCCTCCTTTTTCAATGAGATTGTACGAAGTTCCAATTTTCCAGTTCATGTTTTGATTGAATCTATAAAATATATTTTATCAAATTTAGGCTGATTCTATTTTAATTATTTCATTATATGATTTTGTCAGAGTGTCTATTTCTTCGGCTCTGTCTTCATTATCTGGATTTAAATAGGGATATACTGTATACAGTTCTTGAAGTTTGTCTTTTGCGGATTTTAATTTATCATTCAATGACACATTTTTAGCACTTGTGGTTTTCCATTTTATATTTTCAGTTTTCAAATCAATTCCAAATCTGTCTCCATGGTGACCGTTTGGTTTAATGTACCCTTAATAATCTAATTACTCCCATCCCTCCAAAGAGGGATGGGAGTAATTAGATTATTAAGGCTAGTGCTAAATATAAATTTACTCCCTCACTCAATGAGTGAGGGAGTAAATTTATATTTAATGGTACCAGACATGTTTTGGAATATCCTCGATTTTAATTCCTGAATCGGCCGGCAAAACAATTGTTCGCTCTTTCCTTTTTTGATTCAGATTCTGATCTGTTTGCGTAATCAGACGCAGATTTTCTTTGCGATTATCGAGTCCATTTCGATTGATGTGATCGATGGATTCTTTTGAGCCTTTTCCTGTGTGTTCTAATCGACCCATGACGAAATTATGAAGATAGAGTGATTTTCTTTTTCCATCGTCTACACAAGAATGTGAAACATAGGCATTTGATGTATAATGCCAAGTATAGTCTTTGATTTTTGGAAAGTCTTCTTTATCAATTAGAGCATTGATATATTTATCGTCATGTTCAATTTCCATAATAGTATATTCTTTTCCATAATATTTTACATGCGTATAAAGAATATCATTCGCTGGTTTTCCTACACGCCCTGTAAACGTAATAAGTTCTTCTGATATTTTTTCCATTTTGAATATATGCCTATATACAAAATAGAATACTTTTTCAAATTTACTACATATAAACAATTTTAGTACGCATATACCAAACATATAATGTAAACCATACTGGGAAGTATAGCAACATGTTTAGTTCGAATATGCAAGGCCCCCCATACCACTCATGATGCGGAGCACGTTGTAGTTGGTGGCATACACACGCACCTGGGAAGACAAGTTGTAGCCAACAGCGTTGTTGGAGACAGTCAACAGCAGGGTGGTGTTATCAATACGGGACAAGTTGCATGTCCCGCTGGGCTGGTGCTGCTCAGGCTGGAGAGCAAAGGAGTACACGTTGATACCAACGGCAGGGCAGTTGGTGTGGTGCTGGTAGGGCTGGACCAAGTTGAAGTAGTTGCCATCGCGGACAGAGAATCGGTCATGGCCGTTGAGCTGAAGGAGAGCAGTGATAACAGGGTTGCCACCAGCCATGCCCTCAACACGTGTGACGGAGTAACCAGACTCCAACACGGAGCGGTCCCACCAGTCAGAGTAGTTGAAGGGCTGCTGACCCTTGTAGGGGCCAACGACGGTGTCATCGCAAGACACGAAGGAGTCACGCTGGACGACCCACACAAGCTCCTTACAAGGGTGGTTGAAGTTGAGCTTCAACTTGTTGGAGGAGCTGGTGATGGACTCACCGCCAGTGAACTGAAGCACGTCGATCAGGTACTCGTGAGAGACCTGGGCGAACTTGCGACGCTCATCTGTGTCCAGGTAGATGTAGTCGATGTACAAGGAGGCTGCGGCCAAGCCAGTCTGGGCAACACGGTTGCGAACAGAGTGGGGGTCAGAGCCAGTGGCATTGTCCCAGCACAGGTTGTTCAAGGTGTTGAACTCCAGGTTGAAGCGGACCTCGTGGTACTGGAGAGCAATCAAGGGCAGGGAGAGACCAGGGTTGCGGCAGAACCAGAACTGAAGGGGCACGTACAGGGTGTACATGGGTGTGCAGGAGCCAACCACCTCAGAGGTGTTGGGCTCGCCACCATAGCAAGGGTTGTCGCAGTTGACACCGCCGGCATAGATGACGTTGGTGAGCTCGGGCACGTTGCCAACCATCTTGGCATAACCGGCCTGCTTACCAGCCTCCTGGGTGAGCTCGTTCCAGATGTGGAGCCAGTCACCATAGTGCTTGTCGATACGCTGACCACCGATCTCGAGCTCGACATACGCAATAAGGTTCTCGCCAACCCAGTTGAGCCAACGGAACTGACCGCCACTGCCGTCGGTCGTTGCGTTGATTTGAACCTGGGGAAGAGTGGCCTGAAGATAAACACGGTGGATCAAGTCACCGTTACGCTGAACAGTGCAAGTGACCTTCTTGCCAAAGTTAGGGGCACCATTGAAAGGGTTCTCAATGGACTCCATGGCAAAGTTGGTGTGACGACGGTAAATAACCTTGAAGACAGGTTGATACCCTCCCTTTCGGGATATTTGTGAACGGATCAGGGTTCGGGATTGGACTATAACTTAAGCTCTGTACTCATCTACAGAACCCACTACCATTTAGTCTCTGAACAGCATTCATACTGCTTGTAAATACGCAATCGCCAGATCGTATTTTTCATTATCTGAAAGTTTCTTCGATGTGAAGTACTTATTTTTAAGTGTTGGGTGATTTGCTATGGCATATCCAGAACCTTGCCACATCTCTGGCCGTTCTTTAACATATACCAAATACATCGGTAGATTCAAATGTGATTTTCTATGAGATATAGCAAGTTTTACTTTGTGTTCCTCAGTAAAAGTTTTGCCATAGAAATGATGCTTATCACCTGATTTTGCTGCTGAAATAGCTAATTTGGCTTCCTCAGTTCTCGGTTTCCCGAAATTATGATTCTTATCGCCAAGTTTTGCTTGTCTCATTCGCTCACACGATTGTTCACTGTGTGTACTTGCTTCACCTCCTGAACGGATATTGTATCCAAAAGGTTCTACAGTATTGTACACATGAATCATTCGTGATTCATACAGGTTTAATTGTTCATCATTTGTTTCAAGAAGTATTTCATATTCCATTTTGTTACCATACTTTTTAATAGCATTTTCAAGTGCTATACAGTAACCAGGGCATTTGAAATGTTCCTTGATTCGTGTCTCAATAGATCGTTTTGTTTGTCCAATGTATGATTTCCCAGAGGGAGATGTTAATTTATAAATTACTCCCATTTTCACTTACTATACAGATAATATTTTAAGCAGGTTAGAACTTGGCTGCGGATTGCCCATTTCAGATAATTAAATCTTCATAGCTTACATTTTTACTGTCTCTGAGTTCAGTTCTCAGCCCTTTGGACCTTTCAATCCAAAGTTAGTAGTAAGCCCTTTAGGGGGTTCCCGCAATTTGATAATGTTGCCCTAAGATTGTTGTTTACAATAATCAACTACGATTATTGTTTACAACAATCAAAAGACTAGCAGCTGTGGTTTTATGAATTGGAACCACGAACGGACTTGTCGGAGTACTTATTCCAAGTTTGTACTCCCCGACTGCTTTTCCACCCCCTTCAATATGTTAAGGTGATCTGTGGGTTACCGGTGAGGTAAACATCCTGGGCTCCGTAAGCTACGAGTTGCATCAAACCACCTCCTGTCATTTGTTATATCCTTAGTTCACAAAAAAAAATGGAATGATCGCAAATTCACAAACGCGTTAAGTGATGTTCACCCATTTAAACAAGTGGCCTATGTAACGTTCAAGACGGGATCTCAAGATGAGCGACATATCCTCCGCAAAATCGAAAGCCAGCAAATTGCCGGAGTCTCGAACTACTTTGGATGCCCTACATGGTCAAAAAATGAGCGTCTTACAGGAGGAAAAAAGAAATCTTGAAAATTACAAAAAAGAAATAGAATTACTTGGTGAAAAAATAAAAAATACAACTTCTGATATGGAAATATGGTCTTTAGAGCAACAAATGGAACGTCTTGAGAAAAAAGTAAAATCTATTGAAAATGACGGGGAAATGAACAATTATTTTCTCAGAACAGGTAATATTCTATTTGATTACTACGACGTCCAGCAGAAAATCCAGCAAGGTGCTGTCGTGCCGACCACGCAAACAAAGGCAAAACCAGGGAGTATTCTTGCGATTTTGAGCGATTTACAGAAGGACGAAGAGGTTGAGCCCACGTCCACCATAAGTTCATCCGTTTCTACGAAGCACCTTCAGCGTAATAATCTGCTAAATCAGTATTTACAGATCGAAGATCCGACTGCGGTTCTAAAACCAGATACCGACAATGATGATGAATGGACACATTGCGATCACTGCGGGAAAGAGATGATCATGTGTATGAATGAGGCCACAATGACCTGTTCGTCCTGCGGAAACAAGGAGTTTATCTTGATTGATTCTGATAAGCCTTCGTACAAAGACCCGCCTCGTGAACTCGCGTATTATGCGTACAAGAAGATCAACCATTTTAATGAATGGCTCGCTCAGTTCCAGGCGAAGGAGTCAACGGAAATCCCAGCGGCCATATATGATCAGATCTTGCTTCAACTCAAGAAGGAACGCATCAGCAATTTTGCTTCCTTGAAACGCACCAAGCTCCGCGAAATTCTGAGACACATGGGCGAAACGAAATATTATGAACATATTCCGCATATTATCAATCGACTGTCTGGACAGAACGCACCATTTATGAGCAGAGAGGATGAAGAGAAGTTGCGACATATGTTTCGTGAAATCCAGCCGGCGTTCAAAAAGCATATTCCAAAGGGTCGCAGAAACTTTTTGTCCTATGGATATATTTTGTACAAATTCTGCGAACTGCTCGAAATGGATGAGCATCTGGCATGCTTTCCTTTGTTGAAGAACCGCGATAAACTCTATATTCAGGATCAGGCCTGGAAGGGGATCTGTGCGGATATGAAATGGCAGTTTATTAGGACAGTTTAGGACTTTAGAAAAGCGTATATAAGATATTCATTATAATTTTGAAAATTATAATGAATAAAAACATTCCATCCTTCTATGACGTTTCCACGATCCGAATACAACGAAGCACAGAGGAATCTGTGGCCAACCATTTCATCGTACAACTGAGCGTTCCAGTAGCCAGACCTGTCTGAAAGGGATTGGAATCGTTGTGAAGCGTAGCCTCAATTGGACACTTTGTTTCCTGACACAAAGGTGCCTGTTCATTAATCACTGGAATTCCATTTAATGTACACTTGTAGGTTGCGAGTCCATCCTCAATTTGATTCGGGACAGTATAGGCTACTGTCAAGGTTGAATTGGCGGGAGGAAGTTCATACTGAACGTTAATATCCTCTACATGGAATAACGACGCCGTATCACAGTTCGTGGCAACAGGCAAGGAAGAGACGAACAGGGTTGTCATTAATGCGACCAGGGCTTTCAACATTCTGATAGGTCGCGTGACTTTATTATTCACTATTAAATGTCGGTTCAGTTCCCTCCACCGATTCCATTTCTTTTAAGACCACCTCATTCTTTGGCAACTCCTTGGCCTTCCACTTCGCCATCCATTCTCGATCTTGCCGCTCTTCCTCCTCCCTCTTCGCCTTTTCGTCCTTTCGCATCTTCACGACTTTGAATTCCACGTCGTCATCGAATCCGTCCAAAAATTCATTACAGAAACTGAAATGTCCATCGTCTCTGTCCGAATAGAGACAGCCACTTGGTCCATATCCTGCCTTTTGAATTCGGCATTCGAGTGTCCCGCCCTCCCGCTCGATCTCCTGAATCACGGGAATGGCCCGATCCATGACATCCGCATACAAAGCTTTGTTTTCTGCCCGCAACATTCGTTCAAAGAATTCAACGATTGGCAGATCCTTATTTTTATCGATTTGGACATACATCTCATCCAAAATTTTTTTGTACGAATAGACACTTTTGAGATGCTGCCGATATAATTTGAGACGAAAATGCTCCATCACCTGATCAAGTTTTCTCTCTTCGTCCCTGTGCTTGGCCTCTAGCCGTTCAATAAATTTGTCAAACACAACTGTTAGTCGTTCTTTTTGGTTTGTGATCAAATCAATAAGATCGGTCATTTATTGTTGTATGACATGGACTATTTAGGTTTTGGAATAACCACATTAATCTTTTGGGGACTTGATAGCAATGGAACAGATGCGGGCGTATCCGTCGCCTTATATATTGATGTATGGCTGAGTTCGCCGCAGATCTCGGGAACTTCGAAGTTTGGAATTTTGTTAAACTTCTCAAAACAGGCCTTTTTAATCCCTATAGGCAACAGACCGTTGCCGGCTAGACTAACTTGGTTCGTATCTTGACGGATAGATTGTAGGAAGGTCCCGCAGTTCTTGCGACTCGAAGAGGGAAGGGCGAGCTCCTCCTCTATTTTTCGTCTTATGATACCCCAGGTAGTCGAATACTGACGGAAATTGGCCGCTAAAGTGGAATAAGCCATCTTTTCTTGGATCATGTTAAGAATGCTGATTACAATGGATAGGGAACCAAAGACCCATGCTAGTTGAAAGCCATTGATCTCGTAGCCGCCGGCGATCACATTGGAAAGTCCTGCTACCGCTGCCACAATATTGGATGCGATTACGAGTCCCTTTGCTTTTACGTCGTATTCACTATGGGCCTCGGAGTGCATCCATTCAAAACACTTGGCTTCATCACACCACTTGGCGAGCATGATTTCAATGGAGGGGTCCCAAGGAATGTCTTGCTGTGTCGTAGATGAGTCCTCGGACATTTTTTAGAAGTCTACAAAATATGCGAACTGTTTATTCCTTTTGAACAATCTTTGGCATCTCAATGTGAATCTGTCCAAGAGCCGCTTGGACTTGTGCCTGGACTTGGGCCTGGACTTGCTCTTGAACATGGGCCTGAATCTGGGCCTTCAACTCTTCGGGATGCTGAACCGCATTTATGAGGCCTTCTGTTGTCGTTGGAACAAAGGTATTAATCTGAGATTTTATACTCTCGGAGACGGGCAAATGCTCTACCAAAGTCTGCGGATTAGCCGCCGCCGCGGTAGCTATCGTGAGTGCTTTTTGAGCCTCAGGTGGCAATGCCTTTTCAGGATTAGCCAGTTTCTCTTTCATCTCATTTGAGATAGGGAGGTCTTTTACAAGGCCCTGAATCTTTCCCTGATTCGCTTTCGCTATCCCTATCAGTCCCGAAATGGATCCGCCCTTTCTCAAATAATTGACAGCGAAGGCAGCCGCTCCCAGGCCGACGACACCCACTGCCACCGCTCCCAAAATTGTGGCGGTGCCAGAGGGAGCCACAGACAAAATACTTGATAAGAGACTCGTTCCATTTGTCGGATCATAAGACGGATAGGCTGTCATGTAATACAGGGGCGTCGAGGTGGCAGATACATTGACGGGACTAGTCGTAGGCCAGGCCGTGATCATAAAGAGGGGGGTAGAGGTGGCGGTGAGGGTGGAGGTGGCGGTAGTCGTAGGCCAGGCAGTTATTTCAAATAATGGAGTAGATGTGGCCGATGCTGTCAGAGTTTCAGTAGTAGTTGCTGTGCCAGATGCTGTAATTGTAGCTGTAGCGGTCAACGTTTCCGTCGTGGTAGCAGATACACTGGACGTGGCAGTGCCTGTCAGAGTTGCCGTTTGCGTGGCGGTACCTGTCAGAGTCGCTGTTTGTGTTGATGTAGCTGTTGGCGGCAGAGCAGAGGGACTGACAGAGGCTGCTTCATTGCCGACTGTCATATCGACGCCACAGACTTCTGGCAAAGAGAGAGTGGCCGAATAGGTACAGGTGGGATTTTCATTCACACCGCTCATTTGTAATGTGGCACCGCAGGCAAGGGTCAGGTGGAATTCACGGCAACAGGAACCAGAACAGGTGGCGGGCCCATACTTTTGGTATGTGTATTGACCGTTACTTGATAGGTAGGATGTGAAAGATCCACAGGGGTTTCCTGCGTTCTGGTTCTGCATACAGGACTGATAGGCAACGATCGTGTAGCCGGGTGGATTGAAGGTCATACCATTCAAAAGAGTGTAGAGGGAGGAGGGGCCAGTGCCGGCGATGGCTGAAATCAGAAGCGACGACGCTGTTAAAATACGCAAAATCATTCTATATTAACTCAAGGAAGGAATAACGTAAATTCCTCGTTTGAGTCTGTGTTATAGTAGATCTACAAAAGATCTGTCAGTGTTATATTTATCTGTTAAATATAACACTACAATAAATAATTCGAAGTATCGAATAATGGTAGAGATCTATTTTTAAGGCATGTTAAGCCATTTGATTAGTTGTCGGGTCTTTACAGACCCTTTTTGTCTGGTCTTTACAGACCCTTAGGGAAGCCCACGAGGTTGGCACCGATACCGAAAGAGGCACCCTGGCGTGCCGTAACGCCCATGCTGGGGCTCACGACATCCAAAATAGCGAACACGACTGCGGCGAGGACGGCCAAGGTTGCGACCTCATCCATGGGGAGAGCCTTGCGAGGGATCAACAGTGCTGCCGCCGCAACAAGGAGACCCTCAATCAGATATTTGATCACACGGTTAACAATTTCTGCGATACTACCGTCCATTTTATATTCTATCAACAGGAAAAAAATCGCAGTAAAAGATAACAATCTAAAGGACTGAGTGTATAAACCGGAAGAAAAGCAACCCATGGCTAGTAACAAGATTGTCGAGGATTATTTGGATGAGGACGAGCCCGTTAACGGCCAGCGATATGCTCTGGTTAGCTTTGTTAGCCCGGAAAATATCTTGGAGAAGAAGGACCTCTTCTTCTTTCAGCGTTTCCTTCAGAGCTACGAAGTCGATTTCAAGGTCAAGAATCTGGAGGCTTTTTTGGCAGAGTCCGTGATTAACATCAATAAGATGCTGGATGAGAAGGCTGCTTCCTTGGACAAGGATGGAAACTCGGATGCTGCGGAGGTCTACCGTAAGAATCGTCTTCCTGTAGATGGAGTCCTTGGTGACTACCAGGCCTTTGTCCGAAAGCAGCAGAAGGACATTAATAAGACAAAGATTGTGGAAGCGTATGATGATTTCCTGTTTAAGCAGCAGGCTGCCTTGGAGGAGGAGTTCCATGCGAAGAACAACTTCCGTACCAGCATTCGTGGGTTCAAGGTGCGATATGTGGCGAGGGACGAAAAGGATGCTGAGATGAAGGCCAAGAAGCTTCAGGCGAAGGACAAGTTTCACAATATCTATTGTTCGGAGATCGGCAAGTGGACTCCTTGGGATCCTAAGCCTCATATGGTGGAGAACCAGGAATATGCCCAGGAGGAGCTCAACTCGCTCATGAAGAAGTACAAGGAGAACGAGGAGAACCGTTCCATCTTCTTCGACGAGCAGAGGAAGGCGGGCGTGAAGGTAGGGGAGTCGGGCGAGAAGAAGTTGTTCGGAATCACCAAGGTCGAAGAGACCAAGGCAGATGTTGCGGATTCAACCGGTAATAGTGTTCACAACTCCCTGTTTGAAGGGCCTGCGGATCTGGCAATGGCCCGCAAGATGGAGGCGGCTGCTAGTTCTAGTTCTGCTGCTAGTGTTGCTGCTAGTGTTGCTGCTGGTGTTGCTAAGGCAACACCTGAGGCAACACCTTAGGCAACACCAGAGGCAACACTTAAGACTACAACAACATCAACATCAACCCCAAATACCGAGTAAAAATTCATTACAAATCATAAAATGATATTAGATGAATTTAAGAGAAATAGCCAACCACACCATCGTTGAACATGGACGCAGCAATAGGAGTACATTCGTCCTCTACACCATTACAAAATGTTCCCTCAGGGCATGTTTCACCATTTGACAAGGTATTACACATATAGTATGTATCCTTGTCGGGAACGTAGCCGAGGTTACGAAGCTCGGCCTGATTACCAGATACAACGCATCCATTAGAAGGGACCGCCGGTACGTTCTCAAAGCCGGACAGAGAGGATGATACGAAGCGAATGATATAAGAAGAGGCCACAATCACGACCACGAGCACAATAAAGAGCGACACGACGCCCATGGGATTCTTAACACGAGTCATTCTATTTACGGTCAATAATTAATTTGGCACTGTAACTGGAACTTCAAAGGTGTAACGAGGAGGACGAACAGGAAGTCCTGTGTCTGTGCCCAGAATGGGGGGATCCTGGCCCTTACAGAATCCATTGATACACCGGTAAGGATCCGCACAAGTCGCGTAGGTCTTGCCCTCCCTTGTACGCTGATCGGGGCCACATCCCATAATCGCACATGTGCCAATAAATCCGTCGATCACGGTCGGCTGAAGCAGGAATGCTGTGATCGCAATCAATGCTAGAATAATAAACACGGTGCCCATGGTCGGTCTCAGGTCTTTCATGATGTCTCTACTAGTTAGTAGGTCTTTTTCACGGCGATCGTCGGTCCCCTTGTTTTACGCATGGCGGCGGGGTCATAGGTATCCATCGCCTCTTCGTCCTTCTCCTTGTACATTGCCGCCGAATGGGCCCAGAACTCGGGGGCACCGAGTCTAAAATCGCCGTGGATCTCGGCCTTGTACCAGAAAATGGCGTCTTCCAGCTTGTTCGACTGTGTGTTATTATTGATCACGAGGCACTCGAAATTCTGCGTACACTGGTCCATGATCTGACAGAAGAACTCGAAGGTCGGAAAGGCCGATCCGTAGTTTTCGTAAATACGCTTTCGATTGGACATATAGGGTTCACGTAAAATAAATACATAGTCCACGTTGGTTCTCAGGGCAGGCTGAATGCCGAGAGGAAACTGCATGGTAATGAGGAAGAAGACCTTCAGCCAACGTCCGTTCATGAAGAGATACTTGATATTCTTGTCGTGAGTCCAGGAATCGTCGTACATACAATCGTCGAGAATGAGGAAGGATCGGGGATCGAGGCGACTTGTCCCACCTCTTTCCGTCTCTGCCTGGATTTTCTGCATAATCAATTTCTGGCGTTTCACGTAATTCGCGAGGATCACGGGATTGTATTCGCCATGGATGAAAATGGGTGGAATCATTTTCTTGAAGAAACCGTTTGACTCCTCTGTGCCTGATATTACTGTGCCCAATGGCATATTTTGATGGTGAAATAGGAGGTCTTTGACGAGTGTTGACTTGCCTGTGCGACGACGACCGATAAAAATTACGACCGCATCTTGAGGAATATCTTTCATACTGAACTTCCGGAGGTTCACATTCATTGCTCCTGTGGATGCCATTTCTGTTGTGATGGAATTTATTTAGAGATTCTTGTTCACGGACCTTTATTGTATTGTCCTAGTAGAAAAATGGAGCGTGGACTAGTAATGTTATTACACTCGGTTATAATTGGGATAGTATTATATCTGATCATGGTCTATGTGCTTGGACAAGCACAGCCTATTGCTGAAAATAGATCTATTTTATTGTCATGTGGCATTTTGATTTACATGATATTGTATGGTCATGGACTCCCATTGAAATTAAACAAGGACTTATAAATATATCGGTCTACGATTAGTGTTTTGATTTAATCAAATAAATCGAAACAATAATCACCCTGCGACCAGGAACCCGAATTCAGATTCAACCCTTTCAAAAGAGGACGTTCATGAAACAGTGTTTAACAAATCTCATGAAAGATCCATGTCGCCATGAACCCGTGACAGATCAAATGAAAGATGCCTTTCCGCACATAAAGTTTCTTCAGAGGTATCATCCGGGCCTAGACGCCTTTCCTCTTGGCCTTTCAGAGCCTTTGGTCGCTGCCCTTCCGACACGTTACAGCATTCAAGAATGGCTCAGCACAGATCCATCTGACAGTAGATTTCGAACCGTTCGGGTCGCAGATACGACAACGGATGATGTCTCGAACCAAGAGGTCAACGTGTTCGTCAAAACCGTCCATCTTCTCGATCCCATTGCTCTTCTTCAAAATGAATACACCATGCCTGCCCATCCCTTACTTCCTCTAGGCACCCAATCCTGGAAAAACACGCTCCTCAAACTTCACACGTCATCCAATCAGGCCTACGTCGACGCAGTAGCCTCCTATGTTCTTGGTCGTTTACGAGAGCAGAATATGACGCCGCACGCTGCTTTGTCATACGGGTCTATAACAGGCATCGCAGATCGATACAAGTTCAAAATCACGGACGAATATGAGAGTTATCGTCAGTGCCGATGGTTCTGGAAGGGTCTAAAGACAAAATCGGCGACTCTGGAAGTGAAGAGGGACGAAGAGGATGTTCTGTCAGATCCAGAATATGTGGATCTGGTTCAAGAAATGTTTATCTGTCCGTTTGACGATCTGGATGGATGCGTCGCCGAGGAAGAGGAACTGTGTCTGGAGAAAGTGGAGGCTATCGAAGATTCTGGGAGTCTTCACTCCTTCGATTTTGATCTGGAGGAAGAGGAGTCTGAGAAGTCTGACAAGTCTGAGGAATCTGAGACGTCTGAAACTTCTGAAGGATCGGATTGCTCGGATGAATCGTCTGATGGAACCTTGTTCGACGTAAATCTGAACATGACAAATATGCCCGTGATTATGATATGCCAGGAAGCTCAACAGGGTACAATGGATGATCTGATGGATGAGGAAGAACTCCATGGAAACGTGAAAGGATCTGGTCCCTGGGATCTGATGTGGATCGCATGGACCTTCCAGGTTGTGGCGGCTCTGTCCTTCCTACAAAAGCACATTGCGTTTACGCACAATGATCTCCATACGAATAACATTGTCTGGAGAACGACGGATCAGACGCATTTATATTATCGGGCACATGATGGAACCACGTTTAAGGTCCCGACCTATGGACGCATTTTCAGTCTGATCGATTTCGGGCGAGCCATTTTCAAAATTCAGGATCATCTCTGGATCTCCGACGATCACTGGCCAGACCACGATGCCGGCGGCCAGTATAATTTTGGACCCTTTTACGATTCGGACAATCCCAAAGTGTCCCCCAATCCATCCTTCGATCTGTGTCGCCTCGCCATTTCTATGCTCGAGGGTCTCTACGATGAGCACCCTGATCGAAAAAAGGGCTCAAACATCATCCTCAGCCAAGAGGGATCCTGGAAGGTCCATGAAACGGTGTCGCCTCTGTTTAATTTGCTGTGGTCCTGGACCCTGAATGATGACGGAGAGACGTTATTCGAGGATCGTCATGGGAACGAGAAATTCCCTGGGTTCGATCTGTACATTGAAATCGCACACAAAGTCCATGACGCCGTGCCAAAGGATCAGCTGCGTAAACCTGTCTTTCAGTCCTTCCGTCACAAGGGAAAAGTCGGGTCAGATGTCACTGTTTATTCGATTTAATTTGTATATAATATAATATAATATATAAATCCTACGTAAGGGTTTATATACTATAAGTAGCAAATGCTGAGAGTCGGGCGATTATTAATCGGCCTGCTCCTCTTCAGCTCGGTTACAATGCTGGATGGAGCATCAGCAACAAGTACCATGACAGCGACTGCTACAAGAACTACCACCATGACGGGAACCTTGACTAAAACTATGACTATGACACCTACACGTTCAGGGACTCCATCCAATACACCGTCCTTTACTATGACGCCAACTGTTACAGCATCCAAATCAGGAACATCTAGTGTTAGCTCTTCTATGACAGCGTCCATGACAAAAACACCCTCAAATACAGCCTCTAAGTCAGGAACTGGCTCACAAACCATAACGTCCTCCAATACTGCCTCCAAGTCCGCTTCCATTACAGCCAGTCCAACGGTAACCGCAACTCAGACGAAAACGGCGTCCAATACAGCCTCTAAGTCAGTGACACCAAGTCAAACCATGACTGCCTCCAAATCAGGAACTACAACCTCAACTCCATCAAATACAGCCTCTAAGTCAGCCTCTATTACAGCCAGTCCAACGGTAACCGCAACTCAGACGAAAACGGCGTCCAATACTGCCTCTAAGTCAGTGACACCAAGTCAAACCATGACTGCCTCCAAATCAGGAACTACAACCTCAACTCCATCAAATACAGCATCTAAGTCAGCCTCGATTACAGCGAGTCCAACAGTAACCGCAACCCAGACGAAAACGCCGTCCAATACTGCCTCCAAGTCAGGAACGCCATCTCAAACCATAACACCCTCTAAGACGGGGACAACGACTGCGACACCATCAAATACACCCTCTAAGTCAGCCTCGATTACAGCAAGCCCTACAGTGACCGCATCACAGACGAAAACACCCTCGAATACAGCCTCCAAGTCAGGAACACCATCTCAAACAATAACCTCGACAGGTACACCGAGTCGTACCGCAACAAATACTATTACAAATACAAAAACAGGCACACCATCTACAACGCCATCCAATACCCCTTCCCTAACAAAAACGGGCACGATGACACCCTCGAAAACGGCATCCAATACCATAACATCAACAAATACTGGAACACCTTCAAAGACGGGATCAAATACGATCACCTCTTCGTCCACCCCCTCAAAAACTGCGTCAAATACTATGACCCCCTCGAACACAGCATCCAAATCTACAACTGCTAGTCAAACAATGACTAGTTCTAAAACAGGGACGCCATCCACTACTCCTTCCAATACACCTTCTGTTACATCTTCGATGACGAAAACAGCATCCAATACTGCTAGTCAAACTACATCTGGTACAAAATCAGGGACATCAACAACAACACCGTCTAATACGCAGTCTAACTCTGGAACACCGAGTAAAACAATTACTGGCACTAGTACAGCCTCCACTACATCATCCAATTCCAATACACCTTCTAAGTCTGGCAGTGGCTCTGTCACACCTTCTGTTAGTCCCTCTGTTACAGCGTCTACTACTAAGTCAGGCACACCTTCTAATACTCCTAGTCAGACTGCGTCATTTACTAAAACGGCATTAAATACTGTCACTGGTACTGTCACATCAAGTTCCTCAATCACATCCTCCAACACAATTACGCAAACACAATCATCCTCTCATACTGCCACAAATACAGTTTCTGGAACTCATTTAACATCCGCAACTCAAACAGGATCTCAGACAATTGTATTGAGTCAGACTAGTTCTCAAACAATCACATCGAGTCAAACTGTCACACCAAGTCAGACTAGTTCACAAACAGTTACACCCAGCCAAACTAATACACCCTCAAAGTCTGGATCTCAAACAATTACTTCAAGTCAAACTGGTACGCCAAGTCAGACTAGTTCTCAAACAATTACGTCAAGTCAAACTAGCACACCAAGTCAGACTAGTTCACAAACAGTTACACCCAGCCAAACTAATACACCCTCAAAGTCTGGATCTCAGACAATTACTTCGAGTCAAACTGGTACGCCAAGTCAGACTAGTTCTCAAACAATTACTTCAAGTCAAACTGGCACACCAAGTCAATCTAGTTCACAAACAATTACACCCAGTCAAACTGGTACGCCAAGCCAAACTAGTTCGCAAACAATTACACCCAGCCAAACTAATACACCCTCAAAGTCTGGATCGCAAACAATCACATCAAGTCAAACTGTCACACCAAGTCAATCTAGTTCGCAAACAATTACACCCAGTCAAACTGGTACGCCAAGCCAAACTAGTTCGCAAACAATTACACCCAGCCAAACTAATACACCCTCAAAGTCTGGATCTCAAACAATCACATCAAGTCAAACTGGTACGCCAAGTCAGACTAGTTCTCAAACAATTACGTCAAGTCAAACTGTCACACCAAGTCAATCTAGTTCGCAAACAATTACACCCAGTCAAACTAATACACCCTCAAAGTCTGGATCGCAAACAATCACATCAAGTCAAACTAGCACACCAAGTCAAACTAGTTCGCAAACAATTACACCCAGTCAAACTGGCACACTAAGTCAGACTAGTTCTCAAACAATTACACCCAGTCAAACTAATACACCCTCAAAGTCTGGATCGCAAACAATCACATCAAGTCAAACTAGTTCTCAAACAATTACACCCAGTCAAACTGGCACACCAAGCCAATCTAGTTCGCAAACAATTACACCCAGTCAAACAGGCACGCCAAGTCAGACTAGTTCGCAAACAATTACACCCAGCCAAACTAATACACCCTCAAAGTCGGGATCTCAGACAATTACTTCGAGTCAGACAAGTACATCGACCCAAACAACTACGTCCAGTCAAACAGGGACCGCCTCAAATACACCCAGTCAAACGATAACCCCCTCTATCACAGCCAGTCAAACATCAACCCAGACACCAAGCAAAACACCCTCTAATACAATCACACCATCCAATACAGCCAGTCAAACGAATACGCCTTCTCATACACCCTCGAATACACGATCAGGAACTCTCACACAGACAGCCTCTGCCCTTAAAACCCCTACCAATACACCCTCTCCGTCCCTCACAGCAACCAATACCATTTCACAAACTGGCACACCCACTCAAACTATAACACAGTCAGGAACACAGACGCAAACCCCCTCCAATACACGAACTGGAACAGCCACTCAGACAACAAGCAATACGCAAACTCAAACACAGACCCTGACGTCCTCTAATACCGCTTCTCTAACCTCAAGTGAAACGAAGACGCCATCAAATACACCTAGTTATACTATTACACCTAGCAATACTATATCACAAACAGGCACTGTAAGTCCTTCTGTTTCAGGAACACCCTCGCAAACCCCCTCTAATACTCCAAGTCAAACCGTATCCCAGACAGTCACAAAGACAACTACACAATCAGGCACAGGATCAGGGACGCAGACACGTTCATCCACAAACACACCTAGTCAAACCCCCTCGAATACACCTTCAAACACTATTACACCCTCCAATACACCAAGTCAAACAAACTCCAATACACCATCTGTCACAGCTCTCGTTACAAAGACGCAGACTACCACCCAGTCAGTGACTAATTCAGGCACTCCCTCAAACACTCCAAGTCAAACCATATCTCAAACAATCACCGGTTCAGGCACAGCATCTGTCACACCATCTCAGACGGCATCGCAGTCAGGAACTGCGACGCAAACGGTATCCCAGACTCCTACCAATACGCCCTCCGTGTCTGGAACACAAACACCAACGCTCACTAATACTCCCTCCAAGACCCCTTCTGTCACAGCCTCTGCGACACCCCCCGTTACAGGCTCAACGAGTCAGACAATTACACCTTCCTCCACACAGCCAGCCACACAGACGCAAACGGGTTCAGGCACAGCCTCCCCAGGTTCCACACCTTCATCCACACAAACTGGATCTCCCACACAGACTCAGACACAAACAGCTTCCAATACAGCCGGTCAAACCCCTTCGATCACTGCGTCCTCAACGCAAACGGGTACTTCTACTCAGACACCTTCGCAAACAGTCACACAAACCGGCACATCTACTAAGACCTCTACATCCACACAGACGCCTACGACTACCCCTCTGTCCGCTTCAATAACTCCCACTCCTACTCCGTCAGGCACACCGTCTGAAACGGCCTCCAATACAATCACCCAAACACCATCGGTCAGTCCCTCGCAGACAGTCACTGTAACAGGTACATCCACAGCCACAAAAACTAGGTCCCAAACAATTACACCAACTGTTAGTCGTACATCCACAAATAGTGGTACACAAACAGGTTCAGGAACCCCCTTCAATACCCCTTCTGTCTCTGGTACGCCCTCGCAAACTCCAACTGCTACGGCTTCAAACACCCCTTCCATTACCGCATCAAACACAGCTACCCCTTCAAATACTCCCTCTAACACGCCCTCCAATACAGTCACACCCTTCCATACCCCTTCCAACACACCCTCTTCATCCCTTACAGCGGCCTATTCAGAGACGAACACGGCCTCCAATACTAAAACGCCTTCTATCACTCCATCTATCACAGCATCAACGTCCACCACGCCCTCCAATACCGGCTCCATAACCATTACACAGACAGGCACGATCACAAAAACCACCACATCCACCATGTCCGTCACAATCACCCCTACAAATACGATTACCCCTTCGATCACATCATCTCCGTCGATAACCGCATTGAGCACGGAAACTCCCTCCAATACGATTACTCCTTCCAATACCCGATCTACCACGGGGACAGTGACCACTTCTAAAACCATGACGAAAACGCCCTCCAATACAATCACTTCGTCATCGACCTCCACGCCTTCCAGAACTGCGGCCCAAACAGTCTCACAGACGGGCACATCCACTTCTACACAGACCCCAACCACCACCTTCAGTTCTGGAGCCACAGCCTCTACCTCTATGACATCGACAGCTACAACAACCTCCACCCTATCTCTAACAGCCACCCAGACCCCTTCAAATACACCTAGCCAATCGACCACGATCACGGGCTCAAATACGCAAACATCGACTGCCACGCAAACGCCAACAACCACCGCCTCTGTTCCAACCACATCAGCAACCGTTTCAGCCACCAATACTATATCGCAAACACTGACAAACACAGCTACCACGACATCCAGTCAAACACCTTCCAATACACTAACACAAACTGGTACACAAACAGGCACCTCTACAACAACGGCCACAGTCACACCCTCTCAAACATCATCTCAAACATCGACCCCTTCTAGTACCGCCTCTAACACCATTACCCAGACAAAAACGGGGTCCTCGAGTCAAACCATCTCTGGCACATCGGCTCAGACGGCTCTCACGACTCCTTCCCAGACACCCTCGAATACAGCGACTCCAACACAAACGCCCAGTAAAACGGCATCGACATCACAGACTGCGGTTCCGACAACCTCTCAGACCCCAGCCACTACCCCCACACAAACCAGTTCACAATCCCCTGCCCCCACCACCTCTCCGTCCGTCTCTGGGACCGCAGTTCAGACTGCCTTAACAACACCCTCTCAGACTGCGTCTCAGACTACGTCTGGAACTAGATCTAGCTCTGGAACTGTAACAGCGACTCAAACAGCCACACAGACGCCCAGCTATACTTCCACCACGACACAAACTCCTAGTCAAACGTCTAATCCAACTGCTCCTATTACAGTAACTCCTTCCCAGACAACGAGTGTTACAAGAACCGCAAGTCGCACCATGACTGGTACACAATCAGGAACATCTACCTTTACTGGAACAGCTACACAAACTGGCAGTCTCTCAGGTACTCAAACGCCATCCGAAGGATCTACGCCTTCCATGAGTCCGTCGACAACTCTTTCCATAAGTTCCTCGATCACTCCTTCATCCAAATTAACACCTACCACCACTACCACACTTACAGGATCCATTAGTCAAAGCTATACACCCAGTCAGACTGGCACGGGATCATCTACCGTCACGAGTACGCAATCAGGAACACTGTCCCAGACAACCTCTCGTACAACTACACGAACGCCCACTGTATCTAGAACAACTACTGTTACACCCAGCAATACAGCGAGTCAAACCGTTACACCAACGCCATCCTATACGTCTTCCGTCACAGCCCTCATCACCCCCACATCGACGAACACGGCCTCTGTAACGAGTACGACCAGCTCCACACTTACGATGACACCCTCCGTTTCAGGTACAGCAACAGTTAGCCCATCGAATACCCCATCACGAACCTATACGCCAAGTCAAACGGCAACATCGTCTTTTACTAGCACAGTAACACCAAGTCAAACACCGTCAAATACACCAACGTCGAATCCAACGCCCTCTTTAACGGCCAGCACAACCTCAACTAGCACAGTTTCGTCCTCCCAATCCGCGTCTATTACGATCAGTTCTACGCCCACGACAACACCATCGAATACCGCCAGCAATTCAGCAACTTTTACCTATACAGAGTCTATGACACCCTCTAGACGGCCCACCATTTCACCGACTGGAAGCCGATCCGCCACGCAAACGGGTTCCATTTCTGTGACAGGTACGCTGACGAACACAATTTCTGGCACGCCATCTCAAACACAGACTGGAACACCTGGACTAACAGGCACTCCTTCTGTAAGTCCATCAGTCACACGAACTACATCAAGATCAGGGACAGTTACAACAAGTTCAACCCCCACTTCCTTTTCGACCGTCACACAAACTGCGACTGGAACACCCTCTTTCACGTCTAGTCGTAGCAGTACAGCTAGCCGATCACCGACACAGACCGTAACAGGCACCGCATGGAGTCCCAGTCCAACTCCCACAGTCACAACATCAGGAACCAATTCAGGGTCTGGAACTGCGTCCCAGACAGTCTCTGGATCTGGCACTGGATCTCAGACGCAGTCTCAAACGATCACATCCTCATCATCTGTAACTCCATCTATTACCCCTGTTCTGCCCTCCCAGTCTGTCACTAATTCTGCCACTGCTCCACCAACACCCTCGAACACTGGATCATCATCTGTTACTGCCAGACCGACAGATACGCCAACCGTCACAGCCCCTGTGACTCAAACTCCATCTGTTACAGCCGAAGTTACTCGAACACCATCGGTCACATCCTATCCGACTATTACGCAAACCAGAACTCAGACGCCTTCTTTTACAACTACTCCTAGCCAAACACCATCCACCACATCGACCTTTATACCCAGCCAAACCCCGTCACAAACAGTCACTCCCTCAAACACTGCGACTCTGACTGGAACTGGGACGCAGACTGGGTCTGGTACACAGACTGGGACGCAAACTGGGACACCCTCTTTTACGATTACTCAAACGACAAGTCAGACATCATCAGATTCAAGTAGTCAGACATCGACAAGTACGACGACACCCTCACAAACATCGTCCATTACTGCCTCTCAAACAATCACCTCTTCGTCAACACCAACGACCTCTGCGTCTCAAACACCGTCGAATACACCCACCAATACAATCACTCAAACACCGTCGAACACGATTACAACCAGTGTCACAGCTCTGGTCACCGATTCTCCGACAGCAACAATAACTGGTACTATCACACAGACGAAGACGGGTACAGCATCGTACTCGTTTGGTGCTACCCCACGCCAGACACCATCGGGTACGGCAATCACTGGAACATCTACTGTTAGCATTTGGCGAACCAAATCAGTTACGATGACTGCGAGTCCCTCAATCTAAATATCATGACATGAACGATTGTTCAATAGATGATATTTATCGTCTTAATGGTCCCACTTGAATGTCCAAATCGTCATCTACCTGAACGAGTTTGGTCATGGAGGGGAGTTTCAAATCATTTAGTTCCACGGGAAATGCCGGAAAGGCATCGGGTACAAGAGACCCGAGAAGGGCGATTACAATGCCGCCACTAATAAAGTCCTGAGCAAAGGAGATATTCTTGTGCGGCTTGTCTTGGTATTTGGAGGCGATAAAGCTAAGGATCATGAATGCGAGTCCACCGATAAAGATCCACGGAAGCCAGGGAGGCATTATTGGGTAGCTGGGATAAAAAGAAAACGCAATCTAGCTCAGTGATTGTTGCCTAGCAATAATCAAAGTAATACTTCATAATCATCTGATCCTAGTCCCTCCTCAATCGGCTTGTCCAAATCTTCAACATCATCAAAGTCAAGAGGTTCTGCCGGACCATCCATGAGTTCTAGGCTTCCCTGTTCTGATCCACTTCTCTCGTCTCCATCCTGAATCATATCTGAATCATCTGGATTATCCGAATCAAAGACCGAATTATAATCGGCGAACTTCACATGCGAAGTTCTGTCCGTATCGATTGTGATGACGGGATTCGCAGATACATCATTTGTTGGTGATACATCAGGAGTAATAGCACCAAGAGTAGTAGCAATATCAGTAGCAGCAGCATTAACAACCTCAGATGCCGATACATCAATTATCTGAGGTTCTACTGGTTTTAACTGAGTAACAGGCTCTGATACAATAGGCTCTACAGGTATAATCTCTTTGACCTCCTTTGTTTCTTCCGTCTTAACCTCTTGTGTTTCTTCTGTCTTTTCATCGTCCTTTTCATCGTCCTTTTCATCCTTTTGCTCGCCCTTTTCCTCGTCCTCATCATCGTCCACGGACACAAAGTCTCGCAGAATACTTTTGACCGGAATCATGTTGCGAACAGCCTGGAGAACTCCTTCGCTCAACAGACCCTCAATCGACCGATAATTCTGCTGCTTGTCAATACTATTGATTCCTTCCCGAAAGAGGAAGCTCGATCCCCAGAGAAGCTTTGAGGTCTCACACAGAACCTTGAACATAAAATGCTCAACCTTTGGAACAGTAATCTGGACCCTCTTTTGTTTGTTGCTCACTCGTATCGCAGTCAAGACCTTCGTATGTGCGATAAAGACTGCGGTCAGCAGATCCTCCAAATAGTCACAGCCACAGCTCGTCTGAAGTTGACTAATTTCCGTGTTGACCTTCTCCATATTCCAGTCAGGAATATCATTGAGTAAGTTCTGAAAATGCCACAACAACTTTTTCGGTTCCTGCTTTTCATTCGATATCGCCCTCGCCTTTTCCAACACCGTCAAATACCACTGAAAATAAGAGGGTACCAGAATCTGACAGAGTTGCTTCGTATATTCCGAACGAGCATCGGAATACGTATTCGCAATGGAATCGTTCATTCTTTTAGAACCGTGTTCAAGATTTGATCCGATGACAACGCACTCGACAGAAAGGCCCAGACAGATCCACCTCTTTCCAAACATTCACCGTACAGTCGCATGTCAACGGTTCTCAGAAAGGCCTCAGGGTTATAGGCTTTGGACTGATAGGTGGGTACTAAGTCCGCCTTTGGATTTAGGGCCGCCAATCGTTCCTCCCGTCTGTGCTGAATAACTTGGCTCCACAGATCGGGTGACTGGAGCTGGAGAAAAATACAATGTTTCATTCGCCGATAACTGTATTCGTCCGGATTTAAATACTCAAACATAGTTCCAATATCAATTCCCTTATAAGACCTCAAAATCCAACCCTCCAACTCGGCTTTAGTCGGCATAGTTTTACGAAAAATCTGGCATCGACTTCGAATGGGCTCCTGGAGTTTTCCTGGATCACGACACTCGAGGACAAATTGGACATCGGACGAATGTGTCTCTAAAATTCGACGCAAAAAGGCCTGGGCCTCGGGCGTCAGATCATCGGCTCCCTCGAGCCACAGAATCACCGCTTCTCGTCGCTTTCCCAGGACATGGAGCTTTTGCCGGCCCTCCCTCAGAGTTCTGTCCTTTCGGCACGGACATGTGATCAGCTGTTTTTTCTGTTCCTTAGCATATTCCTGAATCCAATGACTCTTTCCTGAACCCGCCGGTCCTGTGACAATAATTGGACTTCCATCGTTATTGTTCATTAATACTCGTAATAAATCGGGGTTTAGATTCTAGAATCTAAAGTTTTATAGAGTAATTAATTCAAGATGACCGAAGCCGATTGCCTGTTCGTTAGTAGCAGAGGACTCATGAAAAGCTGTGATGTCTATCCACCGAATCCCGTAAGTTCTAGCCGCATATGTTACGACTATGACTGGGCCTCTTTGAAACCAGGTGCTGTTGTCTATGTTATTAGCAGCTCGATCCGAGATTTTATATTTCGAATGTGGCCTAAAATAAAGGTACCGATTGTCCTCGTGTCGGGTGACTGTGATGAAACTATGCCGATTCACGCGTTTAGCGAGCCAGATTTAATGAAATTTCTTGAAGACGATCGTGTAATTGCTTGGTTCGCACAAAACAATATCTTAGCCGGTGCCCATCCCAAGTTACACCATATTCCGATTGGCATGGATTATCATACTCTTTCTCAAAATTCAAATCATGCTTGGGGTCCTAAACAGACACCTCTAGAACAAGAAGAAACACTTATTCTCTTTAAAAATGCCGCACCTGGCAGTCGAGAATTAAAGGCTCATGCGAATTTTCATTTTTCTATGAAAACACAATTCGCACAAAGTAGGCAAGATGCGATACGACAATTGAAAAAAGAACTTGTAATATATGAAGAGACCCCTGTAAAACGTCTTGTTACATGGTCCAATCAAACAAAATACCAATTTGTGATTTCTCCTCATGGCGGCGGTCTTGATTGTCATCGTACATGGGAGGCACTTGCTCTAGGATGTTTTCCGATTGTAGTCAAATCACCCATAGACTCTCTTTATGAGGGCCTTCCAGTCCTTATTCTTGAATCATGGAGCCAATTAAATACCCCTTTAATGAATGCGTTCGTCACATATTGGAAAAAGAAAACCATAAATTATGAAAAACTGACTTTGAAATTTTGGATGGATCGGATTCGATCTTCTATAAATGCTCTTCCTGTGAATTCACTTGAATCGAGGGAATAATAAATAGTTTTGCTCCATGTTTTTGGATCATGTCTTTATGGAAGGAAACATGTTCACACGTGTCAGGACGACAAGTACCCACCTTTATGTCAGGAATATAGGACGAACAGGAGCAGGCACTTGTCAATCCATTATACACACAGCCGACCGTTTTCGACAAACGATAGAGTCCTAAGCCGCCGAACGCAGATTCGACGGGAATCAGAGATGCGGTTTTCGGAATCGTGATCTGATAGGGCTTCACTGCGATTGCTTTTGCCGATTGAATATCCGCTCCCATCTGAATTCGCATGTGTTGAATGAGATCCCAGCAGTCGAACTCAATGCCCATGATTTTGGAACGGAGAGCCCAGATGTCATAGTAGGCCGTTTTGGTATTGGCAAAAAGAGCATCCCAACCCGGATGGTTGAATGCGATTTTTAGTGAGTTTACATTAAATCCATCGAGGATTCCATCTAAGTCAACCATAAGAATGTAATCAAAGGACGGAAAGTGTGTGTGGACGTGTTCTAGGAGCTTTGAGCGGACGTGAGCGAGTCTAGCGGTTCTTGCTTGGATTTGATTTGCCGTTGAATCGAGGGTCAGAATGTCTGTTCTGTGCTTTGCGGTGGTTTTATACTGTTCAAGAAGTCGCTGGGTTCCATCCGTCGATCCATTTTCCGCAATGACGACTGCCGCTTCTTTCCACAGAGGGACGATCCTGTTAATCTGATCAAGTGTGTTAGGCAGCTTCGTCGCAATGTTTCTGGCCGCTCCGATAATCACGCATGTTGCTTGGTTCATTTTGAATAAAGCAACATGTAATTTGTTTAGATTATAACTAATGAATCATCATCATGCGAGCCGCAATATCTTTGTCGTCCTGCATGGCGTTCTTTCGCAAGCTCTGCTGAAGAGGGTTGTTCTCCACGGCCTGGACCATGTCATACACGTTACGCTCCCTGGACACATCCAACTTGAGCGGCACACGGTACTCCACGCGTCCAATATCGCCAACGCCTGGCGTCAGACCCTCGCCACCCGCTGTCAGTCGGTTCACGGCCATGGGTCGATCGTTGATGAAATCTGTGTCCAGCTTCTTCGAGGTCTGTCGGCCAGGATCGCCGTTGTTCAGGGCATTCTGTCCTGAACCCGCAATGGGTTTTCTGCCCACGGCGATCTTCTCCTTATTGGGATTGGTTCGCATGTTGTAGGCGAAGGTCTCGTCCATCTGATCCTGGGACGCAGAGATTGAGGGACCATACCAGTTGAGGCCTGCGGACAGCTGAGCCTTCTGCGTGGGCCTGGCAATATCATCGGGATCGTAGACCTTGAGGCGACCAGGGGCACCTTCATTGGGTGCCGCAATACCTGGGCGATCGAGGTAGATCGTGGACTCCTTGACCGTCGTTCGGGCCACATCCTGAGGATCCCAGACCGTCACAGAGGGAGCCCCCGCCTCGTACTTCACAGGGGTGCCTGTGATTCGTAAGGCCCCGATAGTCTCGGCACGACGGGTAGGGCGGGCAATGTCCTCGAAAGGCTGGATGACTTGTCCCGTGTCGGCGGGCACCAAGTTGGTGGCCATGACTCGCTCCGAGGTCTCCGCACGCTCATTGGGGCGAATCTCATATGAATTCTTACCATAGTCCGCCATTTCATTACCGACTGCCTTGGTATAATACGTTGTCATGTCGGCGTTACGATACCCTGCTCCGCCGTATTGTTGGGCCATGGGGGTCCTGTAAGACCCCGTGACGTAGGACTCCCCAAAGTCCTGGCTGGACGCAGAGGGAATATATTCTACCGAGGTCTCGGGTCTGGTTGTATGGGGGAGAACCTGGACAGGGCGAGTCGACTCCTTGATTAAATCCCCGTTCGTAACGAAAAAGCGTTCTCCATGTTCGTCAATGTAGAAGCGGTCAGGACGGTACTTGCGGACCTCACCAGGGTCAATGGCCGATGCTCCGATAAAGTTCGCACCAGGCACCACGGGGGTCTTATAGGTCTGTTTAGGATTCGTGGCAACACGGAGCTCATCAGTGTCCTTGGGACGCATGATCTCATTCACCTCGATCTGTTGGAATCCGCCCTTGCCCAGCAGACCGAATTTCTCATTCACGCCTGAGCCCACATGGATTGGTTCAAAGGGCCTCTCGCCATTTCTGGCAATGGGATCCTGGACTCGGCTCTGAAAGAAATCCGTGTTGTCCTCCATGCCGAAGGGGTTGCCATAGGGAGCACGGCTGGTCTCGAACATATTCTCCACCTCTCGCTTCTTGATCTGGGTGGAACCACTGCCGTTATAGGTGTCCAGAGTTGCCGTGTTCTGTCCCAAAATCGTGTTCTGTTTCATGGTACCGCCATAGAAGGGCTGCATGTTGTTGTGCTTGTAGTCCGCTGCCGAGATCTTCTGGCCGGACAGAGGTGAAATAACGTATTCACTGTCTGCGTAGATCGGCGACTCCTCGATGCCGTCACTGCGAAACTCCACTTGAGGCCGGTTGTTTTCAGAGGCAATCGGATTTGGCGTAAACTGACCGGGACGCCCTTGAAGTGGAGCTAATGGCGGCTGTTGTGTCGCATAACCGAGGGGTTGACCATAAGGACCGGGACTGGGTTCAGACGGATAGGTCTGACCATTGGGCTGCTGGAACATCATGTCGAGCTCGGGTCCAAATCCCACTGCCGAGGCACCCTTTGGCGTCTGAGTAAGGGCCTGTCTGTCAGGACCACGTTGGGCCGGTAAGAATCCTTCACTTACCTGTGCCTGAGCCTGATACATGATTTCCTCAGGTGTTTTATGTTGTTTTCTAGAAAATTTGCTCACGACAAAGGCGGCTCCTAGGAGTCCTGCGAGTGCCACCACTTCCATCTCTATATGGTTTCTTGGTTATTTCTTCAATGCATAGAACCACAAGCAGGACCTCTATGCGTATTGTAGAGTTCCTTGTCAATGTTCCTGCTAGGAATGAAGAAGTCGAAGGGTGTTTCAAAGGTTTCCTGGGGATTGTGGAAGACTGTGTCAAACCTGTTCCAGCCCGTGGCCCTCAAGGTACAAGGGGGATCCACAAGACGGGCAAAGGTCATAGGAACCACCTCGTCTGTCGCGTTTTGTAGGGGCACATGATTCATCATGTTCGTCGCCGGATTGTAGAGGGGTCCGTCACACTTAATGCGGCTGCTGAAACGACCGATACCCTTGAGATCTGTCTCAACATCCGTTCGCCACTGCCTTTCAGGCCACGACGCTCCGCTCTGCTGAAGGCGGATCGTCGCATTCGCAGGAAATACTGTGGGACAACGAGCCGCCGGAGCATTCAATTGATAGCGGCCCGCGTATGTACTAATACGATTATCATCAACCTGGTGAAAATCGTCATACTTATTTCTTGTCGTAGTCTGTTGTTTGACTGGACAGCTCATCTTGTAGTTAGCATAGAATTAATTACATCCGTTTCCATGCCTCATAAAAAAAGTTGTAGCAAGGCCCCCACCCTCCTGCTTCCTTATAAATTCGTTCAAAGCCTGCTTCACGTAGAATCCTATCAACAGTCTGTTTATGACTAATATCGTGATAGTCATTTTCCATTATAATAAGATTCATGCCCGATAATACTTCGGGCATGTCCTGAAGTATATAATACAATGCCCCTTCGCAGTCGGCAATAAGAGTATCAAACTGAATCTTGTACTTAGCGACTAATTCCTCATATGTAATTGTATTTACTCGGGTCCAGCCAGGCTCCACTAACTCAGATGGTTTTGTCATCCATTCCTTTTGAATAAGGGGTTTCTTAGAAAGTGCCGAGGGTTCAATGTGAAATGACATAGAATTAATATCACGATGCTCACTCACCTTTTTAACAGATTCAGGATCACATTCCATAGTCACAAATTGGCTCTGGTCTTTCAAAATAGCGGCTATAACAAGACTGTTTCTTCCAATATTCGAACCAAGTTCCAGCACCTTTTCGTCTCCTTTTAACAATTTACATGACATACATTGTTCTGGATATTCATAACTCCATCTACCATTTAGTTTAATATTTGACTGAATTTTAGAGCATTTATAGGCATCTTTTCTTATGAAAATACCATCTCTTTCTTTGAAGTATTTGGAAGGTACAAGAGGATATGAAACATATGTCTTTATGAATCCACGAGTATTAAACGCAACACATCCAGGTGTTTTAATTGCTTCATTATATATATTTGAAATATCTAAATTTGTTACTTGTTTTACATCGTATGACGGGGAATCAAGACATGGATAAAAATCATACTCTGAATATAAATTTTCATATGGATTAAATGTTAAAAGATTTGAACTAACACTTTCAGAAAGTCTTTGAAAAATTGTATATGAAAATGAAGAACCACACAATATATTATTGTTCCAAAGTCCAATAAATAATTTATTACATATTTTTGAGGCACAAAGATCGATCGCAGCATTAATTTCGCGTCCAATCGCTGGATCTTTTTTATTTATGTAATATTTATAATTATTATCATTCAAAAAATCTAAAACTGGATTATCTAAACTGTATGTAAGAATAATTGTTGTATCAGATTTAGAAATAGTCTCTTTAATACTATTAATATACATATTATTTATTGAACATTTCACACTTTCATGCGATTTATTAAAAAATGTCGAAAAATGTATTATCATGTCATCTTCATTTCTTAAATGTATAACATTAATATTATCTAAACTATTCAGCGAATCAATAAAATCATTGGCTTTCTTTTGGATATTTTTTGAAAAAACCAATGTTTTAAGAAGTTTATTGAATAATTTATCATCGTATGTATTAATCCACCCGTTGGGTGTATCAAAGTTATTTGTCTCATTTGTTTTTTCGATAATTGTTATTCCATATATTTTAAGAGATTCATTTAAAGCATCTAAATCAAAAATTTCTGACACTGGAATAAAACTTTCTGAATTAATTTCTCGCAAAAATTTATCGCAAACTATTATTTTTTTATTTTGCTGAATCGCTAAAATTAATCCTGTTATAAATGTAAATAACTGATTACATAGCCCACTCTTTTTATCAAAATAATAGGGTCTTAGAAAATATATGCCATATTTATCAATTGAATATGATTCATTAAAATGATTTATATTTGAATTATGAAGAGACTTGTAGGTTGGATTTCCTGTATGTACCCACCATTCCGCATCCATTTTATTAATCAAAGTGTTTGTAGACAGTTGTGCCAAATAATTTGTTTTAGCCCACCAAAAATTGCCTGAAAAATGTGGACTAGGATTTTTATTATAATTACATCCAACTGTATCATTCGTATCAAGAAGTGTTAAGCAATTATATGAATTATTTACTAGAAAATACAACATCATATTAATCCAATCTGTAGAATGAATGTATTTAGGGTCTGATTTTGGATACGATATTCCCTTGGTATGAAGATATAGAAGTTTTACATTTGGGAACTGCTTACTGAAATAGCTTATTAATTTAAGAGTAGGTAATTCAAATAAATTTGTTTGATTTGAATACTGAATAATCTTAAGATTTGGGCAACGATCCTTATATTTTTGTTCCTTGAGAGGAAGTCCGCAATTTTGAATCACGACAATATCTAGTTTTTTAAACATATGCTGTTTTTCAAGAGTATCAAATAATAAGTCCAGACGATCTGTGCCTGCGTCAGTATGACAAGAATGAATAAAACATGCTGTTTTCGGATTCTGAATATTAGCAAATAGTTGTTTATACCTATTGCGATCTTCTGAAATAGTACGTTCAATCGTTGGAAAAAACTGGTAATAATCCAGAATTTTGGCTTTGGCAGCACGAATAAAAGGCAGCCTTGCTTCCCACCAGTTTTCTGCGATCGCCTTTTTAATGAGTTGAAACGAGCCCTCAAAATCAGACATGTCTAACTGAACATAGGCCCATTCATCAATGTAATCCTTTACATTTGGACATCCCCAATAAAAGACAAGTGTTTCAGTGATAATTGGTTCCCAGATTTTTTCAGTAATGAAATTCCGTTCGGCATTATTTTCGCACATAAAATAATACTTGTAGGGCACAATTCCCAGCTCTTTGTCTTTGTGTGGAAAAACAGGGCCTTTATAGGAACGAAATCCATGTTTATTATCTGTATTCCAGACATCCACTTGAACCGATGGATCATTTTTGGCATCCAGGAATTTTAGAAAATCGATGCGGAATTTATGACCAGGATCAAAATATTTGGACGAACAGATGGATGAAATGCGATTATTCATCGTCTTTTGCGGCGTTTTATCCTTCAATTGATAATATGTCATATTTAGTTGCCAGAATGCGTTATTGTAATAGTGTTCATGACTGCGAACCTGGAGAAATTTTGTAGGATCGGGTTTGGCCCATGCCCCCCAAGTCTTCACACCCCATGTCTGACTCTCATCACCACACCAGGGTTCCATTTGAAACACGATGGTTTTTTCAGGAACAAAATGGGCGTTAGGTGGTGGTTTATTTATAATGACCCAGTAATCGATGTCTATATCGGACCATGTAATTTCTATGTTATTCCATGTATAGTTCCCTTGTGACATTGTATTCCAATCCTTACATAGCTGTTCAGATGAGCACCAATTACACAACATTTTTACACGGATTTTATCTTTTTTTTTTGCGGATCTATGGATATAAATTCCATCTTTTTCTTTGAGCCAAGGCGTCGATTTTAAAGGCCATTGAACATCCGATTTCAGAAATCCCAGGGTATTAAAGGCCACGCAACCTTCCGTCAGTTCGGCTGCCAACATCAGATCCGAGACACCTTTTCGTCCAATACTTTTAATATCCTTATCGCCACTGTCCACATTCGGGTAAAATATCCAGTCCTCTGGATGAGTCACAGTGCTTAATGCGATTGTCGAAGTATCCTTTTGAATATCAGAATCCACAATTATATCATTTCTTACCCAGTCCGATAAGACAATATGTGGCTGAACACTAAAAAATTTAATGTCAGGTACACGTACCATAAGATAATCAATTCCATGTTTAATTCCATTGGTTTCAATGTACGCCAACAATTTTTTAGCAGCATCCTTTGTAATATAATATCCAAATGTTCCCCCAATATATTTTGAAATATTTAAGGACGGAAAGGGGTTATTTTCAATGATTTCATTTCTCGCAGAATTCGAATGCGATGTGTATCCTAAAAATACAACGTTTGCGACTCCCTCTTTTAAAAATTCCTGGACCTTCGAATAATGTTCCTTGAAATTCGCAGTAAATGTAATATCGTCTTCGAAAATTGTATAGTAGTTCTGGTCGGAAGTGGCCAGTTGCTTCCATAAATTCACATGGCTGAGAGCACATCCTATGAATCCCCGCCGGCTACCAAAATCGTTTCCCTGAAACATTTTCGCAAGCTCTAGATTCGGCACTAATTCCTTTCCGTCCACCGCTTCAAAAAACTCATAGTTGTTTAATTCATGTTGTTTAAAAAGTGTCTGAACTGCCAATTTTCGATCTGGTCGTCTTTTAAGATTTACTACAAACGTATTTGTCGATGGTTTCACGCCACCAAATTGACTGATATCGTTCAATGTGTACGCATTTCTACCCGATTTATCGGATGTTAATTTTCCAATATGGAGGGAGCAAATCGTGTTGAAAAACGCACTTTTAAATCCTTTGGAATTCCAGCGATTCGCATATTCCTGTTCAAAAAAGGTATTGGGACTATTATAGTTTCCAAGTTCTAGGATTTTAGACGCTCGAATTATAGATGGGCGAAAACTGTAGTGAGGCCAATAGGAACAGTTTCGTCCTTCTATTTTCATATCTTTTACATGGAGTAATGTATCCCTATCTAGGATTTGACCGCCGCCAATATCCCATCCGTGCGTCGCATACAGTTCGGCATAATTCCTGTTGAACAGAATCTGATGGACATTCTGATGTTCATATGTTGTCAGTGCTTTCATGCTTCGCACGACATAGGCCTCCCGTTTAAAAAACAACCAATCATCCTCCAAGTGAATCCAGTATTCAGGATTCACATCCTTCAGCTTTTTCCAAATAATATTCATGCTTTCACGATGCCCCTTTTCTGTTGGACCCTTCATATAATACTCGAAAAAGGGAAATCGCGAACGCATTATATCTCTGTCTGACTCGGATGAATTGTCATCTACACAGAAAAACAGGTCCACTTGATCCAAGTCTGTCCAAGTTCGAAGAATTGAATTCACGGTCTGTTTAAACAGATCAAGGCGTTTACAGGTTGTCATGGTCAGCATAATTCGGATTGGGTTTCGTACAACTTTATTAAGTACAATTGTTGATGGAGCTCCCAGGGATGGACGAAAATGATGGATGGCTCGTTCAATAATGACTCTGTGTTCCTGGTTTAAAGATAAATTGTCGACATAGTTCATCATTTTATAGCAAAATTCTGTATTGTCGGTTGGTAGATCAGCAATAAAAAACTGTAAATTATGGATCAAATTCTGGATCCACCACTGTCCAGGTATATGACCACGATCAAAAATCTTTTGATACATGCGAATACCGAGTGATCGTTGTTTGAGGCGATCGGCTACAATAATCATGTAATAGGGCAAATAAAAGTCATATTCAGGTACTTTAGCAAATAGTCGGCTACTGAGTGTGACAGGATCATATTTATTTTCATACCAGTCTTGAATCAGACCATAGAATGCCAGGGCAACTTCTGGCAGTCCCTTAATAACGTAATGCTTGATGAGGCGATAAATTCCTTCCACACGCGTTTTGTCGTATCTGTAACTTTCAATAAGGTAAGGGATTCCCTCGTCAGTTTTTTTATCATTTTCTAATAAAACAAATAATTCAATACATGCGTTGTATTTTTCTTGTACCCAACTGTCTTTGAGTTCAATGACTTTTTTGTAAAACTCAATAGCTTTTTCAGGCATATTCGCATCACGATAGCTCTGAGCACAGTAAAAAGCATACCGATTTTTAAGGTGATCATTTGTTTCAATGGCCTTATAAAAGGCCTTTTCCAAAATAGTGGCATCTTTCACATATTTTTGAGGATCTTGACTTCTAGCACCCTCACGATTCCCTTTAAAATGGTAATTGCCTGCGACTACAACTTTCTTACTTACAGGTTCTTCACATTCAGGATATTCATGAAGAACGCCAACGTATTTCCAGCGTTTATGATTGTTGAAGAGCTGACTTCGAATCCATGTAATAGTTATATTTTGAAATGTAAATAAATAGTGATCGGCATCCAACGTCGTAGGTAGTTTGAAGTCTCCGTGGATTCGGTCATCGGCATCCCATACAAAGGCGTAGTCGGCCTTTTGATAAGCGTGGCGAAAAGCCAAGGTTCTGTTATGACCGAAATCGACCCATTCATCATCATAAATTTCGCCTGACACACCCTTTTCGTCAAAAAAGGCTTTGATAATGTCCTTCGTTGAATCCGTAGAGCCTGTATCGGAGATCGCGTATGTGTCAAAGGGAATATAGGAATAGATGTTCTTAAGAGTATTCTCGATCAAATGACTCTCATTCTTGACAATCATTGTCAAGCAAATGGTTTTACGATTCAAGGACTCACTCATTGAATCATAAAAATATATTATAAAATATGAATTAATCGCATAAACTATATGATATCTGTGTCTAAAATAAAATGTTTTAAATATGGTTTCCAAATTGTATTAATATTATGTTTGTACTTTTCACCATCCGCCATTTCAAGAAATCCGTAAAATATACGATTATCCAGATATTGCTTTATATTGTGTTTTCTCAAAACATCACTAAATATTACATATTCATACCGATAACTGTTATCATCGTATGAAATGTCCTTTAAAAATTTATTATGTATAAAATATGTACAATGAACAACAGGTACTTCAATAATACCTTTAACAATTCTAGTAAGTACTTTTGGATACATTTCATGATATTTATAATAACCTTTCTCATCAACATCATAATGATAATTGGAATAACTTGTCGGTGATGATAGCATTGGAGCAATAATTCCTATGCTCGAATTTTCAAGCAGTGAATGAAGTGTACTAGGAACTACAAAATTATCACAGTCGGCTACAAAATAATGAGCGTTTAATTTTTCAGCATATTTTATAGAGTCTTGACGAATATGTGCTAATATTTTGAATCTTTTCGAATTCCATTCGTGATTTTGAAAGGTTGTTAATTCCTGACTTATAGATGTGTCATCAAAATATATTGATCCATATTTATTTCCGTGTTTGTCTATAAATTGTTTTAAAATAGTGACCGTATTATCTGTATTATCATTTGTACGAATATATAAATGTATATGGTGTTTTGAATAAGTTAAATTGTATATACAATTTAAATAAAAAGGCAAACAGTATTCTTTATTTTTTGCCAGTATCGCAATCACAATATTATCATTTGACGTATTAGCCGTCACATCAATAATCGAAACTTCTTTTGTAAAATAGTTAATATATTTGTATGGATTATATTTACTAAGTGGCAAATATTTTAAACTTAATGGACGAAATTGGCCTAATTCAATATTTGTATTGTCTTCCGTTTGAAACGAACAATTACAAATTAAAATATACTTGAATTTTTTTGTATCGATTAGATAATCTAAAAAATTGTAAATATATTTTAATGGCCAATGCTGTAATACATCTTTTATAATACACAAATCAGCAGTTTTAATTAATTCTTTTTTATTATAAAAATCAAGATTTATAAATTCATAATTGGTATTTTTATTATTTATTTTATGAAAATCAATTACTTTTTGATAAATATCATATCCTGTATAAGAAATATTTAAGGTATCATAAATACATGGACCTGTTATAAAATCTCCACACCCCAAATCAACAACCGATTCAATATTTTTTTCATGAATAAATTTTTTTAAAGCTAAAATATAGTCTTTATTATATTCAATCTTGGATCCAAATCCACTACTTCCACTATAAATATTATTGGAATTATCGCCCCATATTTTTTGCTCATAAATATTTGTAAATATAGTTTCCATTTACATTACAAAATATATTTACTATTAAATTTAATACACATATATTTAATACTTCTCAGGATTCTTACATACCTCGTTCTTCATGACCAGGGGTGTCGGCATGCCAGGATAGGCCCACATCTGATAGGTCGGCAAGTGTTGGGGTGTCACATTGATGTCCAACTTGATTTTCAGATTATCCCGCTTGATCTCCTTTTGGTTCTTCGGAGGAGGCTGATACTGACGCCAAGGGGCGAACGTATTCGGAATATTAATTCCCTTTAAGTCCGATTCCAAGTCCACCACGTTTCCCTCAGCCACAGAGACTTCATTGCCGCCTACAATGCCTAAAATGTGTCGCTTTGGCTTAGGGCTCACATATTCTGTCACAAAATAAGTGTATCGCTGAGGGTCCTCTTTCTGTTCCCACGGATTGCCTTCAATTGTGAACGCTTCATTGATGGACGCCATATCTCTACTGTAAGTAATAAATTTGACGGACACAACTATTCACTGCCAAATTAATAAAATGGGATCCACGTGTTCATCAAATCATCGTAAAAGCAGCCCTGAAGCAATTGCGAGGGGACTTATTGGGCCCTATGAGCCCCCTGTTAATCAAGAGCCCAGAATCTTCAGTCTGGATGGAAATATTGGTGTCGGGAAGACGACACTGCTCAAACAGATCGCAGAACGATTTCCGAACATTGTCATTGTCAGAGAACCCGTGGACATTTGGACAGATCTCAAAAATCCGGACGGGTCCAATCTGTTGGAATTGTTCTACACAGATAAAAAGCGATGGGCCTACACCTTCCAGACGGCAGCCTTTCTGTCCAGGCTCAAGTTGGTCAAGGACGCCCTTCTAAACGCCAAACCGGGTCAGATTCTTCTGACAGAACGATCTGTTCTGACAGATCGCTACGTCTTTGCTGAAATGTTGAGGGCTCAGGGAATTCTGACAGACATCGAATGGACACTCTATACATCCTGGTTTGATACCTTTGCGACTGGCCTACCCATTCAGGGAATTATTCACATTGATACGAGTGTCGAGACAGCGTTAAGCAGAATTAAGGGGCGAGGAAGGGACGGAGAGGATGGTATTGAGTCGGGATATTTGACCGATTTGGCAGGTCAGCACAAGAAGTGGCTCGATCAAACGGATTTGCCCGTACTCAATATATCCACGGAGGTCGGTGTAGATGTTAATAAGACACTGAATCAATTAGGGGAGTTTCTTCAAAAGAGTTTATAAATACCTTCAAGGTACTTATAAATATTTTTAGCGATTCGCAATTAGCAGTTCACATCCCTGAGGTAAGATCTGGTAGGGATACCTCCATGGATCCAGCCCTTCGCCGCCACTTCCTCCACCAAGTTGTGGGGGTTCTGAACGTTCTTCTTTAGAATGGGGATCTGGGGATCATACTGCTGGGAGAAGAAGGTCTCCGTAACTGTACCGCATTCCTTGCCCATACGGACCTGTTCCGAATGGATCAACAGGGACTCCACATCCTGGTTGCCACGACCGCCGGCCATGTAAGGGACGGACAGGAAAGGGCGGGCCTGGGCCCTAGTCTGACACCTGTTCGTCTTGAAGCCGGGCTGGTTGCGGATGTAGGAGTCCGCATCGATGGCTGCGTTGTTGTAGCCTACACCTTCTCTGGGATAAATCAGAAGCTCGTTGACGGAAGTGGGATTCACACCGGAAGCATTAGGGACAAGATTGGTCGTAAGATATCGGCCTGGTCCGACACTCTGGGCATAGTAGGATTGAATGCCGCACAGATCGTCTCTGGCGTGGGTCATTCGATTGATGTCCATGTTGGCACTGCTCATTCCTCTGGAAGAGTTATAGAAAATTCTGGCAATAATTTCTAAATAATTATCAGAATGAAAGAAAGTCAGACCAGACGATTCTGTAGCTGTATCAAAAAAGTGCGGAAATATATCAAGCCGATTCGAGGAACCAAGGAATCTGCTGCGACGGCTGTCTGTGTCAAATCTGTTCTTCAAACACGGGGCAGAACCTTGCGTAAATTTCATTGTCGGACTCGAAAGGGAAAGAAGGCGTACGTGGCGACGCAGGCACTGACAAAAAAGGTGTGATTTTATAGACATTCGTAATCTGTATCTGTAAGGTATTCTGTGTTGGAAGAAAAATGTATTTTTGTCATAAGTTCGGCATAAATAATATCGAGTCTCGCACATGTACGTTTATAAGACTGCTTCCTATTCCAAACCTCTATACGACCTAAATATCTGGGTAGGGTTTCATCAGGCTCCCTATTTGGAAATAAATTGCCGTCGCAATCAATGGTCTTTATGATTGCTGGAATTCTTTCAGGCATATAGGTCAGCTGATTATTATTACAATATAACCATCTCAGATTTCGTGGTACAACTTCAGGTAAGGATACTAAACGATTCTTAGAACAATTGAACGATATGAGGCCCTTTGGAAGTTTGGGAAACCACTTAAGTCGATTGTTAGAACAATTGAGCGTCCAAATGCTGTCAGGAAGGACTGGAAGATGCGTAATATGATTATGAGAACAATATAATTGGGATATTTTCGTCGAACAGAGGTCTGGAAGAGTTGTAAGCTGATTGTGCTCACAATTCAGTATATGGAGAGTACTTGGCATGGAAGGAAGTTCAGTCAATTGATTTTCATCGCAATATAATTGACTGAGATTTACTGGTAAAAGAGGTAACTGCGTCAATTGATTATTTTTTATATTCAGAATCTCGATGTCATTTGGTAAAGAAGGTAATGATGACAATCCTAAATTCGATAGATCCAAAGTAGAGTATTTCATCTCCTGAATTCGTTTATGAACTTCGGCATTATCCATTCATTGCTTTAATGAATTCGCATTTAGACCGATATGGATTTTAAAATCCGCAAAGGTCTAATATTATAATATTATAATTACTCATCCGAATAAGGTTAAAACCTTATTCACCCAGTGGCAGGTGTTACTCACCCATCCATACATACTGAACACCAGCAGATCCCTGATCCGTACAGTACTGTCCACCCTCCTTACAGGTGAGCCCAGGAATCTTGTAGAGCCAGTTCTGGAATGATTCGCGGTCATTTGGAATGGACGTAGATGGTTGTGTCACAAACTGCCTCTGGCTCTGGCTTTTTCCAAAGACATCGGTGGGATCCGAGAACCACTGAACCCTGAAGTAATCATCAAATGCCTGTTTAACGATCGGATCTGTCACGGGAGCCGCAGGAGGACGATCAGGATTGTACTTGTATTCGTCCAAAAGCACATTCATGAACAAGTTCTTCGCAGCCGGTGGCGTAAAATCAGGCAGGGACGGTCCTGAATAGGGGGCCGCATCGTTGTAGGGCAGAGTCGCCTCTATGCCAACTATCCCCGCAGGCCGTCTGAGTGGTGCGAAGCCCTCAGTTTTCTTCTTCGGTGTCTTGCTCTTGAATCCTTCGACGGAAAAGGTCTGGCTGAGCTGGATCTCGTGATCCTCCTGAACGACAACACCATCGTCGTCGACGTGTTTCTCTTTCTTACGCTTGTATGCCGGTGTTGTCATAATGATCACGAAACCAATAATGGTCGCCAGGAACACACAGACGGCGATTGCCACAGGCCCTCCCAACACCAACCCTACGAGTCCCACCAGCAGGCCTAAAAGAATCAGCCTTGCCATGAAGTTAAAAATCTGATTTTTACATTGCGGATCGTACCGCAAACTAAAATTATTGATTAGACCCATAGGATCTTTCCAGAACGGTTGTTCGCAACTGTCCATCTAACACCTACTTCTTCATGAAATTATTTCTTGCCGGCTTTCTTAGCTTCCAGCTTCTTTCGGAGACGCTCCTTGACCAGTGACAACCTAGCAGACCCGTCACGACCTGCTGCCCTAGCCAAATCCATGTCCTCGAAGCCAAAGGCCGACTTGAAGGACCCCATCATATCCACGAACTCCGTGTTTTCAGAGAACTCCTTCATGAGCTCCTCGGCCTCCTTAGCGATTTCCTGGGGTCTAATGGATCCAGACTGGATTTTCTGCTGGAGACGCTTTCCAATCTTCTTAATCGTGTTCTGGATCATCGCAGGATTCTTGGTGAACATGTGAATCAGCATTTCAAAGGCCCGGGAAGGAGCCGTTTCGCATTCGGCGATCATTTCGGGCGTTAGTCCGAGGTCCTCGGGCTTGATATCTCGGACGATCTCCTCGGCCAGCTTCGCCAGCTGACCCTTCAAGAACTTCTCGGGGAGCTTCGGCATTTTGAAACCACCCGTGTTGCCACTGGCATCCTTGGACCCATCCGATCCGAAAATACCCGAAAACTTCTTGAAGAGTCCCTCAAAGTCCATGGACCCAAGCTTATCCTTCATCTGTCCCATGACATCGTTCATCCAGGACTTATTTTCACCGAAGGCAGAATCTGATCCTCCTTCTGTACCGAATCCTTCCAGAAAGCAGCACATGGACAAAATGCGAACGTATTCTGAAAGGGCCTTGCGATTGGTCTCAGATAGCTCAGACCAGACACTGTTCGTCAATATAACACCTGGTAGAACAGTCCCAGGGTTTGCCGTAGGATCCAGACCGACCACTTTCACTTGGGCCTGGAACTGTGCGACTCTGTCTGCCGGTGTCAGAGCCAGGGCGGCTCGAATCGCCACAGACAATTCAGGAAAGGTCTCCAACAGTTCCTTTCCAAATTCGTCATACTTTGTTTGAAATACAGAGGGAGCATCGGGTACAACTGTGTTGCTCATTTACTGAAGCTGGGAAATGCTATAAGAACTTCTTTACGCTGTGATTGTTATTTTGTTATTTTGTTATTTTTGTTCTATTTTCTACCAATCGACTTCTGTCCATTCAGGAAATACGAAAATATCTCCGTGCCAAATGTGTTTTATTTTTGGATATTGGACGGACGTTGAATCAAAATTCAAAAACCCTATGAGCCAAGAATAGGTTCCATGACTCAAAATCAGTTTGTCACAGGTCGATCCAAATTGAATTGTCCTGATTTGATCATCCGATATTTTTATGAGACCATACTTCTGACATAGTGTATTTATCATAGGATGATTGGGTGAATCACTAGATATATACCCTTTTTCATAAGTTATGCTACTAAGAGCCTTTTCATAATAGGACAAAGAGGGTGTTAAATGTTGGACATCGCCAATTCGTACATGAATAAATACATCATGGTTATTTCCGATTCGGTTGGTCCAAGGATTCGCATTTCTGATTTTTGTTCGAAGGGCTTCATCGGCAAAATGTGATTTTAGCATCTGACAGAAATCCGATTTCTGGCAATATGTATCTTTTTGAAACTCAATTGCTAGAGCTGTGTCTGGGCCTTGAATATATTTCATGAAATTGTTGTCATCAATTTTGATCAGGTGTTCATGAACAGACTGTGGTTTTTGTTCCCTATGAAAATCTATTCCAAGCTTGTTTAATTCAGATTCCATCGCATATTCGGCCCGTTGCTTGTATTTTGCCGATAGGAAACTAATTGCCATATTCATGAAAAATTTATTTCCAAGACGAGCAGATGTGGGGGGAGCCTTAATAACGTTCATTTAACGTAAATTATTACAATAAGTTTAGGTTATTGTAATAATTTTATAAAAACTAATTTACTTCTTTTCGGCCTTTACCTTCTCACAGAGAACACAGAGCACCTTCAAATACTTCCAAATGGCATCCTGGGTCGAGACGGAAAGAGTGGGCCAGTGTCGGTCAAAGAGCGTGATGGCCGGCATGATTTCATTGAACTGAGTGGCGATCTTCTTCTTGCCGTACTCGACGATAAAGGGCTGATCTCTTGCTGTTATTGCGTCGTTTAGATCAATATAAATATGCTCGTAGAAGAGATCCAAGATTAGTCTGGGATTGATTTTCTTGGCTCCCTTAATGGCTTCTGTTGCCATCTTGATGTCCTTTTCTTCCGGGATAACTTCTGAGAGTTCTTCGAAGAACTTGACGATCTGATTGCTAAAAGCACTGAGCATAGACATGTCTGCGATTTATATAGAATAAGTGATTGGGCTTTAATACGCTTTTGGTTGCGACTGTGTCGCAACCAAAAGCTGTGTAGTCTGACTAAAGTCAGACCATTCGCTTTTGGTTGCGACTGTGTCGCAACCAAAAGCTGTGTAGTCTGACT